GGAGGATATAGATTGTCTCCTCCCCTTGGTCGGAGACGATTGTGGCATTCGCCACGGATAAAACGGGGCGAAGCCAGAAGCCCGAGATCGAGGCATAGTTGCTGTTCGCGTAGCCACTGTCGTTCACGAACCAGAACTGCGAATCGGAGTACGCCGACCGCACCCACCACCGCTGAGCAGCCCCCGCCGTATTGTAAGCGACTCGCGCGGCATTGTCATTTGTGTTGTTACTCCACGTTTTCAGAGCGGGCAGATAAGACGCGCCTTCATCAATTTCGCTTGTCCAACCGAGTTCCGTGTAGCTCGCCAAAAAGCACTTCCGGGCAAGCGTCTGCGTAGCCGTGTTCGCTATCGAGTAGCACTTTATCTGCGTCGGTGTCAGAGCGGCGATGAATTTCTCGTCAAAATAGGTCGTCAGAAACTCGCCGTCGAGGAAGACATCCGCCTCGCATTCGTTATACTCCACGACATTCGTTGGGTTCATGCGCTTTGTCATAAAGCACAGCGCGGACATGATAAGAACCGAATTCCCCTGCTCGGACGCGCCTAAAACGATGAACTCCCACGGCTTTGTCTCGCCATCGCGCGTCACATCGTAATAGACCTTCGTTCCCGGGGTCAGCTCAGAAATTGTTCGGGACATAAATTCACCTCTTTCACGATATTATAGTTCTCCAATAAGCATCAACCGAGCCTTTTTCTATTACGTAGTCAGCAGGGTCAAGCAGATTCGCGACATACACATCAAGTGCCGATAAATCCACTCCCGCGTCTTCGTAAAATGTCTCAAAAGTGTCAATTGTGCCAGTTTTTAACAGTTTGACCTGTGTGATATTTGTATAATTTTGTCCATTTATCGTTACATTTTTTGGCATATTATCCTCCTATTGTAACAATTCCATTTGATTCTGTAACGGTAACACCAGTAATAGGATAAACCGCCCCAGAATCGTAAATTTGCCCAAACAAGGACGCGCCACTTCCGGCTGCTTTGGTTTGTAGTATTTGTATAATTTGGGCAAGTACCGTAGTTTGGTCGCTTACAATCCCGTTCACTGCGCCGATTGCCTGCGCTATATTTGTTGAATTTCTTGCCATAATTATATCCTATCTATTAAATCTTTTACGTTGCCAATCATGTCCCAGACGGCTTTGGCATCTGCGGCTTGTCCCTTGGTTGCACTTGCCGTAACATCAACAACCGCAGTCTTATCCAGTTTTTTGTCCAGTGCCGTTTGTGTAGCGGTAGATATGGGCTTATTCGCATCGCTTGTATTGTCAACATCCCCTAATCCAACTTGGGCTTTGGTCACACCGTGTGGGTTTGCTTTGTTCGCTATATGCCCTGTAATGGTCGTTTGTGCGTCTGTTCCGGCTTTCTTTGCGTCGGCGATTGCTGTTGCTTGAGCAGTTGACACTGGTTTGTTGACATCACTTGTGTTATCTACATTTTCAAGCCCTATCTGTGCCTTGGTTACTTCGTGTGGATTGCTCTTATCTTCAACGTGTGCCGTAAGGTTTGCTTGGGCAACTGTACCTGCCTTTTTAGCATTTGCAATAGCGGTAGCTTGGGCAGTTGAAACAGGTTTGTCCTTATCCGATGTATTATCGACATCCCCTAAACCAACCGTTGATTTGTTCACAACAATCTTTGCTGTCTTGTTTTCAACGGTTTGCGCAGTTCCATTGACCGTGATTGCGTCAATCTTGCCCGCTGATTGGGCGATAGATTGACCATAGTCGTAGACGGCTTTTGTGGAAGGATAGGTATAGTCAAGTGAATTTTGGTTAATTGTAGTAACTAAGTTGCCTTTTCTTTGTGAATAAATTTCGGTTGCTTCGAAAGAATTATCTTCTTCCCAATCTATTATTAAATTATAGTCGTACCTAACTCGTGTTAATAGTTCTTCCGCATAGCCTGTATGACAAAACCGCGCACGATAATTTGTCCATTGAATCAAATGGTAATACTTTGTATTATCTTTTAGAATTATTTGTTTACCGTTGTCATACGCGTTCTTCACTTCATCATATGTCGTATCCGAGGTTACTGTTATTGTGCTACCATACGTAACAGTAATATCAACCACCATAATCTCTTTACTACTATTAACAAAATCATACGTAGCTTTAGCAGATGGGTATTGGGTGTCTGTAGATGATGAAGTTATTGATGTGGTGAGGTTGGAGACTTTTTGGAAATCATTAGAAACGATACTATGAGTTTCAGCCTCCCAACGGTCACCCGAATCATATGCTGTTCCTTGCAAAGTCACCACATCAATTCGAGTGCCGTCATACGAATTGTACTCACCAAATGCGTTTGTAAACGTAGCATTACTTGCATTGATAGCAGATAGAGTATAAACATAATATGCTAACAAATCATCGCTATAGTCAACACCAATGATATTCTTGCCGTCTTGAAACGCTTGCCAAATCTCAGCTATAGTGTGGTCTGCTGTCATGTTGCTCGAACTATCAGTAAACGTTACAACCAACGTGCCGCCACCAGCAACCTCAATATCGCTCTCTATATATTCATGCTTTCCAACGTCCCATATCATCCACTTGCCGTTATCGCCCGGATATGGTGGATGGTTGTTTATCTCGGTAACGTTGTCTTCAACTTGATAAAATTCCGTAGGTAGCTTACAGTCGCATCCACAATCGGCTTGCTTGCAATCGCATTGATATTCAATACTTGCATTGACCCACGCTTCAAAAATTTCACTATGGTAGGTTTGAGTATCTGTGTACCCCCTAAGTTGGAACGTGTACCGTCCACCATAGGACAAAATTTCATCGGTTAATTCAACGGTACAAACGTTTCCGTCTCTTGTCATCAGCACTGAATCAAAACATTTGCTCTTGCCTTTATACATATCCAGTTTATAGTTCCACGTTGAATCTTTGTCAACGGTCACTTGGATAGTATTAACAAGATTATCGCCTTGATAGCCTAATATCTTGTCTACTATGGTCACTTTCGTGCCATTTAATTCAAGTATCAAATCAGCACCTCCTTATAGTATATAATTTGGTTTTTCTTCATCAAATAATTTCCATCGTAAATAATCGTCCAACACGATAGCAACTAACGACAAGAAAAACCACAAAATCGTAAAAGGTAAGCATATCTGCCCCTTGATATTAAAGGGCAGATTGCTATAATCCCATACATCCATTTTTAGCCACAAATTTAATACGCACCCTGAAACAAATTCAATCCCAGTGATGATTAACGCGCCTATCGCCATTTGCTGATAAAGTGGCATATTCCAAGGGATGATTTCATTGATTGCGCCCACACAAAGGAAAGCTAAACCGCCAACGAAAATCATTGCCCAATGGGAATATCCGCGCCATAAAGTTTCAAGGAAAATATAAAGTAAGCCACCGATTATCGTCAAAATCAGGGCTTCGATTATTTTCTTAACCGTCTTCATAAGCCATCATCAATTCATGGTCATGTTCACGCCAGCGTCAAGCATCTGTTGCATTGCCGACATAATAGTGTTAAGCGATTCCTTAAGGTCAGTGGGCAATTCAACACCATATCTCACGCCCTGAATTTCTGCCTTGTCCTCCATACGGTTAATCCATGTCTTCAAATGGTTGAAATAGGTCGTGTGATAAGTCTTCCACGCAGTTGCCGTATTGATGATTTTTTGAATATCTGCCGCAGGATAAAGCCGACAAAGTTTTCCATCAGCGTGATATGGGAATGCCGTCGCGCCTGCTTGAATAGCTTTCTCAGCAGTTGCTATGTTAATCTGGTCTTCTGCTGTAAGGGCAAAATGCTCAGTTGTGCCATCGGATAATTCAACATCACATCCTGCCGTGATAGTCTGTCCGCACACGTTATTCATCTCATCAATCTTGCGCTGTTTATGAGGTGAATAAATTTCGCCTTGATAGAATGTGCCAGTATCTTCGTCATACTGCCATCCCGCAGGGGGGGTAGGCTGAATGAATCTTGCGTCACCGACCTGTGTCGCGTCATAGCCCCATCCCTCATGAACTTTATCGGGGGCTTCTACAAACAACACGTCCGGGGGATATTTGCCCTCGGTTGATTTAAGGGTAGGATGAACAGGGGTAGCGTCATAATAGCATATATCGTTTACAATTTGAAAGATTTTCATGGTTAATTAAATTCTCCTTTTGTTCATTTTGTTCGATTGGGTTAGGCTTCTTGGGCAGTCCATGTAATGATGCAGATACCAGATTTGCCTGCACGTCTTGAAAGGTCAACTGTAACGTTAGAATCGCCGCCCTTACCATAATTCGAAGCACCGTAGCCACCGCCACCTGAACCTGTAGCGTCTCCGCCGTAGCCTCCACCGCCACCCCCGGGGTTTTGAGTACCATTGGGAGAATATCCGTCTCCACCATAGCCTCCACCGCCGCCATTGCCGCCATAATAGGGAGCTTCGCCGGAATAATACGAACCAGTTCCGCCATTACCGCCGTTTCCACCGTAGCCGCCGCCACCTGCACCTCCGCCATAGCGATAACCTGTGCCAGGAGCATTACGTGTAGAACCATTAGTTCCTGCCTTGCCCTCGCCAATAAAGTCAAGACTCATCGCTGTGGTATCAGTTCCTGCAACAGCATTAACTTGTTGATAGGCAGAACCACCTTTGCCACCATATGTGCCACCAGTGCCAATAGTGCCACCTATTGCGCCACCGCCTCCACCATATGTTCCGCCATTGCCTGCCGTACATGCACTGTCACTAAATCCAGAACCTGCACCGCCACCGCCACAATAATCGCCATTTCCGCCATTTCCGCCTTTGTTATAGCCGAACCCTCCGCCGCCACCAGCAGAGCCTGCACCACCATTTCCTGCGGCGGCATTGTAATAGGTCGAAGCAGTTGCGCCTTTGCCACCTTCACCGCCTGTAGCCGAAAGCAATGTACCAAATGATGTTGTACCACCATTTCCGCCATCACCGCCCACTAACGTTCCTGTGCTATCAATAGAATCGCCTGCTGTTCCTCCAGCACCTATGGTTACTGTAATGGATTGACCGGGAGTTACATTCAGTACTTGCTTTTTTATGCGTCCCGCTCCTCCGCCACCGCCATCAGCGTCATGACTAAATCCACCTGAGCTTTCATAGGCTACATCGCCGCCAGCACCTCCGCCGCCACCCATGACCAATACCGTAGCACTGGTCACATTAGCGGGAACAGTCCAGCTTCCACTTTCCGTAAATATCGCCGATTTAACAACCGTCTTGGTAGACCATCCTTCAAATACCCAACTATCCAAAGTAGATGAATAAATAAATATACACCACGTACCTTGTTTAAGCACCAAATCAATTGGCTCACCATCAATGCGGATGATGGGCTTTGCCCCTGTTCCATTTACGTTAAGTGTAGCACCTTCAGCAGTATCCACGTGAATTTTTACGCGTGCCATGATGCCGTCTAACAAGGTAAAAACAGGCACGGACAATTCAAGCGCACCGCTCGTACCTGTAGATGTACCTTGTGCGCGTATGCGCTTATCCGTATCGGATATATGCTCAAGGGCTGTGTCAAGTTTTGAATCTACATCTATACCTAAATTGTTGTTTATTGTATTGTTAAGAACGACTTGGTCAGCAACTGTACGTGGATATAGGGTATTAAATTCAGTTGCCGAAGCCTTTTCGTTCCAGATTACCTTTTTTGTTGACAATTTTTAATCAACTCCTTTTGTTCGTTTTGTTCGGATTTAATTCATTTCTTTGTCGGAATAATATGTGATAACGCAAACGCCGTTGCCACCTTTGCCAGGGGTGTAATTAGACAAAGTACCGCCACCACCTGCGGCAATGCCTCCGTCATATCCTGCTGTGTGGCTGCTGTTTGCGCCATCTCCTCCGTTACCATTCAAACCGTAGCCGCCACCACCACCCGCACCCATAATTGTACCATTACCGCCCTTACCACCATAGCCGCCGCCGCCGCCGCCACAGTAGTTGCCATCACCACCATCAGCACCAAAGCCGCCACCTGCTCCACCGCCACCACGATATTGAGTACTTGTTCCACGATAAGCGCTGCCGCCCTTGCCGCCATAACCGCCACCGCCTCCGCCATTGCTTTGACCAGTTTGCTTTCCGGGCAATCCTGCCGTGCCTGCTCCTTCAAAATCAAGTCCTAAACCTATTGTGTTTTGACCCACACCTCCAGAACCACCAAAAGTTGCGCTTGTAGCACTATATCCGGCATGTGAGTAGCCGGCCCCCCCACCGCCACTAACTGCACTACCACCCGAAGGCTCGTAAGGGTTGCCACCATAATATTTTATTTGTCCATTTTCGTTATAAGTGTTTCCACCAGCAGAAGAGCGACCACCGCCGCCTGCTCCACCGTAATAGCCACCGTTACCACCTCTGCAATAGTATGTGTGATTAGTAGAATTACCGCCTCCTCCTCCGCCAAAGACATCGGCATCACCTCCACGCGCATTATAATCAGTAATGCCTGCGTCTCCTCCGCCGCCGCCCGAACCACCGTCGCCTCCATTAAAACCGTACCCTATTTCTCCACCATTGGCGCTTAAATAATTGCCAAATGACGTTGTTCCACCTGTTCCAGTGATATTGCCTTGTCCGATAGTAATCGTAACAGGCAATCTATTTTGTAAAGCAACAACATTTTTGCTGTAATGTCCACCGCCGCCTGCAGAGCCTGAACCGCTACTACTAAGAGAAGAGCTGCCTGCTCCGCCCGCACCGAAAACCATTACTGTAACTAACTTAACATCATCAGGTGGAGTCCACGAAGTGTTTGAAGTAAATATTTCCGTATATAATCGCCTACGTTTACACCAACCTTGCATCACCCATCCGTCAAGTGTATCAGACTTCATCAACATAACCCATGCGCCTGCTCGAATTTTGCCAAGCACCTTAAGCCCGTTTTCCGTGTATATACTTTTAGCCCCTGAACCATTTACATCAATCGTAGGCTCTTCGTTGCTATCCACATGGAATTTGACCTTAATCATCATCCCATCAACAGGGGTCATGTCTTCTTTACCAACTAAACTTACCGTATATGCGGATGCAGTGCCGCTTGTCGTGCCATATCCACTTATCATCTTGTCCGTAGCAGATACAGATTCAAGCACGGTCTGTGCATCAGTGTCGCTTACGCCCACATTTTCAGCAATTGTTTGATTGGTTAATATATTATCAGCAGACGTATCGGGATAAATTTCATCATATCCACTTGCCGTCTTTTTGTGCATAATTATTTGTTGCTTCATCAATTGTGCTCCTTAAAATACATCTGCCCAACTTGTAGACCAGCAGGGGCAGTTGTTGAAACCTGTATCGCATCGTTTTTGAAAGTAGGGGCAGATAGTTGCTCCGTTTCAACGATGAAATTGAACAGGTCATTTAATGCCTGCGCATTTAGCTGTGTATTGGTCAAGGTTTGAGCTACAGTTTGCGCCCCTGCAAAATCACCCGACTGGTATTTTTGACGGAACGATTGCCATGTATCAATGTTGGACGAACGAATATCTTGATAGTTCATTAAACGCTTATTAACCACTATGCTAAACACGCCTTTGATGCTTACATCAGAATCGGGCATCGTAAATTTATTGTCTGTAATTACTAATCCCTCAGGGCTAATAACTTGCCAGCCCATAAAAACATAGTTAGAATCGGGCTTGTAACTCAAAGTAATAGTTGTGCCCGAAACAACACTGGTAGATGATGCACTTACTGTTCCGCCCGAAGTTGCGGTAAGCGTTACTGTTTTGATTTGGTCATCATTCACATAATTAGAATAATATACAACGCCTGTATCGGTTGAAAGTGATGAACCACTAATCTTAGCAGTACCAACCACAAAAGCGTCGTAGTAGTTCATCACTGAAACGGGATAGTTGTTTGTTTGAGCAGAAAAATCCTTAATTAACGTGCCATCATAATTCTGTACAGCGATGTAACGTTTAAATGCTCCTGTAGAATCTTTGCCACCTATAGCAACGCCCATTCCACCAAAGCCCATACACATAGACACGTTTACGTTAGATATATATTCGCTTGCTGAAACAGACGGATTTTGGAATACCCATGAACCCGCATCATCAACATACAATGTATCAACTATACCATAAGGAGCAACCGCATTTGTTTGATACCATATTAGTTTGTCATCAGAAGCCATTAGTTGTGAATTAGTGGTATCAACGCCTGTTTTTACCGTTACCGAACCCCAAGCATTCGCCGTGGTGGGGTCATCGGTATGTTCTATAATAAGAGAAGTTTCATTCTTTAACACCAAAGCATAAACAGGCGCAGGACGGTCGGTCGCCTTACTATACACGCCACAAACAACTTCGCCATCACGTGTTCCGCCCGATTTCCATGTGGAAGTTGTCTTGTCCCAATAATAAATTGCATGACTTACGGTATTGTTCGTTGCGTCCGTAACATTAGCAACAGCCACATCATATTCATCGCCGCACATAAGGGCAACCCATGTTCCAGAGGTTGCAATAGTATCGCGCCTCCACGTGGCATCATCGGCGGCAATATGAAGATAATATGCAGTGGGATTACCGCCCGCATTTTTAGGCAGAAGCAACCACATTTGTCTTGCTGTACTGTAGCCAAAATTTCCCCATGTCGCATTCGGAATCAGGCTATTTGCTTCTGAAAGTTGTGTCCATCTGCTTCCGCCCCAACTATAAAAAAGTGTAGGATTATCCTCTGAAATAGAAAGGAAACCCATTTCTTTAGCTGACCAAAATCTTGATGTTGAATAAAATGGCGCATCAGTTTGTGCGTTAAAATCCGTTAGTCCCTTACTCATGCCTCAGTCTTCACCACCTCAAACCAATAATCCCCAATTTCTTGGTCGGTTGGTTGTGTCTCTGAAATAATATATGCGGGAGAATATTTAGTCGTAAATTGCTTCTGCAAGGCGACAAGGGTGTCCCATGCTGTATTTAGCAATTCTGCTGAAATTACCTTCTTATCTTTATCGGTAATTTGTGCAAGAATTGTTTGGGCAAGTGCCACATTGCCAGCTTGTATTGCCTGTTGAAATTGCGAAACAAGCAACGCGTCATTTGCTGTTATGTCTTGCATCGTTGGGAAGGTTTGCGTCTGCGAAGGGTATACAGTGGCCATTCATTTCATTCCTTTCTTCATTTTTTTGTTCAAGTTCCATAATACGGATAATACGTAATCGCACTAATGCTCATTGCCGCGACATCACCATATGATGCACTAAACGATTTAATCATGTACTGTTTTTGTTGTGCGCTTTGCCGAGGTGCATGGGATATAAGGACATTCACATCAAGCCACGGTATCGGTATGCATGACAAGGATATACCATCATTCAATCGGCACTTCCAGTAAAGCTCCAGTTTCGCACGTTGCAAGGCTAAATCATCGGACATGATATTGTCGTAATCTCCACCATAAAGCACCTCACGGATAATTCCCGTAGTTCCATTTACGTAAAATGGGCTGTTAGGGTTATCATCTTGCACGATTGCCTGTGCCTGTTGATGCCCTAAAAATTCATAGGTGTTGTTAGCCCTAAATACGGCAACGTAATATACATCTTTATCAAGTGATGTTATAAACGCGCCATTTGCGTCCACAAGATTTCGCGCGGTCAAGCTGTTGACTTTAATCGTAATATTACCAACAATATTATTGGGTAGCGTGAAGCCAATCATGTTGCCCGCTTTTTCAGAGTAGCCAGATAGGGTCAATTTAACCTGCGTCCCCGATGTAGTCGTGCTTGATGAATAGTTTGTGATTGCATGGGACTTGCCATATACTTCAATATAGTTCTTGACTTTTTCAAAGTCCGTACTGACCGATTCAGCAACCAATACATTATCCCATAAATTATCGTCAATCATGATAGGGTCGTTATCGCCGCTTGGAATTTGGTCATAATGGAATACGCCATCAACATCAAAATAAACTTGATAATTGGGCAGAATGTCCCTTAGCTGTTTGATTATATCATATATATAACCGCCTTGGTCAACCTGTATGTCATATGGCACAGATTGTACAGTTCCATCAACATTGGTGCATTCATCAACCACGTATTTGGTGAATCCTGCTAATTTGATTGCGGCAACTATCGCTTCACGAACGTTTGAACCCTGCGGAACGACCGTAGGTACGCCGGGCAATGCGCCATTTCGTAATCCAGTTAATTTTGACATCAAATCAAGCCCAGAAAACGATAGCGTGTTATTGGTTGCGTCATATGAATAGGATGGAGCATTGATTAGATAGATGCCTTGATTATACCACTGGATTTCGCCCGTGTAGATATTTTCGTAGCCTACATAAGGTTGGATAAATTTGTCTATCCAGACCTTACCTCCGACTTGTATGTCAAATGAACTATCTACAACAATCAAGCTAACCGAGCAGCTTCTTCGCAAATCTGAATCAGCATTAACCGACACATCACATGATACAAGATTGCCGCTAATTTCATCAACTACATTCAAGTCAAAGTTCAATATGTTCAACTTCATGTATTTGTTGATATACGGCTGTGACATGATATTATAGTCTTGCTGTTGAATATTCAAGGGCATTCAATCACCCCTCAATCATTCCGGCGTTCTTAAGGTCGGTATTCGATTCTACATCGCCGATTTCAACCCATTGCATGGACGCATTGACGATGCCTTGTCCGTAGTTGTTGATGTATGAAGTCGATGGACTTTGAACGATAACAAGCCATTGATTTTGGTTACGGTCTTTAATTATCTTGGGCTTCTTATTCGTCAAAAATTCCATCAGCTTGTTTCTACGTTGGGTTATAGCGATACGATCAATCGTTCGTGTATCCTCAAAATCTTCCGGCAAGACAAGTCCCGAAAGCTGACCTGTTTGATAGTTAGCTAAACCATTGCTCATGACAATAGGATACTTCCTGCCCAATACAGCAAATGTGCCTACTTGTTGGACAGTATCTGTTGAACCGTATTCCACGCCCATATTGAACTTGAATATAGTATTCGCATCGCATATAAATACGCCATCAAATTTAGACATAACCGTTGATATAGCATATTGTCCTTCAACACTTCCAAAAACAGGTACATAAGCATATTCATATTCCGTATCTGTTGCAGTCAAGTAGTCATTAAATACAAAGGACAAGTCTTCGGACGATGAAATATTGTAAGATTTGATAACCTGCCAATCAAACTCACCCGCCTTGCGCTTCTTGATTTTAACCTGCGTAATGCCGGACGAGAAATCTTTAATTGTACCGCCTGATATATTACCGTCAAAATTACAGTCAAGTATTGTGCCGAAATCCCACTGAGTCGGTGGGATATTGGACGTTATTGTCGTGTCGTTAGAAATGTCTATATGGTCATAAATCGCCCGATAGATTTCTACTTGATTCAGCGTACCTATATCAGTAGGATAGGGGTCAACTGAATTCAAGTCGCTCAAAAAATTATATCCTACAAAACTAATCATTCGCCAGTTCCCCTTTCTACTAAGGATACTTCATATAAATTGCCTATGCGCTTAATCATAAGCATCAAATTATCCGCTGTAAACGTAGTCGCTGATAGCGTCAGTGCGGTTGAATAAATATTGTATCCATGAACATCGCCCTTGTTCTGTAGCACCCTGATATAGCCATACGCTTTGACAGCTGTAGTGCTAATCCATTCATAGACAATGCCGCCATAGATTATGTTGTTGTCGTTGGTTAAATTGAACAATTCAACTTGCTCCGAACCAACCTTTGTCAGATAATTAAAAGCATCACTAACAGGCGTTCTCATGGTTTCGTTCCATGCGCCTCTGAACCACGCTCTAAGGGTGAAATCGCCCTCAATTTCATAGCCATCGTCCCACTTAACATATGCGCCCGATTTGGTCAAGTCGACTTCCTTCTCATCAATGTACGTGGGCGGGAACGGCTCTGATTTTCCTTCGATACCAACAACGTTCGCCTGCACGGTAATGTAGCCGCCTTGACAATGGTTGGTAAGGACTAAACTTGAATAGAATGCAGGCTGTGTATATTGTACAAAAATACGCACCTGTCCTGTGGTTATTTTTGTTCCGCCACTGGTTACGCCATTACATTCTACATAATATTCTGTATTATTATCAAGTCCCGCGAATAGATAACTAATGGTCAAAGGCAATGTTGCTGAGCTATTATATTGGTTGCCACTTGTGCTAAGCAGGGTCTTAGACGCTGTATAGATGTTAAATACATAACTGTCAAGCGTCTCCGATTCAGCTTGATTATAAGTTACATCGAATGAATAACTTGCATTGCCAATAATCGCCGATGATGGAATGTTGCTAAAAGCAAATGTCGGCTGACTATAGCAATAGAACTGAATCGTATTCGATTGGGGCGATTTATCCCCTGCACTATTTTCAGTGATGACATATGCTTGATAATATTTACCATTAGTTAATGTTCCTGCCGGGACAGTATTTTCAAAAGCAAAGGTTACTTGCCGCCCTGAGTAGACCTGAGCCAGTGTCTCGTTGTCCTTGATTACGAGGGTGCTTGCAACTATCTGGTCTCCTGAGACTACTGAAAAAGTAAAGACTTCTTCCTTAGTCGCGTCAAAGGCGTTTTTCGCCAAAAGTATAGGGGTTGTTAAAGCCATTATTTATTCCCCCTTTATGGTACTATAATAAATGCCGCCGACATATTATTCTGTGGCACGAATACTGGGAAGATTGAATTAACTGTCGGCGTACTGCCATACACGATTATATTTGTATAAACCTTCCCATTTATCCGCATGGAACACTTGCCTGTTGAAACAGCAGTGACCAATCCAGAATAAATCTGCGACGATTGAGACTTTAGTTTCTTTTCCACAATAATCTCTATTGCTTCAAGAAAATCTTGTGTTTGATTCATCTTCCCTTTATTCCTTTCTTTCTAAAAACAGGGGACGGCATTTAGCCATCCCCTACAGTTTATTACGCTCTTGAATATGCCGCCTGTAAAGCCATATTCTTTAGTTCTGAAACAAATTCCTTAGCATTGGATACGCCCGGTAAGCTAATGTTACCCATGTTGAATATCTGGCTAAGAGCTTGCTTTGCTCCACTTATTCCCTTTGTAATCAACGATGAACCTAAGACAGCACTTGAAGCTACTCCCGGCGTCATCACATTTGCTTTACCAACACTACTGGTAAGCGCAGACTGTGACACATACGACAAGTTGCTCCACTGACCGGATGCGGCATTGTACGTGCCGCTATTCGATAGCTGACTATTCAAATATTCATTCATCTCGTGAAGTCTTTCACGCTCAGCAGGGTCGGTAGTCTTATGCCATGCTTCGGAATTTTCCTTCATCATCCGGCGTATGGTCGCGTCTTGATTACTTGCACCGCCTACCGATGAAATTTGTGAATCATATCCTGCAATTTCGGCTTCAACAGCTTTGATTTGCGCGGCAAGGCTGACGTATTGATTCTTGAAGTTTTCAAGATTGCTAAGTCGCTCATCCCATGTAGCCTTTTCGACATCAATACCCAGCTTCTGTTGAGCAAGTAAAGCATTCTGCTGTTCCGTATAAGCGTTGGTGATGTTTGACCAACCCTGCTTATATTCTTCCCAACGTTGCTTTTCGTCCTCAAGAGCCTTTTGGGCAAGTTGATTTTGCTCGAGTTCAAGGTCGCGTTGACGCTCAAGCTGTTTGGTCTTTTCTTGTAAAGCCTGCTCACGATTGAATTCATCCAGTTGCTCCTGCGCAGACGCTATTGCATCTACATCATCTACATACTGGAAGCGACCATCTTTGAACACGTACTTCTTTGATTGCTGAGCTTTTGCCAAGGCTTCAAGAAGTTTCTGCTTGCTAATCTGGTCATCAATCGCTTGGTTTTGCGCCTCAAGAGCATCAATCTGCTCCTTATACTTTTCCGTAATCGCGTCTGCTTCATCTTTAAGTGCCGAAATCTTTTCGTCAATCTTATCAATTTCCGCATCCGCAATGGTCTGCACATAATCCGACAACCGTTCAATCTCATCCTGTTGAGCTTCAAGTTGAGTTTTACGGGTCTCGGCTTCCGTTTTCTTTAACTCAAGGCGTTGCTTTTCCTTCTCAATCTCAGCTTCCAAAGCGGCTTGGGCGGCTTCATGGATTTCCTCAATCTGTTGCTTTTTCCACTTGTACCAAGACTCTTCATTTTTCCAATATTTGTCAAGATTTTCCGTGCTGTCCTTGAAGTACTCATCGTTCTTTTTCTTAAGTTCGGTGTAGTATTCATCCTCGGAAATTTCGCCCATTGCCAAAGCATGGTCTTGGGCTTTCAGCCATTCATCAAATTCAGTGACTTTTGCCTTTTTCAGGTCTTCAATTTGTTGCTGTTCCCACTTGTAGATTTTCTCAAGATTTGTCCAATACTGCGACTGGAAATCTTCCTTATCCTTGAATAGTTCGTCATTCTTTGCTTTAAGATTGTTGTAGTATTCAAGCTCGGTAATCTGACCAGTTGTTAATAGATAATCTTGTTCATCTTGCCATGCGGTAAAAGCGGTCTTGACATCGCTGATTGCTTGTTTTTCCGCTTGGGCTTTTGCTTTTGCCGCTGATTCTGCGTCACGGACGGCTTGTTCGTAAGCCTGCTGTTGCTCTTTGGTGAGGTTCTGTTGATATTTGTAAATATCTTCTTCAGCATCCCAACGTTCCTCGGTTGAAATAATAGCTTCGTCCGTGTACTCGTTGAGCATCGCTTGAAGTGACGCATAGAAATCTTTCTCTAAAAGCTTTCCGGTATTGACAAGGTGCTTTTGCTCTTTGAGCCAATCGGAATAAGACTGCCCACCAAAAGGTACAACAGTCGCTTGTTGCTCTTTTGTTGAAGATAGCGAATCACCTATTATACTGCCTTGCTTTGCCTTATTTCGTTCATAAGTTTTTTGCTTCGTGAGGAAATCTTGTTGCAAACGCTGTAATTCACGCATTTGTTCTTCAGCGTTTTTCATTGCAGACTCTGTTTCGTCTACACTCTTTTGAATTATAGCAACTTGATTTGCTAAATCTGTTTTTTGGTTGCGTAATTTAGCATATAGCGTGCGATCGAAATTTTCAATATACTGTCCAAGCCTTCTTGCGTCCACACCAGATTGAATCAATTTATTCGCTTCATAGACCATGCCGCCTTCTTCAAAATAAGACCCATACTCTTGCGTGAAAGAAGCTTCTTGCGCTTGTGCCTCTTGAAGTTGTTTCTTTTTCTTTTGTAATTCAATTTGAGCTTCACCATAAGCGGCAGCTTGTTCGCCATATGCTTCAGAATAGGCTTGCTGGACGCCCAATTCTTTCCATGCGTCAATCTGTTTATAAATAACGTCAATTTGCTTATTTAATTTACCCGTTTGTTCATCTATCTTAATGTTCAAATCAGGAATCAGCTCATTGAGATTATTTATTGTTTCATTAAGTTCCTCTTGCTGAGCGGCAGAACGATTTGATACGGAAATTAAAGATTTCAGTTTCTCTACGTATCGTTGTGCAACAATAGCAGTTCCTTCTACGGTATCTTTGGTGTCTTTTAACGAAGTATTAGATTCTTTTACTGCTTTGTTCAGAGCGTCTGATGCGCCATAAACCTCTTCATGATATTCTTTCCACGCAGAAACACCCTTAATAACCGCAACGGTTACAGCTGCAATTACAGCGGCGGCAACAGGGGCAGCACTACTTATGGCAGTAAATCCACCCGCAAGACCCTTCAAACCGGGAATTGCCGCAGTTAAATTAGTGCCAAACTGACCAAGTAGGCTGATACCACCAGTAAGAACGCCTGTTAATAAACCAAATTGAGTTACGGTTACACCTATGTCGTTGTTAAATGCCTTGAGAACCGATGTTCCGGCGGAAAGGAAAAATTTGACAAAATCAGATTGAATTACGGAATTAGAGAATGCTTCCCATGCGGATTTTAATTGTTGAACATGAGCGGAAAGTGACTCCATGTAGCGTTCGTTTTCCTTGATCGCTGAACCTGCTGATTCCTGTGAAACTGTCACAGCTTGCAATGCAGTATCATAATTTTGTAAAATTGCCGCTAATGAGGCAGTTTGGTTTGCGCCTGCCTGGATATTTAGATAGTATGCTTGCTCGTTTTTGTCAAGGTCTTTCCAGATTTTATTAACATCTGTTAATATTTCAAACAAAGACCTGATTTGACCTTCTTGGTTATATATAGCAATATTATGCTCTTCATACCAAGCTGTTAATTTTTTACCAGTTGATGATTCCTCATCAATAATCTGATTAAGACGAGACTGGACTGAAATAAGCGACCGTGAAACTTTATTTGATTGTCTCATTATCTCAGTTCCGGCAGTCATAAGCGCAAGAATTTCGTGGAAATTATTGCCACCAACCTCAAGTGCTGCTGACACGTTACCAAGATTTTTTATTAAATCTCCTGAACTGAGCGAAAATTGGTTCGAGACCTCATTTACAGAGTTTACTACTTCTATTGCTTCATCAGCATTTAGATTAAAAGCTTTGATTTGCGAAATAAGAAAAGACGTGGCTGTGCCAGCGTCTATTTCTTCGTCCGCAACATTCTGAAGTAAAGCACTGACTCGGGCAAGCTGTGCTGACTCTTCATCACCAAATCCGTTTTTCCTATAATTGGAAGCGGCTTCAACCATTTCAGACTTTAACTTTATCGTCTATGTTCTTCTCTAAAATCACCATAATCATTGTACTGCCTATCTTCCCATTTATTCCGTTCAGAAACAGCTTTACGCCTTTTGGTTTGCTTGGGCGTTTCTTTTTCTTCGGGCTCATAACCGCACAACGTAGCAATTCCACCTATAATATACAGAACAAGAAACAATAAAAAACATGGCATGAATACGAAAAATGTAAGCATTGTTTTCATCTCCTTTCTATATATATTATAGCACATCTTTATCAAAAAGTCAATTGGTATTTCTACCAATCTTTGGACTATTTCTTCACCCTATATTTGTTTAATTTGGAGGGGTTGAACTTATAAAGTCTCTCGACACATCCCTCATCAGGACTTCGCAACCAATCTACCATTCTATAGCACTTAGGGCTTTCGCCCATATGCCATCCTTGCCGTTTTTAACAGTTTCCCACATTCGCACGTAGGCGTATCTCATCCTTATGCTGTAGTGGCAAGGCTTTAGGTTTTACTGGATTTTGAACAATTCTCGGCGCACATTTACCATCTGTACGCCCCGGCTCTGACCTATGGTTTACCGGTACGACCAACTTCGAGACCCATCTGGGTTAGCTTGTCAACATAATCATCAAGTGATTGCCCTGACAAATCGCTGACTTTCTTTAGGGAAGTCATTGCATCATCAAGCTCAAACACACTATCAAGCATCATACCAATGATGTCAACGCTCTTAGACATTATGGCGTTCGCTTGTTGATAGGTTAAACCTAACTTTTCAACTTCGTCTGCGTGTTTTTTTGCCGACTGTTGCGCTTTCTTATTCTCTTTATTGGTTTCTTTTAATAAATCGTTGGTTTCTTTTAATTCGTCCTTGCCATTGACTTTAATGTTAATACCGATGTCGTTAAGTTTAATTTTATCAAGTTGTTTTTGGACATCACTTGTGTCGAGCTTGATGCCTACAAGTATCGAATAATTGCGTCCTTTACTTGCCAATAGTTACCATCCCCTTTTATTCCTTGTTTTTCGCTACGAACGCCTTTTTGCGTTCAGTGGGATGAATATAAGCCCATCCGATAAGGATAGCTTCAGCAATATCATCCTCGTTTTGACTTGGGTGGTTTGGTACAAATTTTAATTGTAGATTAAATGTTTCATTGGCAATTTCAATCGCTTTGCGCTTTAGTTCAGCACGATTTGTGCCTTTTCGCGTGCCATCAAAAACATTCCCCAAACGACTGCGCCATTGTGTCGGCGTGAAAAATTCGTTACCTATTCCGTTGATTGCGCCAAGTGATAGAATCATGCCTTGAATAGCCCCTAACTTTTGCATAACCGTTAACATACCTTGCTTTGCCGGGGGCGATTCTGCAACAATTTTTTCTATCCCGGCTATTTGAATAAGTTCGTTAAGAAAATTAAATTCGTCCTTAATTCTTTCTGACCATTCAAGTACGGGTTTAGGTTTAAGAACTCCATATCTGGTTAATTTTTCGCCCTCAAAAATAGCCCATCCAGTACTACTTGTTGAAGCGTCTAATGATAATATTATTGCCATTATATTTCATCCCATGTAGACATTGCTACGTTCATATGACTTTCACAGTCAATATTGTAATAATCAAACGCTTGCTTAAACCATTGCTTCATTTTTCTTTTGCCCAAAGATTGCAAAAGTCTTGCCCAAACATCACGTGCTTTGCGCCAATAACCGTCACCAAATAGCATACCACGATCACCTACTTGCCCTGCATAAATAATATCAGCAAGATATGGTCTTACATCTTGATATTTCTTGACAGAAGGAGGAGAACCGTGCTGTGATTTACTTCTATTAATGGTAAGTTTTTCCCAATCATAAAAGAATTCGTATTGAGTGACCCAACTGGAAGGAAGCGCACTTTTGGATTCTCTAAATTCCCATGCGTCCTTGAATTCATTGGTGCGTTCATAATATTCCGGCACTCCCGCTTCATAAACTATTTGCCTAACTAATTCACGGTTTTCATTCCATATTTTTTGAGCAACATAGTTAGCGACATTTCTCAATGGGTCTGTAAGCAATTTCTGTAATTGACTATTATTTCTTGGCAGAAACGCCATGTCTTTCCATCACTTCTTTCAACGGCTTTACAATCTCAGGGAGATGATTTGCAAGTTGATAAAGCGCACGAACAGTTGAACAAGTATATTCAATTGCTTCATCAATTAAATAGCTATTAGCTATCACATCTTCAACCTTCCAAAAAACGCCATTTTCTTGATAAAGGTCGTAATCAATAGCGTTCACTTTCTCGTCATCTCCCTCGATTCCGGTAGCGTAAACAAACATCATAAGATTCTTCGTCTTCTCACGCTCTGCCCACGTTTCAAACTGCGCAACATTTTGGGCAATATTTTCAATCTGCGCAAGTGTAAGATACCTCTTTACATAAAGGTCAAACTCCTCTATATAAACATCATCTATCCGCTTTAATTCCTTCATTTCCTTTTATTCCTTTCATTTATTAAAACTTAACAAAATTGGACACAGCATATACGCCGATTCCGACAATGACAACAATCCAAGGAAAATATTTCTTAAAAAATTCCCTGATGTCGAATTTGCCTTTATCGTCAATTGTTTCAATTTTGTCCTTAAGTGTATTCACATCTTTGACCACTTTGTCAAGGGCTTTTTGTTGAGTCTCAAGGCTCTTTGTTTGTCCCGCCATCTGGTCGGACATATGAATCATTGTCTTCTCAAAACTTCTTAAAGTTTCAGTTAATTGATTAAAACTATCAGTGTTCTTATCTAAACTTTCTTTAAGGTGAGGTAATTCAGAATCAATTCTCACAATTTCTTTCTCAACCTCCAGAACTCGCGCCTCTAAATCTTCCATTGCTTTGTCCTCACTTTCTGTCGATTATATTATGATTAGCGTCAATCTTAACAAAAGCAGGAACTTCGTCATAGGGATTTTTTATCATGATTGTTTGAGTTCCTATTCTCACATAAAGCCATTGCTTTCGTGATTGTACAACTTTATAAAATCCTGCCGGAGGGATTTGTGTGGTTGCCACTTTGCAATTGTCCGGCATTGAGTTCATTGGTTTATATGCCCTTATTTGATTGCAGTAAAACATATAAGGGCATTGTTGACCAGTTATTCTACACGTGTTACCACTGACATAATTGCACATATTCACCATTCCTTAACAAAAAATGGGGACGGCAAATGCCATCCCCATAATTTAAGCAACAGTAACCTGTGCGTATGCCGGGGCTACATTGTCTTTTCCAGTAAGCGTTACTTCTACATATGCAGAACCCTTACCCTTTGCAGTTACAGTACCAGTTGCGTCAACTGTGATGACAGAAGACGAACCACCAACTACGCTAAACGTAAAGTTGGAATTATCCTTCTTCTGTGAAGCCTTATTGCCGCCATAAACTGCGTAAACACTAAGGGTTGCAGTTCCTGAAGTTGCAAGCTGAATATCGTTGTCCTCAATAGCAAGGGCAACAACATTATCCTGCCAAGTTGCACCAAAAATCTCCTCAGTCATAGTTCCGTAGTAAGCATCGGTTTCGCAAGAATTTGCGTCCGAGGTAACCGCAAGAGCAGAGCCAGAAAGAGAAGTCGTTGCAGCGCCAGTTGCAGTAAGAGCGAGATTTTGCGCACCATCCATTTGGAGTCTTGGTATATCGGTAATAAGTCTACCAACAGTAGTTACGTCAGCAGCGTCAATTGCTTCACCAGAATATTCGTCGTTAATAAGAACAACGTGAAGTTCGGCGGGAACATATTGGACAGGAATGATAATAGACTCTGCGTTCTCATTCTGCCAGAAATACTTCACACAATACTTCTCACCGACGGTAGCGGTATTCACTTCAATGTAATACTTGCCTGCGGCAGACTTTACAGTACCTACTGTCCAATCATCCTGACCGGGCTTAGAGTACCAAGCAACAAGCGAACCCTCAAGAGCAAGGGGCGTGCCAGAAAGCGGGATTTGCTTTGCTGTTGCAACAGCGGCTCCCTCTTCCTTAAAGGAAAGACCACCTTGACGAAGGGTAGTACCAAGTGATGCCGCAACGTATTCGAGATTAAATAGGGCATCGGTAAGGGTGACCGTTAAAGATGAGTCATGGAAATATTTACCAACCAAAAAATTTCCTTGTCCACCGCGAATTTCGTCGCCAATGATTGAAAAATCAAGGGTCGAGTCTGTGAGGGTTTGTGCAACACCAATAATCTGGTTGCCCCTCAGAAGAATCGCACGAGCAACACCCGCAAGAAATTTCTTCATATTTTTTCCTCCATTATTTATTTAATTGTGACAGCACTTCTGCATATTGGGTGGTACTGTCAGCACCCACAACAGTTCTTATGCTACTTTGTCCTTTACCGCCAATAGATTTATTAAATTTATCGGGGTCAACAAAATATCCATCAAACTTGTCTTTTCTTTTCTTGAAAATATAATGATCAACTTTATCACCTGCGCCAACAGCGATAGCCGCTGAACGAGTGGTGTAAAATTCTATTTCGCCGCAAACTTCCCTGAACAAAATCTGGAAACTGCGCCATGTCTTCTTTAATAGTTGCTCTTTCAAGATTCCTGTATGCGATTCAATAATCCCCATCTGTCTTTCCAAATCAGGACTTTCATAATCTTTGTTTTTCAACCTATCTACTTCTTGCATGGATTTCTTAATGTCCGGGTTGATGTACGTATCGTCATAATCCGGAAGATTTTGAAAAAGGATGATTTTGGCTATATCGTCAAATTCTTTAGCTGAAATAATTATTCCACTTTCTGTTTGAATAAAGGCGCGTTCCATTTCATCATTACACAGATATATGCCTTTTAATTCAATGCACAAATCCATTATATTCAAAAATTTTTGCACCATTATTTCATTCGATGGGAAAACCATTTTTTGCAAGAATTTAAGATATGACGCTTGTATTGCTTCAACCGAACCCGAACCATTTTTATCAATCTTCAGGACATCGACACTTGCCATAAACAACATAGAATCTTTGACCATAATCGGCTTAATTAAAATTTCTTGCCCGGTTTTCAGCTTATATGGAACGGCTTCGTCAAGGGCGAAATACGCCAATTTTAGTAGCTCAATGTCAACGCTCACACGATTGTTCAGTGCCAGTATCGCCCATTAAAGTGGCTAACCTAAGCACTGCTCCTGTGAAAGTTTTTGAGTTACCAATTACGCTTTGCCCACCGATATAACGTGACAAATTCTCGTCCATCGCCATTTTGCCTACACCCCCGATTGTAACGCCGTTCAGCGTATCGAGTATAATGTTGACAAATAAATCGGCTCTTGAAACAGGAATTCCGTTAAAATCGACTAACGCCATTTCCATACCATACAACCAATCAAAGCTGTAAAGAACTGAACTTGTATAAAGATTTTCCGGCTGAACCATATAGGTATAAATCTTCAAAAGGCACTTGGCTTCGGCAATTCCATCGTCTATTTGATTTGTGAAAAATACACTATATTGTTCTTGCTTTCCTGTCTTCCATACGAGATTCATCTTTTCAGTGAATGAAAGATTGTCTTTACTTAAAGCATTATAATCATTATATTTCAGCATTTTCCAAAGATTCTCAGCCTTGGGGGACAATGCCAAATATTCAAGTATTCTATAACATCCCATAGGGAGTTGACTTAAAGAATTAAACATTTAATCACCCCATCATACTGACAACTTTGATAAATCTACTTTCCGTAACCGTACCAACATTCCGCAAGCTTATCATAAGCAATGGGTCAATCTTTAGTCCGGTTATGCGGTATTTATTTCTGTCCAATTGTTCGATTGAAACAGATTTACTGCTCGTAAACATATCAATAGCAAGCGATTGTTCTACGCCGTTCATATACGGCGTTAATGTAACATCAATGCTTTCGTATTGTCTAATCACAGTAAATTCAGGATTCATGGCAACAGTCCATTTCTCCTGTGCTTCACCTATAGTTACCTTACAAGTAGTGTATACATCGGGATTGCCCTTAAGTACGCATCTTACCTCAGTTTCGCCTGTTGATGAAATCAGCGTCATGCTGTAATTTTCGTCAATAGCGACCATAGATGAATCATATACCCATTCAATTTCGCGCCCAACCTCTGTGCCATTCAGCAACACAACAGGGTCAAACTGCGCTTTTGCGCCTTGAACACCAGTGAACGCCTTCATGTTTAATTTGACTTGATAATCAAACGTACCGTTATCAGCAATTTGATTAACCCTGTCATCCTCTGCATGAATTTCATCAAGGTACATATCCAAATAAATCAACGTAGCGATTTTCTTTTGGGCGGTATGGACAGATTTTTGATAGCCCCACAACTTAAAAGGTCTGCCATCAAGCATAAACCTTGTATTGATTTGGCATAATCTCAACGTGTCCTCGTTGCCCTGTAGAACAACCGTAGCGTGATTGTTTGGTGTGTTGACATATCTTGATATTTGCTCAGCAGGCGCGCCCATATCATAATCAACACAGCAGGGAATAGTGACCAAAGCACCATTCATCGGGTCAATTATATTTAGCTCATTTGTACATCTGCGCAAGCTAACCGCATGGGGCAAGCCGTCGTAAGCGTTATCATCATGAATTATCCAATAATCACCATTGTACTGATAATACAGCCCCCTAACGGTTTTATAGTCAATACTTCTAAAAATTATTTGGATAAAATCGCCCGAGTTACGTTGTGCCGTAACGGTTGCTTCTGTGGCAGGTTTAACCCATGCTTCCACACAATGGTATGTGGGCAGTCCTATGCCATCCTGCTCAAGAATCGCGCCTTCTTTTTCAGGGGTTTTGGTTGATGTATTCTCCCATTGCTCGTCCTGAAACGCTTGTGTAAGATTCCTGTAATGGTCGTTAGGATTTTCAAGAATTCCTGTATCAATGCTTAATTGAAACTGATTAAACGGCATTTATTCACCGCCTTGCTCAATCAAATGGAACACCACAGATTTCACAGTTTCGTGTCCTGCGCTTTCCTTTAATTCATACAGCCCCTTTAACAGTGAATAAACTTCTGGTTTTTCAAGCCCATAATATTTTACAAACAAACGATTAAGATACTTTAGATAAGAATCTTTTTCAATTGATTGCTTCTGAAAAGCATCTTCCCATAAGCCAAGGATTTTGTAGAATTCATCGGCATGCCTATTTTGACTCATAAGCCCACCTCATTGAAAAAATCCATAGCGTGTTGTGAGAGATAGTTATTGATTTGCCGTGAATTTTCTTCACGAAGTTTATCAATAATATTCTGCTTTTCTTTCATATTCTGGGACGAAACACCCTCAGTCTGGAAACTTGATGACACCTTTAATTTAAGCGCAATCTGGGTAGAATTATTTGTCTCTCTTTCCCACCAAGCAATAATAAAATAATTTGCAAGAATCCTTATTTCCTGCTGTGTCAGGTCAGAAAGAATTTCACGCTCTGTCTCGTCAAAAGCAAGCGAATGCAAACACTCGCCACTAAATTGTGAAAGAGCGATTTTTAGAAAACCGTCACACCACGCCTTAAATTCGTCAAGGGAACGATTATAAAGTTTTGCAAGTTTATAATCATCTATTGATTGGAGGGCAACGTCTTCTATTGTATCGAAAGAGGTCATATTAACCCTCCTTGTCTATCTTTTCTATTTCCATGTAATTTTTGCCTGTGATTTCGCCAAGCTGAACAAGAATATTTGCGTCAATGGGCGTACCGTTCAGCCGTCCATCAACTACCATGTTTTCGATAATCTGCTTCTGCGATTCGGAAGCGTTTTTATAAAGGACAAGTACCGAATTAGCATCAAGCGAAAGAATGGTTTTCATCTGTGCGTCTGAAATCATACTCTCATAAGCATCCGCAAGGTCATTCTCTTCAACAAACTCAGCATCAGTAATATAAAACAAGCCTTCACGAGCGGCATTAGGCATATTGTTTACAATAGCAACTGCTTCGCCTTCCGTGAATGTATGCTTATCAAACTGCTTTGCAAAATGATAGAAAGAATTTCCCTTAACTGTTAGCCCACCTGCAAAAAGATTTATAATGGTTATATTCTTTTTCTTCTTGGGCTTTGGCTCAATGGGGGCGGGCTGTACAGATACCTTCTGCATATTCATAAGCAGGGCAATCTGCGCCTTAAGTTCAGCGATTTCATTAGCCTGCTCGACAATTCTTGAATCAGTCTCGGGCTTTTCGACAGAAACTGTAGCAGTAGTGGTTTTCTTAGTAGTAGTGGCAGTAGCCATTTTATTCTCCTTTTATTCCTTTTGTTCAAAGGGGACAGGTTGCCCCATCCCCTGTTTAATTTATCAATTATTCGTTGATAACGTACTTACCTGCGTATGCAGCAGACGCAAAAGTGAACTTCCAATCCTTACGGAGGGTGAAGTTCTGAGTAATATCAGCGTTGTCGTAGAACTGGTTGCTGTTGGTGAGGGTATTAGAAACAGCACCCTTAACAACCTTGTCTGCGCCGGGCGAAACGAGGTAAAGGGTATTGTTATCAAGTGCAACACCAAAGTTAGCATCGCCAGTAGGAATCTGAGCAAGCTCATAGAGGTCAAAGTTGTAGAACTTCGCCATGATACCGACTGCGCCGTTTGCGCCTGCAACGTTCATGCGATAACCTGCGATGGAATCAGGAAGCACCTTTGCGAGAGCTGCCTGAGTACCCATGATAACGGGCTTCATACCGAAGTTGTAAGCCTCAAGACGCTGACCAAGCTCGATGAGGGTCTGAGCCTTAAACGCGCCAGTCTCGATAAATGCAGAAGGATAAGTGCCTGCGTCAAGACCTGCGGTAAGTGCGCCAACTGCGTCAATGGTCATATCGCGCTCAATGGAAAGCACTGCGAGGCGAACGAACTCAGCGATGTCCTCCTTGCCTGCGAGAACACGGTACATGTCAGAGTAGACGGTGACCATTCTCTCCTCGGGAGCAACGATAAGATCGCCCTTGAAGTTCTTCTGACGGAAAGAGGTTCTTTCTCCGTGTGCGATTTGTTCATGCGGGGTCGCAATGCCCGCACCGTTTTGCCGAACCTTAAACAAAACTGCTTATACTTTCGTATAAGTCCAGATTAAATCTTCATCTTATATATCTATGTCAATAAAAATATTCAAATTTTAGATATATAAGAGCCATATTTTTCGATAACCATTAGCTTGTTATCTACTCCCCCGTAAGGGGATAATCGTTGAACCTTTTCCTATTCGGAAAATGGAGGCTAAAGACCCATTTACAAGCACTTAGGATTTAACCATATGCTTATCCTTTATTTTCTTTCTGCTTTCGCAACTTTCGCACTTAGACTTATTTCATTCTTATGCTGTAGTAATAAAGGCTTTAGGGATTCAAAGCAATTAACATGGAATACTTGCTGATCACTCAACAAGCAGGGCGTACTGCCGTTATGCGGCAATTTTGGTTACCCCTTTTGAAACAACGAAAAGATTACGAGGAGTAATCTTGTAATGGACAGCATCGCCATAAGCGGTGAACTTCATGTCGACAAAGGGAGCAAGAGAATTGGTGATATAAGCAGGAAGGAGTGAATTGATGACCTGATCAATAATCGCAAAAGCAGCCCACTTAACAGCCGGGTTAGCCATCCATGCGTTAGGAGCGTCAGCTCTCTTAATGCCAGAAAGACGCTCAACCTCATTAAAGAAGCCCTTGTTAATCTTCTCGCTCATCTCAACAAGAGGAATGGAAGGGGTGCGGGTAGCATCGTTCTTGCAGTTGTAATACTCTTCAAAGGCGATGTAGAAATCTACATTATCGCCAGCAAATTTTCTAAGTTCTGCGTTCATATTTATGTCTCCTTTGTATATTTTTATTTAGATTAGTTGCGCTCGCAACGAAGCATCCAAGTAGTGATAAGCTCTTGACCAATAGCAACAATCTTCTTGCCGACAATAGTAAAGTAAGCACCACCAGTAGGAGCAGTAGTAAGAGCCTTGAGCTTGCCGTTAGCGTCAAGTCCTGCAACAGTCGCATTAGAAACAGTGTCAGGATCAAGGTTAGCGGTAAAGCAATTCTTGTCAACCTCGATGTGGTCGACATGAGGATTCATGTAGCAAAGCGACATGGGCTTGCCTGCCTTGTTGTAGAAATATCTGGGGTCATCATAAAGCTGAACCTCAAGAATATCAGTACCTGTCTCGGGAGTACGGACGAGCCATACAGAAGTAGAGGTAGCAGTTGCGGGGGTAACGTTGTACTCGAAACCGTTGATATTGCTGTTGGAATCAACATTCATTGAGGTAAGGGTAACGAAAGTGCCGTTATCAAGATCGGCAGTCTTATAAATACCAACGAGCTTGTTGGAATCTACGTCCCATCCGGTTGCATGAGTCGTATTCACATAACCATGATTATTAGCCATTTTAATTTTCTCCTTTAATTAAATAATTTTATAGTCTGTCCCATACGGATTCAGACTTCTTTTCAGTTTGTACAGGAACGCTAAACTTGAACATTCCATCGTCTGCTTTTACAAGGTTGCCTTTGGTTGCATCAAAGCAAGTTGCCTTGACCTTATTGACGAAAGCGTCAATGTTGTCAAAGGTGCAATTTTTACCTTCCTCACGGAAAGCGTCAATTTGAGACTCAGAAGCAAAGCCCTTGATTTCACTCAGAGCGGCTTCTACTTTACAAGCAAGCTGTGATGCCTCCATGCAACGCTTATATTCTCTAAGCTCTGCAAGTTCAGCCTGACACTGCTTGATTTCTTCGTACTTCTGCATAATAATATTGTCTCTTTCCTCAATATCCTTAGTCAGTTGGGCACACTTAGCCTCAAAGTCTTCATGTTCCGGCTCATCCTTGCATTCGCACTCAGGCTCTGAAAGGTTCTTTTCATCCTCTTTCTTTTCCTCAGTGACTTCAGGTTCAGCCATTTCGGTCTCCTTGGTTTCATCAACCTTGGTTTCCTCTTCCATTTCGACTTTTTCAGTTTCCTTCTCAGCCATCTTAGTTTCCTCCTTTCCGTCAGAATCATCGAGTCCAAGCTTTTTCTTGATTGCTTTAATCTTTTTCAAAACCTCGGTCTCGTTTTCTTTTTCTGCATACCCTTGTGCCGAAGCAAGAGCCTTGGCAGAATATCGCCACTCGCCGTCATATAATCCCATGACAGGATAGCCAAGTTTGGTTACTTCCCTATCTTCCCATCCGGGCTCAAGGCGCAAACAAACTTTCGGGGCGAGGGTTTTATAATTCTTTTCTTTAATTAAATCTTGTTTAGCTCTATTGCCGTCCCATTCACCTTCGTAAATTGCTTCTTTAGAAGTGTTGATAGGATGGTTGACATATTTTTCAGCCATAGCTTTCTTTTTATCCTCTACAAATTTTTCGAGGTCGGAAAGGATTGAATTTTCAACAAAGAAATTGTTAGCTTCTTCTTCGGAAAATCTAACCATTGTAATGTCTGCATCAGGACACGAACCGTTGATCCTATGACCCAAGCAGCACAAACCCATCAAATCAAAAGAAACGACTTTACCTTCATCTGCGTCGTTTTCCGTTACAACGGTCATTTCGACACTGGAATTGCGTAAATTATCATTTTCAAAGATAGCATTGAATTCTTTGCCATAGATTTTGCTTACAACAGCATAGGCATAGGCTTTTGTAAAACCATCTTCTTCAACAAATTCAACTTTCTGTTCACGCGGGAACACACCATAAACTTGTTCGTCCTCTTCGTGGCTCGTACTATCGCCATTTTGTATTTTGGCAACAAGAAAACCACCAAGAATAGTAGACGCATATTTTCTAAGCGTCCCATCATCAATGTCAAGATGGTGGCTGTTTGGACGCGTTGACAAGAAACAGGTTCTGAATACACTGAATTTATGTTCGGGATAATTTCTCGACCATTCAGGGACTTCAACAGCTTCCTCAACTTGGAACGATACTTTTCTTTCCATCATTCATCCTCCTTTCCAATAGTTTGATTAAGATATTCCATAAACTTTTTGCTCTTCTTAAAATAGACCGTTCCGTCCTCGTCTTTATACGCCGGGGGGAAGCCCTTTTGATGAAGTCTGGTAATTAGCCAATCCTCATCACAAGCAAAAAATTTAGAAACGTCGTTAGGCGTACCAAGTATCAACATTATTGAATCTCAGTAGCCGTAACAGTTCCGTCATCAGTAACGGTAATCTTAAATTTCTTTGTCGAACCCGCGGTTGATGACGCAAGAATAAGCGCCTTGTCAGTTAATCCAACAACACCAAGTACGTTATCGGTAAAAGCAAGGGTTGAATCAACCTCAAAGCCGCCACATGGAATCTTTGCCATAATTAAAATCTCCTTTGTTATTCATTATCTCTTGATATAGCCCCTGAGTCAGTTAGTTCCGATTCGTCTTCAGGGGGTTTGCCGTTTTCTTTATCGCCGGAAGTTGCAGTATTTACGTTAGTTAGCATCTGGCTGTATTCATCCAGCCATCCGGTATATTTACTTTCCTGAAGCATCTTTTCAAATACAACAGGATGGTAACCCAACGTAGACGCAAACTCGGACATCGACAATACAATGCCCTTGTCAGCAATTTTCATCAAATTTTCAAATCTTGCGCTACGCTCATATCGGTAATTTGAACCATTAAACGTAAACTTGAAATGATATTTTTTAGTGATTCTATTTACAAAGAAATCAAGGAAGTTATTGAACTGCGCATATAGTGGCTTCATAGTCGAATAAACTTCATTTAATGCCGCCTCAATTTCGGCGTTACTCATTCTATCCGTTGAATAAATTATACGGCTGATACCAGTACCCGATGCGGCAGTATTGACCGCTTGATTGGTGTACATATCGCTGTTATAATCTTGGAACTGGAAGAATTTGTTATCCTCAGTGGGCATTGCGCCGACCTTAATTAAACTATTGCCCATGCCTTGTTTAACAAGCGAAAGCAATTGAGCAAGCAATTTAAGGTTAATAGCAAACTGGTCTTTCTGTTCACCCGACTTTGCACCATCATAGGTCTTAATGCCACCTACAAGAATGCCATATGCTGAAATCAAATCTTTGTTGTACTGCAAAGCTTCAACTTCATTGTTGCGCATAATGTTCTTAATAAAGGGCGCAAGGAATGGTGTCGGGTTGAAATCCGATGTATTCATTTTGAAAGCAAAAGCTCCGTTCATAGGTGAAACATCAGCCCATAGCGCATATTGTCCGGTACGTCTATCAAGTGGCGCAGACGGCACATAATCAGTACTCATGTTCTGCGTAGTCCTGATATAAGTTTCTTTCAACGAAGGGTCAAATGTATTTATATCAACACCCGGTTGCATAAAATACATCATGTTCATTGAAAACAGCAAGCCTTTTTCCCAATATCCAGTAATCAAGCACTGGTCTTGGGGCAGAATCTGCAAAGCATAACGCATCTTCTTGCCGTTGCCCGGTTTGGTCTTTCTGAACCACGTAAAGTACTGTTCCGACTTTAGCAGATTCAGCACGACATTGTAAAATTCCTTTTTGTAGTCAAAGTTAAGAAGGAAATGTTCTACGCGCCTTTTGTCGGCAAGATATTCTTTACTTTCATAATCATCCTTGGTATAAGCGTCCGTACAAACATATGACAAATCAAATGCAAGCGCATTTGCATATGAATATAGCGTCCGCTTAAACACCATATCAAATTGCGTAGCAAATTCTGTATAATTAGCAAGATTTTTGGGTGATTTGTTATAATCCGCTAATGCTTCCTTTACTTGGTCAACTGTTGGCACACCTTTAGTTGTGGTCAATGACTGCAACAATTGATTGCTCAAAAATGGCGAGTAGAAATTGTTGCCAGGATAAGCGTATGCAAGCCCCGCCGCAAACTTTGTTATATCCTCAAGCTGTTCCACAGAAAGTTTTTCTATAGTCTCTTCCATATTTCCTCCTTTCTTAATTTATTAAAATACAAGCTCCAAATCTTCGACATCAAAATCTTCTTTTTCTTGGAGCTGTTTATTCCACGCGTTTTCTATTTTGTCGAATATCATATTAACATACGACAAAACAACAACACGGTCTTTTGTTTTATTTCTGTCCTCTTTAAGAACAGGGCGGTCTTGTTTGATTTCCACATTAAGTTGTACCGCTTCTTGAATGAGCAGGTCAGTTTCACCATATGGCGCAAGAGCTTCCGCTAAATCCTCGGATTGCATCTTAAAGAATTCGCCATTATCAACAAGCTCATCACGACGCGTCTGCAAAGATTTAAGGAATTTAATGTTGCCTAAATCAAGTTGATGACGCAGGGATAGCCAGCCATTTGCGTTGAGCGATGTGTCACCGATGACTGGACAAATACAAGGAATTGCATAGGGGTCAATTGTCCTATGTCTATAATCATCAATCTTAGCTTGGGACACCAAATGATAATCCATCCTATCCGATACCGTCAATCCATGACTTTCCCACATTTGACCGCGCTTTGGATGTTCTTTGGCTTCTGTAACCATATTAAACAATGACTCACCGCCTGACCGTCCATCCATACAGATATAATCGGCGTTATAATCTTGAAACAGCTCTCTTACGCGCCACATCGCGCCTGTCGAATCCGATGCTTCCCATTGCGTGATATATTCAAGCCTGCGCTCGAAATGGTTGCCCTTCCATATTCCTGCAAAGCATTCAATGATAGTATTATCGTTATCAACTCCGGTTTTGCCCGTCTTATTAGCAAACGCAAAGTCGACACCTATAATGCGCACCTCATTCATCGCATCCTTGGGACGGAATTTAGGTTTGGTATCTGTGAATACTTGAGTGTCCGTTGGTGGAACGAAGGCTTCACTAATTTCTTGATTATCAACAAATTGCTTAAGGTTAAACCATGAATCTTCGGTTACCCCTTGCGTTTCGTTAAGTCCTTCCATCGCAAAATCCGCATCAGACATTTCACGTTTCATTTTGCGATAATCTGCCCATGTTCTTGAACCCTCCCAAATCGCCGTATAAAAATCTTCAGCGAGGGTTACGTAGTTTTCTTTAATTTTGGTAAATTGTAAAGCAACCGCTTTTCGGTATGCCCGAATAAACCATTCCCATTCATATCTTGTAGAAGTAATATAAACGCTGCGAGGTGTTTCTTGCCATCGTGGGGTTTGATATTCCTTCTTTAACAGATACGGAGTAGGGCGATTATGTCCCATTGGTTCAAAGACTGAATCAATAACGGATTTTTTGAGCAGTCGCGCCTCTTCGTAGATATTCATAGTAGAACGAATACCACGTGCTGAATCAGAGCAAACTGCTACGATTATAGTCGAGCCATTTAATTTGTTCTCGACTACATAAGCGTATCCTTCGTTCGAGCCGTTTTTGGATATTGTGATATATCCATTGGTGTACAAGTACAAAAGATATGGCGAAAGCTTCTTAATAATCTCATCACGTATCTTCTTCTCAACCATGATTGAAGCCTGACCAATTGTGGACGCTGTAATAACTATTTCGCTATGGGGGTAAAGATTGAAGGCTATCACTGCGCCAAGTCCGCACAAGAAGGTTTTTCATTGTGTTATCAACGAGTTCTTTATCTCGTTATCTTATAGTAAACCATTTTCCTATAAGTTCAGAATACGTTTTAACCCTGTTGTATAGTGTGTTTCGGACACTCTTGGAGATATTATATTCCTTTATTAAGGTTTCAATCTCTACTCGTTACGGTGATAATAGACGTTACACTATTATTTACCTCGGCGTTGCCCTTATTAAATGGAGGGTTTTCACCGATTTTGCCCGATTACAGGTCAATCTATCTATACTTCGTATTGACCTAGGCATAATATTTTATCTAATTTATCCAATTTTCTTCGTAAAAGAATATTGGCGTTATTATAAAGAAAATTATATATTTTTTCGCAGTCGTGAAGACCGCCCCAAGACATTTCAACTGCCGCGCTATCAACTTGCGGCTTTATCTTAATATTTTCAATTTGTAAAATTTCAACTAAATAATCATGCAAAGGTCTTATAAAAGATTCGATTCCAACAAAACCAATATTAACCATTTTTTTCTCAATTGAAGCACACGCCCATCCATCACCCTCAAAAAACCCACGGACAAAATGTCTAAAAAGATGCTCAGGGACAATTTCAAAAGAGGGAAATTGTAAAATATAAGTCTTATTAGGCACACATCCCTGTTTTATTAAATCTTCGCACATCTTTTTGTTACATACGTTAATTTCGCTATATTCGCCTTTGCTCACTGCTTTGTTTTGAGCAAACTTCCTTTCTTTGTAAAAGGATTTAATGGGTGCAGTAGACTGAACGCTTTTCTTAAAAAGCTCTACGTGGGACAGATCATCTTTTTGTAGTTTTAGCCTAACGCACCAATTTGACACATCATTACATCCATCTGCATATAAAAATCCCAACCAATAAGCTTTCCATTCGGTATCTATCTTTTCAAAATAATCTTTATTTACAAGATAACGTCCCATAGCACTTTTATAAAGTTCGTCAACAGGTAATAATTTCTCTTGTTCCTTTCCAAGATAATTGCTTACATCATAATTTGGTTGGTTGCGCTTTTCTATATAATAATTAAATGCGTTAGGAATATTGCTACATACATCTTTCTTTTTGGTGAGTCCCATATTGCAAGCATAAGCTCTAATAGCTTTAATCTCAACGTTTAATGCTTTGGATAATTCTTGATTACTATATAAGCTATAATTGGCAATAAGATACTGTTTTTGTTCTTTTGTTAAAACCGCGTTGTCGCCCGTTTCTCGCGGCAAACCTTTTGCTTTTTTAAGGCGATTTTTTGTAGCAAAAACCTGTAAAGTACCCGGATTAAGATTAAACATTTTGCAAATATCTGTATTTCTGGTGTTAGCATAACACTGTTTAATTTTATCCTGTAATTCCTCGGTTAAAACAATTTTGCGCACAGGTTTCTTTGGTTCTTCGAAACCAAGCTCTTTGCATAATTTCTCAATTGGTTTTAGACCGACACTTAATGATTGTGCTAGTTCTTTTAACGTTTTAGTTGAATAGTTGTCTTTTACAAATTGTTTTTGTTCTTCGGTAAATATAATTTTCTTCATGGAGTAAACTCCCTCTTTCTTTATAAAATATTTTTTCTTGCCGTTCCTCTTGTACTCACATCAAAGTAAAAATGGGCTTCCCCGAGCATATGAATTTTGTACTTTTGCACCGGATACAGTTGTATTTGCAATACATCTTCGGCATACTGCTCCCAATTGCGTCGATAATAAGTTATCCACTTCTTTACTTTTTGTGCCTTTTCCGTCTTCGCCCAATCATTTTGTCTAACAGTGGCAACTTGTAAATCTTGCTTGACAGCTAATTGCCGGAAAAACTTTTGGTCGGAAAGATTCATTGCTCATTTTTCGGAATTACTGGATAATTCTTACTTCCCCTTATAAAGTTTTCCTGAGAACGCATGATTTCATGGTACATTTGTTCATATCCAGCGACATCCTTATAGATGGATTTATCTTCAAGTTCCGCAGGCTCGGTATTCTCAAACTTCCATATAAGACGCTCTATATGCTTTTCGGTCTCGGACGATTCATTTGACGCAAACTTGTCTATACCAAGAAGTTTCATAATCTTGAACTTTTCGTCAGTAATCGCTTTTGTGTCCTCGCCATTTTCAAAAGCTTGTCTGAGCCTTAAATCATCCTTGCATAGCTGTCTATACAGTTCTTCCCCTGCTTTTTCAAGGTTGAGTATTTCATCCGTATACTCATGATACTTATTTTCAAGCCATCGCCAATCTTCAGCGGAGTATTTACCCCATGCCGTCAATAGATTACTCTTCTCAGCATCGCTAAGCGAATCCTCTTCATCCGCTTCTTTACCAAACATAACAAACAATTCTGTCATATTGGTATCACCATCAAGAGCCGATGTGAATTTGCGCCTTGAATTCTTTAATAAAGTGTAGTAAATATCAAAGAATGTCATCTTGATATTGTTGCTTGCTTTATTTTGTGCCTCGATTATCAAATCACGATAAAAAGGCAAATTTAATTGAAACAGTACACACCATATCGCAGAAGCGTCAGCAAACGTTGAGTCTCTATTCACAAACATTTGTTTATATTTTACAAACGTTTCTTCCATACAGTCCTTGCACATAGGCAAATACTCGCCGTCTTGCGTTATAGATGGATAAAAATTCTTTTTTTGCTTGATGTTTCCGCACATGGAGCATACCTTTTGCGTCATTTTATTAAACTCCATGTTTCCATTTATTCCCTTTTAGTTCAAAAAATAAAACGCCCCATCGGTTTGAGCATATGCTTGCGCACATAGGCTTGATGGGGTCTGTTTTCGTTTATTCAATTAACTGCCGTCCACTTTAGATGGGCGCACAGTAGATATACCTGTACTCTACGCGTTGCGCGAGCCTCGGGTGGATCATCTCCTTTCGTTAATTAGTGCTTCTGTTGATTGTAACAAGTGGACAAATTAGCAAATAGATGACCTCCCTTTCTTGTGGAATATCTATATTAACCCCGACTAAGGTCGAGGGGTTTTAGTTTGATGTCTCTTGACCAAGTTTCGCCCTCGGTCTCGCTGTAATAGGCAAGATGGCAACTTGGGACAGAGCCTTTTCGAATGCTATCGCTATATGGGTCAATGCCCATGACCGAGCCGACACGGTGGATTTTTACATCAATGCCGTCAAATGAGCCTAAGCTTTTTGTTTCAGTTGAATGTAAATGACCGCAGTACATTGCTTCAATCCATTTACCCTGCACATCACTAAAATAGCGATACGTGTTAATAGCGTTCTTTGTGCCGTGCTCGAGCAAAACGTTATGCTCAGCAACAGGCACGACTCTTGCAGTGGCGCAGTCATGAACGGTTACACGCTCGTTGTTTTGAAGACGTAAACGCGCATATTCAGCAACCAACTTTGCAAAATTTTCTTCTGCGCTATAGGGTTTTTGCTGAAGCATCCGAATTTCGTCATGGTTGCCTGAGATTATCTCGACCGATATGGATACACCCAGTACCTGCGATAGCCTGTTCAACCAATCGGCGAAGAATTCCGAAAACCTAATCACGGTATCAACAACAGGTTCTTTAAGTTTAGCTAAACTGGACAGGCGTAACAGTCCCTCGACAATATCCCCCAAAACGCCTATTGTCAAAAACTTTGCTTCACGGTTGTAATTCTTATCCAACCAATTGAGCAGGTACTCAAATCTTGCACGCAAAATTTCAAAACTGTATGCGTTTATTTTGTATCCGTCAACACCACGTACCTCAAATTCCGCTCCGGCATGAATATCACTTATGAGCAATAAACCTTCCTCGGGAGAATAGACCCAATCGCCATTTTCTTCAACAGGTTCAAATGGTTCAAGGCGATTGATTGCGTCTACGACTTTTTCACTAAGCATATCTTGTCGTGCATCGCGCCGCAGATTAGCGTTATACTCAAGATTAGCGGTCTGTACCTTTATCTTTTCCTTCTTGATTTCCTCAAGAATTTGCTCAAGATTTTCTTTTTCCTCTGAAGGCGCACCATCCTTGACAAGTATATTATACTGCTCAAGGAACATTTTGAATAAATTTGAGCATCTGCGTAACGTTTCTGGCGAATAAACCTCGCCATCACCCGCCACGATTTCAGCCCACTCCTTTATGGATATATCGCCTTTAGAGAGAGCCTGTGTAGCTCTCTCCATATAAGCGATTATCGTCTCGTTTTCATTTCTCTGCATAATTAGTGCTGTGTCTTGTTGTTCTTAACTGCGGCTTCAATCTGAATCTTTAACCATTCATCAAGGTCACCACAATACTTTTCGATATACTTCTTTGCATTGTCGGAAATCATGTCAAGCGCAGCGGTCTTTGCCATGTTGAAAGCCTTAGCCTGCGCCTCCTTGTCAAAATTTCCACTCTTCTTGCAGTCATCAACGAACACCTGTGAAACATAAACCACGGCATTCCATACAGCGGTAATTGCGTCACGAATAGTTTCGTTCTTGATATATCCTGTCTTGGTCAGAATGTACTGTCCGGCAAAACCAAGCACCGGAAGCAGGACGGCAGTAATCAGGATATAAAGAATCTGGTTAATAGTTATTGTCTCCATCGGTATAAATCCCTTCTTGATTATTATTTTCTAAGGGGGTTATCTTTATCCCCTCAGATTTCTCTATCTCAGCCTTTTTTAATGCCAATGTAAATTCATCGGTCTTTTTAGCACGGTATACATAAACGCCCAACACAGTTGCCATAAAGCCCATCACGGTAGGTGCAATGTACGCCATTGGGGACAAGTCGCACAACCTGTGCATTTCCCAACAACAGTACAACAGAAACAATGTACCAAGGGCAATAAAATACCAAACAACCAGCTTACTTGTTGATATCTTATTCGTTTTTCTTGCCATTCTTCAACCCCTTAATCAAGGCTTCGAAGTCTTGCTCTGCGTCCTCTTGTTCCGCGCCTCTTGCTAATCCCAACTGTTTACGTGCGGCTATGCGCATAAGCTCCTTACGCTCTGAATCGGGCAGGTCGGATACCTTGACACGCTTTCGCGCCTGCTTCGTAACGTATTCATCGTTGATGCCGTTAATCAAGGTTTCACTGGGGGTAAATGACGGCTTATAATGCTCAGGCACAACATACGTCCTAATCGCGCCATCAACGATGTGGCTCTGCGTCATCGCACCAACAACCTTAGCCTCAAACGTGCCAAGACTGGGAACTTTGCATACGCCTTCAAAGTGTAATTCGCGAGCAATCACGGTAGCAAAAGCATTGACCCACTTCTTAACTGTAGCATCGTCCTTGATGCCAAGGTAAACAGCCATAAGGTTATAGAATTCGCTATCCAGCTTACTCATGCTTGCCACCTGCTTTAATCTTCAATTGACGATTACGCTCAATCACATCAAGCTCTTCTTGGCTCATTCCCCAGAACTTGCTCTTTTCGCCATAAACCTTATTCGTCCATTCGGCAAGTTCGTAAATTGTCGCGTCATCACCATATCGGGTTGCATAGAATATATCCTGCTTGAACTGCGCGCTTTGTTTAATCTTAAGACGCTTAAATCCTTCCTTAGGCAGTGACTCGATATATTCCTTGATAACCGGATTATATCTAACACCACGTGGCTTGGGCTTGTTATTCTGGAATGTAATGTATCCTATGCCCGGAATCGGCACTTCAACCTCGCTAATCAACAAGTCATGTATCGCCTTGTGATATACCTGTAGAATATGGGCTACCACATCATAGTCTATTCCAGACATAGCTGCTACAGACTTGACCATATCGGCACGCTTGATTTGAGGGTACTTAATTCCCTCGTCCTTATCTTCGTTTTCGGTTTCTGTCTCCTCAAGCATATCATCAGTTGGCTCAAGGAAGACTTTGTTTTTGTTTTGTTCCATTTTTTTCGGGTTGTTCCTTTCTGTAAATTTTTTGTTCCCTAATTCACAAGATATTTTATATCACACATTATTGAATTTGTCAATAATTTGTGGATTTAATTGAATACATAAGGGGCGGAAAAATCAACAATTACACCATAATTCGAACCGCGATTCGTCCTTTGCTTCTTCGTAACATTCTGTCGAACAATATACTTGCTCTGAGCCAGAATGAGAAACAGGCGTAAACCGTTTTCCGCATATAGGACAAATCTTGCCCAACTTGGGTGTGTTCACTTTTAGATTTTCCACGATCTCTGCACCGAAGCATGACCATAGCAGTTTCTTAAGACTATCTGGTTTTATGGTATACGCATACGCAACAAGGGAGTTAGTTATATAGTCTATGTTATATCCCGTCCCTATAATCTTGTCTCGAATGACTTTGAACATATATTGTTCGTCCATGTCTATGTGTTCTGTTTCATCTGTGATTTGTGTAACCGCCCATTGATGCGCGTTCCAGTAATTATATGCTTGAATCACCGGATGATCTTCTTGTACGGTGTAATCCACGCCCTCCTTCATCAACATACGGTAATCAAACTTGCCTACGGTCTTGCAATATTTAATCTTGACCGCTTCAATGTCGTTACCACTCTTGTCCTTGCGCATTGACCAACCATTAACGTGTTCCGGCAGGCGATTCATAAAGGATTGATTGGGGGCTTCAACCTGTTCGTTGGTTTTGTCCTTTGCGTACTTGAAATAGTGGGGCAACTTGCCATGAATTAAGGGCTTGATGATTTCGTTTTTGTCGGCGGGTCGCTGTATGGCAACTAAAGTCTTGGCACTATCGATGCTAAAGTTTGATTCAGCCACAAGCCATGCAATTGCCTTGCGCTTCTCCTCAGTGATTTCGCCACTGTTCCAAATCTTGCTACAGGAATTAGAGAATATGCCAATTTTGCCAAATTTGAATGCGCCTATCAAGCCGTTGTAGATGTTTTCGGGCGTAATCTGAACCGCATTAGCATGACCCATTGTGTAGTTTAGAGGGTAAAACCTTGGCTTTAGACGATTAACAACTTTGTTGAGTGTGTTGTTTTTAATAACAAGACAGCAATCCCCGTCGAAATCATTCATGATAATCTTGCTTATTAAGTCATGACAGCTCGTATACAAGCACTTAGTAACAAACCACTTTTTCGTTTCCTCATCATTCCGATTCTTCCTCACGCAATGCTCAAAGTAAAGATGCGGGCTTCTCAAGCAATCCAATTCAGCCCCATTGCCAAACTGGGATATGCTAACCTCGCCATCTTGCAGTAGCCCCTCCGGATTCTCTTTGTGCTGAAACAGCCATTCACAAAAGGCGTAAAGGTCGGGCGAAACAAGACGATAATATCCATTCACCCTCAATCGTCCTGCTTTCGCCTGCTTGACAAGACTGCGCTTGGTCTGTTTCAAGATTTCACGATGATAGGCATCACGGAACAATTCAGGATACAACATCAAGCCCTGTTGGAAACAATTAGGCGTTTGATTATAGGGCATAGCCCCAAGCAACTTCATGTTCGTCCTATAATCTTCACCAACTTTGTTAATTTCCTTGTTGGTAAATTTGAGCAGTTTGTCGATTTCGTTATCCTTGATGTCGTACAAGGTCTGGAGCATCTGGTAGTTGATTTGTGCCTTGGGGACATATGGGCGTTCTTCATTGCAGTAACAAGCGTGACAACCGTATTTCTTGAAATTTGCTTTATATTCCTCAAATGACCGGAAGATTTTGTTTAGCTTAAATTGGCTCTTCGTCAAGATATACTTAATACCTTCGGTAATCACGTTATGTTCAACGCCGTAAATATCTTTTACAATCCATTGGTCTTCTGTGCATTTTTCGCGCAAAAATTTGTCAAAAGGAAATTGCACTAATAACCCTTTAACGAACGGAAACCTGATAACTCGGGTCGTTCCTGCTTCGGGCAAAATCATCCCCACACCATCATTGAGAGGAACACTCGTGCTTGTATACTGGTTCGTAATCTCATACGTGGCAGTATCAATGCAGTCCATTTGCCCCCACACCATCAACTCATGGTCATCAACCACGATTGCTTTGTCGATGTCAAAGTCTTCCCAGATGTCCGTTGCTGAACTATTCAGGGATGTGTAGGCAAGCCATTTGTTGATTATACACCCTCCACGCTTGTTGACTTCTTCACGGCTCAAACCGCACGTCAAGGTCATCCATACACGATTAAGTAGTTGCTCCTCAACGAACAAACCACGATGCTTTCTTATCGCGCCTGCGCTTGATGAAAAGTAAACGTAATGCTTGCCGTTGTAGTTAAATCCATTAAATATCAAGTCATGCAGCACCTGATAAAAATAGAATTCAACAGAAAAGATGTCCTCACTAAGCTCTCCCGGCTTCAATCTGCACACACGCGTCAATTCCGATTCAAACAGGCTGATAACGCTCTTGTTGTTGAATTTCTCAGGGTTCATGTCCCTGACCAACCCCTTGCCCTTCTTGGACTCAAGGATTTCCGTCAGTCGCTCTTTGCGCCGTTTCAACATGCGGTTGACAATCTTCTTTTTCCACTTGGGAATCGTCGACTTGGCACGTAGCTTATACAACTTAAGCATCTGGTTGTGTATTGCCTGCTCCTCAGCATCATAGAATATATCTGTGCCAACCGACCGAATAAAGCAAATTTTGTCTAACGCCAATTATTCATCCTCCTTACCGTAGGTTGGATACTCGTCTTGGTCATCGGATTCATCCTTTGCCCACTCAACCGTCTCTGTATATAGTTCATCCCGCAGCCTACGCTGATTGGTTTGCTTGCGGTACTTGTAGTAGCTCATCTCACGCCACATGGTTCTCCTTTCCGCCCCTCACCCATAGGGCATTTGTTGACCACGTATATATTATACCACATTTTTAGCGATTTGTCAAGAGGTTTTTGAAAATTTCTTAAAAATTTTTTCTAAATCGTGACGAATTCGATTCTCGTGCGCATTTCATTGAACTTTTGCGCGATTCCTCGTCCGTACCGTGACGGTTGGGGTGTGCTTCGGTCTTAAGAAAGAGTACCAGAAAGAATATAAGGTATATTATATTATATAATACCTAAAGATTATATAAATTTAATAAATTTACTAATAAATCGTGAATACAAGTAAAGAATAAGTACCGTAATCTAATAAAGAACATCTAACCCTATTTCTTTCTTTCTCTTTTGGTGCTTTTCGTTTCTTTCTTTGGCATGACTTTGTGTTAAAAAATTATCAATCGGTTTTCCGCCACTTTTTTCACGGCGATTCCGCGACCCCTATTTTACCTTGTCTATGCCCGCCCCTTTTCCTTCGACCCAGCCCATCTACACTGTCACAGCCCCTGCCCGTTTTCTTTGTTCCAGTTCTCTTTTATTTATCGTGCTTTGAGACCCTAGATTCAACGGAAAGGGTCAGGGGGTAGTAAATACCCATCTGGAAGTTTCCGTTGAAATTTGCACTGAAAATCCCCTTTAACTAAGGCAAAAAATTTTTTCAACTTTTTTTCAAAAACCCCTTGACAAAATCAAGAATGTGTGGTATAATATATACACAGTCAAAAACAAAGGAGTTAACCACCATGAAATTTTTTGAAATGCTGAAAAGGTTCAAGTCCCTTGGGGACATTGAGTCTGCAATCGCGAATGCCCAGACAGAGCTTAACACCACACTCACCCAAACCGCTTCTGCCAAGGACGAATACGAGCGCAAGACCAATGAACTCAACAGCACCTTCATCACGGAAAAGAACAGGCTTGACCGCATAATCAAAGACAAGAATGCGACCATTGTTGATTTAGACAAGAAAATCAACCAGTCTGAGCGCACCGTCAATACCATCGAAATGATGGATGAATACGGCGTTCCGGATTACGAGGATTCCCTTGATGAACTTGAACACAAACGATACACCTTCCAAGAGAAAGTCAAGGAAATCCTATCGTGGGGCAAGAACAGTCGCAATGGACTTTGGTACATTGACCGAGCATTCACCCTTGATGGTTCGTCACGTGATGGACGTATCATGCAGGAAAATCAAGCGGCTGGTTATGCGTATGCCCTTAACGCCTATCTGGACAAGAAAGAAAAAAGCACTAACACATTCACGGCTCAGGTTGAACGTGAAATCTGGAACAAATTTGACTTGTACCAGAAGCGTGCAGACAAGGTAGGTATCATCCTTAACCGTGAATACGTATCAACACGTATTATAATCATCAACTTGTCAATCAAAATCAAGGCGTTGAAGAAGCTTGAAAATCAGCGTCTTCGCGAAGAAAAACGCAGAATCAAAGAAGCTGAACAGCTTGCCAAAGATATTGAAAAAGCAAGGCGTGAGATTATAGCCGATCGTCTTAAGTTTGATAAGGCACTTGGACGCGCCACTACCGAACAGGAACGACAGGAAATCAAAGAAAAGCTCAATGCTATTGACAAGCGTGAACGTGAAGTTGATTATCGTGAAAAGCACTCGCGTGCCGGATGGTTGTATATCATTAGCACACCTGCGATGCCGGGAATGGTCAAAGCGGGCTGCACACGCAGGTTAGACCCCTTAACGCGCGTCGCGGAGCTGAGTAGTGCGTCTGTTCCCTTCCCCTTCATCTGTCACGCGGTTGTATTCTCTGATGACGTCTTTGACATCGAAACCAAGATACACAACTATTTCAACGATAAGCGCGTAAACAAAGAAAATCTGCATAAAGAATTCTTCTACGTTTCGCCCGAAGAAGCAATTAACGCCCTTAAGGACGTATTCAAATGTGAAATTCACTATATCGACAAAGCTGAAATCAATGAGGAGGATGAAAGCGATGACTGAACGTAAATTCAACTGGACACGTGTTGAGGATTTAATCCTCATGGACATGAAAAAGGCAGGCATGACACATAAAGACATAGGCACTACCATTAACCGTACGCCTAAAGCAGTGGAATGCCGTTGGCGCGAACTACGCCGGGGCATGGGCAAGCGAAGCAATGGTGATAAGTACGTCAAGTCATCCTATGACGAAGCAGATGACGCGCTCATGATTGATATGTATCACAACAACTATCGTCAGTGGGAAATTGCCAATGTTCTTGGTAAGTCCGAATCGGCTATAGGTAATCAGCTTGCACGACTGAAAAGGCAGGGACGCATATGCTAAAGGTTTTACTAATCTATCTTGTTGTAATGATGATAACGTTGGCAATGACCTTAATCATAATTCACGGAGGTCATGGCGGAGATGATTAAAATAATCGCTTATGGGCTGATAATGTACATCTTCGGTTATCTTGCCCGATGTATTGAGCAAGCATTCAAGGCAGTTGATGTACAGCGATATGCTGAACAAGTGAAGACACCGAATGAAACTATTGAATGCACCTATGCTACGGTCTTGACCGATGATAAAGGCAACATGTCATGGTTTCGTAACGATAACTTAAATTTGCTAAAAAAGGATAAAGGAGATAACAACAATGCGTAAGATAATCATAATCAATGGAGGGGCTGGCGTAGGCAAGGACACCTTTGTGCAGATGTGCCAGAATGTCGACCCCACGATACAAAATCTGTCATCAATTGACTATGTAAAGGAAGTTGCCCGTGAGCTTGGTTGGTCGGGCGAAAAGGACGAAAAGGCGCGTAAGTTCCTCGCTGACCTGAAGCAGGCGATGATGCTTTATAATGGCGCACCGTTCTATAAGGTTTTTGAAACTATCAACGATTTCGATAATGGATGTACCGTATTCCTTCATGTTCGTGAGCCGGATGAAATTGAGCTTTATAAGAATCAGATAATTGCCAATTACGATAAGGTGGTTACCTTGCTTATTTGTAATAATCGTGTTGCCGCAGTAGACACCAATTCTGCGGACGCGAATGTAACCGAATATGGCTACGATTATGTAATTGACAATAACGGAACTCTACAAGACCTACAAGATTCAGCAGAACTCTTCTTAGAGGTGCTGAAGGATGACCACAAGGGCAATTAAGAAATACCTTAACTTTGCAATAGACATAAGCAAACAAAGTACAGTCAAACAAGCAAGGTTGGGCGCAGTGCTGGTCTCACACAACAAAGTTGTTAATGCCTCACCCAATCTTGAAAAGACCCATCCCATGCAAGCCCATTTGAATAGGCTCAGGGGCTTTGACCCCATGAGCTCCGGGACGAGAAATACCCTGCACGCTGAAATTGCAACGTTGATTAAAAGTCGCGACCTTGACATTGAATGGAGCAAGTCAATGCTCTTCATAGCAAGGCTAAAGAAAAATGGCGATTTAGGGCTTGCGCGACCTTGCAATGCGTGTATGGGATTGATTAAACAATACGGAATTAAAAATATATATTACACCACAGATAATGGTTGGTGCTATGAAAGGATAGAATGATATGAAAAACAATGCGGGATTTAAGGTTGGAGATAAAGTACAGTATCGGGGAGTAATCAATAAGATTAAGAACAAATTCGGTGTGATTACAGAAACTTACCCCACCTTTTGTAGTGTTACATTTAAGAATCCCAAGAAATATTTAGAGCCGGAAACATACAATATACCCAATGATTATCTACTCAAGATGGAGGGCAAATTCCCAAGTTTAGACCTTACTCCTCGTGAAAAAGCTAATGACAAGGATAACGTATGGGCAATTTCAATACAGCCCGCACCATTTGACAGGGAGCGTGCGGTCGCTGACTTGATTGTTAATGGACGCATCGTTGATACGGTTACCGTAAGCCGTTGGCACGATGAGGATGAATACGATGTGGGCGCAGCCGCTTATGAAGCTGTTAAGAAGTTGTTTGACATTAAGGACAAGACGGCAAAGGATATAGAAAAAAATACACCACTTAAGTACTATACAGGTAAAGTTTTCTGCACACGCGACACGGACGTTTTTACTAAGGGAAAGATATATGAAGTCAATAACGGCAACATCGTCAATGATGAAGGAGATGAGTTTGTTCGTTTTGAATCTTTTGAGGAACTTAACGAATGTCCATCTACGTGTGATGCAGAGTTTATTGAGGTTGCAGAGTGAGGTGATGATATGGAAAATAATCAGGTACAGGTTTTTGAGAATACGGAATTTGGTAAGGTCAGAACAGTCGTGATTGATGGCGAGCCGTGGTTTGTGGTTAGCGATATTTGCGAATATTTTAAGGTTTCTAATAGAAATCGTGTAATGCAAACTATTGATGCTGAAGATAAGGAGGGTACGCAAATGGACACCCCCGGTGGAAAGCAAAATATAGCAATCGTGAACGAATCAGGATTGTACTCTATGTTGTTTGCTCTTCAGCCGACTAAAGCAAGAGGTGTTTCTGAAGAATACATTAAAGAGCGTACAGAACAACTTCATCAGTTCAAGCATTGGGTAACCCACGATATTCTTCCTACAATCCGCAAGACCGGAGGTTATGTCGCAAACGACGATTTGTTCATTTTAACTTATCTCCCCTCCGCCGATGAAGCAACCAAACTCTTGTTTAAGACCACGCTTGAAACAATGCGCAACTTAAACGCACAGAACGAAAAGCTCAAGCAAGAAGTTGAGCACAAGGAAAACATCATAGTTGGCTTGGTCAAAGACATTGACCTTGCAGATAAGCGTCAGCGTATAACTCAGATAATCCGTAAAGGACAAAGCAATGGTTCGGCAATCAGCGCAAGATATGCTCTGCTTTACACTGAATTTGAAAAGAAATACCGTGTTAATTTAAGTGTCCGTCTCGAAAACTACAAAAACAGCTACAAGCCACGCCTTAAGAATTATCTTGATGTTATTGATAAGCGGATGAATATGATACCCGAGCTTTACGAAATTTGTTGTAAGCTGTTTGAAAACGAATACAACGAAATCATGAAGACTTGGCAGAGCGCGATAAATACGGAGAATATAGAATGAATCGCTATTACGTAACCATCCCCGAGGGGCGCATTAAATATTACGCCCCTTCGGAACAAGAAGTCAAGCGCATCTTTCCTGAAGCAATAGAAATAACGCCGCTTAATGATACAGACCATCTTTACTACATTGAGCAAATTCATGACCAGATAGACAAGGAGCTTGGCAAGGGTCGATGGATTATTGATACTGTCTTTGGCAAAATGGAATATCAGCAATTCTACGACCCGGATGAGCCGCATAACCCCCTTGACGGATGCAAGTACAGGTTGACTGAACCAATAGGATATACGTTCCCCATTCTATGGTTGCTAAGCAATCCTGAGGACTTCTACAACACATATATGAAAATCGCTCAGCCCTTGATAACAAACTGGACGCGATACAATTATCTTGAATGGGGAAAAATTAAGAAAGATGGGCGGTTTTGGAGAACTAAGGTCAAAGACACCTACAGATGGTTCTGGGTTAACAGTAGCGGCGAAGTTTACGAAGTTGATAATCAACCCAAAGAATCTAAGGAAAGATGGAAGAAGTACAAGGACAACCCCGATACGATTAAGGTGGAAACAGAAGTTCACGCAGGCAAGTCAAAGTTCATTTATTTTGCAAACAACGCTGAATATGACGAATGGGCTAAACGTAACGAGGACGAAGTTGTCCTATCCACCAAAAACGCCTTGCCACCCAACCCTGATTTAGCAAAGAATGTATTCAAACTGCCGTGGTTTCCTATTCATCAATCGCCATTTACTGACCATCAAACCGCAAGACTTTGGCTCGATACCATGAAGCAGGATAGGGAATTGATGACTTTTGCGCGATGGGAGCAGCCCTATACAATAGAAACTCTAGAAGCTCTAATCAAGGAGGTAAGAAATGCTATTTAGGATTGAAACAGACTTGCACATAAGCGACCTACTGAAGCTGACCAATGATGTGACTTGCGACATTCTCATCTATCCCCATACGTTCAAGTACTTATTCAATGGTGCTGAAACGAAAACAGAACATGGATACTTTGTTGAATTGGGCGAAATTGGTCAATTAGTTGCATTCGCGGAACGCATGATGGGATTTATGGTATCAATTTGCCCACCGGATATTCATTGGCTTATGGCGGTTGAATGTGCGCCAGCAGAAGAAGAATATATTTATGCACCAACGTTGGTTGTGAGATAAGGAGTTATAATGACATATCAAATAATTTCGGAAAGATATGAATTTACATCTAAAAATATTGCGTTTCGCATAAGTCAACACAAGGTGGCTACTTCATGTGCAGTAGTGCTGTGCGAAGATAAGGAAACTGGTGAAAGATATAAAGACAAAATGTATTTTGTTGAAATCCCGACACTTGACAAGTTGATGGAAATCATTAACAACATGGACGATTTCACTTTTACCATCACGCCCGGCATGAAAGAGCCGATGGATGAATGGGGGTTCACGCTTACGATGGGTGATAGAGAAGAATACTTTTATCGCTATCCTATACTTTGGGTTAATTGAGGTAATTATATGAAATTTGTATTTTTTAGCTTGAACGAAATGGAAGAGTTCTGGGAAGATAAGTTTCCGGGCTTAATCAGCGAAAAGGCTTATGTCAGCGTCAACGATGGAAATGAATATGCCCTGTTTATGATTAGCTTTGACTTTCTTGACCAGTATCAGCAGTTCATGGATGAGGTGTTGAGGATGGGGTATAGTATCAAGATAGTCCCTGCCGATTCGTGCGATAAGATATTGTCGACAGTGGGCGAGTCTGCGCCATTGATGTATATAAATAATGAGTCTATGGAAATAGAGGTGATGTGATAAAATAAAAGCCCTCGTGATTGAGGGCTTTGGGGTTATTTCTCATTCAATATCATACGATAATCAATAGGTGTATTTTGTTTTATGTGATGAGATATAAAAGTTTTCTTTTGCTCGCCTGTAAAATCATCTAATTTTGAGGTAGCCATGATTTTATCAATTGTTTCTTTTTCAATTGCGGGCAAAGCTTCTACGCGCTCATAGAGCTCCAATAATTTCTTGGTTACCCATTCTTTGGTAGGCGGAGTTATAATCATGATGGTGTTAATATCATCATATTCTTCGCCTATCTTTTCTTTTACAAGCTCACGAAGTTTGAACTGAAACTGTGTCCATCTCAAAACAGGAACATAAGTTTTTGTTAAAGCCCAATCTTTCGGCATAATTTCTTCGATTGCTTGATTATAAACCTCTAAACATTTTTGCTCAATTTCGGAGTTTTCTTCAACCTCTATTTTTTTCATACCCATGCCATTTTTTGTAAAAAACGCGCTATACAGTCTAAAACCTTGGCGTTTAATTATTACATATCGTTTCTCCATAGAATCTATATGCCTATATGTCCATTGCTTTAGTATGGGATAAACTATTGAATTGATTTCTGTCATGTATTGATAATCGGGATTTATTTTCTTCAGAACTTCTTTATTCCCTGAGAAAGCGAAATTATCATTGACCTCATTAAATATTCTGAGCAAGTCTGCACATGAAGCCCGAATAGGCTTACATTCTGTTTTCAAGAAATGCTGATAAAGTGCGGCTTCAAAATAGTATTGGAATCTGTTCTGCTGATTCAGCTCAGCGAAGGCTTGAAACTGGTCTTCATAGACCTCATGAACAATATATCGTGTAGGATGTTCTAACTGTTCGAGCTCGCAGAATGTCCCTATATTTTGAATTTGCGTAGGTTTTGAATTGCCTGTTTTAGGTTTGATGTCAAGAGCTTCACATAATTGATTATATTTTAGCTCATGTCCTTGAATTGCCTTTAACTTGGGTATAATATCGGCAGTAATTTCTTTAATATTCTTCATAATTATCCTTTCTTTTTTTGTACATTCATCGACCTATGACGCTTATACACGTTCCTTAAAAGAAAACGCTGTCGCATTTTCTTTACGTCAAAAGTCCATATTTTATCGCCTCCTACTCATTTTTGTACATATCATGATTATATATTAGTATCCTTTATATATAGTCACGATATGTACAAAAATTGTTTTGTTGATAAATTAAATTTTGCTTTATTATTATACTACATTAGATTGAATTGATTTGATTTGTTCCTCATTAAACGAATACATATTATTTCTCCTTTATAAATAGTTGTACAGGTCTTCCTACAGCACATTCAATACGCGCAAAGCGCACTACTAGCATACGCAATTTGTTGAAGTATTTTAATGTGGAATTATTTTGTACAGGTAAACCCTATATATAGTATATTGATATATAGGGTTTGGCTGTACAAATTTTTTCATTGCTATCATCTCCTTTATTTTATTAGGTTTTTGAAAATTATCCAAAGACCCTATATATATTATATCACAAAATTAACAATTTGTCAATACTTTTTTTGTAAAATAAATTTTACATTTGATTTGACTATATGTAATTTAGTATGTTTTTAATTTTATATTGATTAGATGAGATAGGGATAGATGATAGTAGGATAGAACAGACAGATGATATAATATAGCCAAAAAAGGGATGGAAGGAAAGTGGATAAGGGAATTGATTGGGGAAAGTGGATTGATGGGGTTGGTGGATTGTGGTGCTACAAGCGACCTTCGACCCGCTCGTTCTACACTTGTCCGATACTACCCCGGGGTACTACAAATATAAAACATTGATAAATGCATATTTTTCAATGTTTTATATGCAAATGTTAAAACATACCATTTTGGTGTGATTTATTAACCGACCGAATTAAATTTTGCAAGCTCTACAACAATAAAATTGCAATTACTTCAGTTCGTGACAATTCTTAACGAAAAGTTCATAATTGATAGAATGAATATACATAGATAGCGTTACATGTGAATGAAATATTGCAATAATCAAACTAAACCTTAACATATATCCTATTTATTACCAATCCATTACCAATCATTCACTCTTTCACCATAATCTTCCCACTTTCTTAACATTCCCTTCATAATTAACAATTTCCTCATAATCTTAACATTCCCTTAATCCGTTGACATATTCCATTAACAATTCTGTTCAATTGTAAACGAGTATTCATAATATTCATATTAAATACATATCCTTAATAATCAATCAATGTTGAAGTCATAATTTATTCATAATATATCAAATTTTACAATAAGTTCATATTGTTCATATTATATTCATATCAGATTATATTCCATTCATATGAGCCGATATTCATATGTTAGGTTGATTTAATTATTTATTCAATGAATTTATTTATATAATTATCTTCCTTAACTAATGACCATTAGTTTAATAGTATAATTATTAGTATGATATAATCATTCAGTCGATGAATTCAATAAACTAATAATTTATAAATTGAATTTATTTAATAAATTAGATTGATGAATTTATCTAATAAATTCAATCTATAAATTATTTATTCTATAAATATAAAACGGAACAAGTTTCATCTACACTTATAAAATATGATACTTGCTTTTGACTTTATCGACGCGCCAGAACGCCTTGTAAGCGTGTATAAGCCTATCGGGAGTATAAATACTAACCCGAGCCTTAAAACGCCTTGTAAGGCTTCTACGGGCGTTATGGGCGATTGAGGCGTTTTTATCTTTATATATATACCCAAAAAACGCGCCGAACACGTGTATAAATATACAATATCATTGCATAATCAGTGTATAAATGCACAATTGGCGTTTTTGGGTGAATCCCGTATCAGTCGCGGCGGACAAAATCAATCTATATACAATATCACCAAAATTCAAGGGATTTTTTGTGCATAATGCTAAAAATCAATTTTTTCTGAAAACCTCTTGACAAATCCTAAAAAGTATGATATAATATATACACACAGCAAGGGGAAAGCAAAAAGTGCTCCCCAAGCCGAGAGCAAAAAGTCAAGTTTACAAAAAGTTCACAAAAAAAGACTTGACAAAAAAGCTCAAATATGGTATAATATATATACAGTAAAGCGAAGGACAAAACCGTGATCCTTGAAAACTGAACAGTCTATTCAGACGTTAAATGAATAGGTTTATAATTAGGTAAATAAACCACAATTATTAAGTGTTTATTAACATATTTTTCATATGTTAATTTTAATAATTAAAAAAAGAGGTATTATCATGAAAAAAAATCACTTCACCGATCGCAAGGAGCTTTACGACTTCCTTGACGCCCAGGAGCACGATTACATGACGGAAGGCATGCAACTTTTCCATGTCCAGTACACCGGCGCGGCTCTTGTAGAGGGCGGCTGGAATATCGCCGACGAGCTGGACGGCTTGCTTGATATGCTCGCTGAACCCTCCGACGATGGGGAGTATCTCACCGCCTACCAGGCGCGCGTCATACTCGATGACATAGCGAAGTACTCGGAGTCGACAGAAGAAGAGTAACAAAAAAATTAACATACTCGCAAGAGTATGTTAATAAGCACTTAATAATTAACATTAAAAATCAATTTTAGTGTTTTTTAGTGTATATTTTTAATATCACTAATAAATCAAAAAAAGAGGTATGATCTTATGAAAATCAACGGAAAAAACGTTATCGGATCTTGAACGCTGGGAGGCTGAAAACTATTTACCTTTCTAATAATCCAAAAAGTGCACAAAAAATGTGCACTAAAAAGCACTAAAATTGATAAAAAAGCGCATAGCACATATCAAAAAATCTGTTATAATTTTTGCGGAAAATGTTATTTTTCACAAAAATATTTACATAGCAGGAGGTATCCATTTTGGATACAAAAATCATTTATGAAGTGAATGAAGATTTCGGCGGAATTGCTAAAGACTGGAGCGTTCGGATTTTAGGCGTTTTTGACAATGTTACATTAGTAGAATTTTGTGACGGTCAAGGCGTTTACGCGGTTATCGAAGGCGGAGTTTATAGCGAAAAGTTACAAAAAGTAACGTTAAAATTCACAAAAAGTATACACACTTTTGCATATTTATCGGAAGCTATTAACAAATTCGCCGCCGAAATATCATGGAGACGCTTTAATTCAGCTCTTTAATTACTTCTTTTCACGGAAATTTTCCGTGAAAATTATAACAGATTTTGGATATAATGCACAAAAAAATATTACATATGTAAAGAGGAAAAAGTTATGTTACTTAAACTAATCGCTTCAATCCTTGCTATTGCTTCGGCAATAGCTTCTTCTGCGACTGCCGAAAAAGCACTTGCAACAGTTACTAACGTAAACAATGGTATCGTTACTATAGTTTACAATGGTAACTATTATCAGTTCTACGGTGAGGGCTATTGTATCAATGATAAAATCATTATCACGTTCGACAATGGTAAAATCATTGACGCGGAGTGAATTCAAGGATTTACAAAAAATTCATATTATACCATAGATTCGTTCATCGGATTTATGGTATAATATATATGTAAAGAAAAGCAAGGCACAACGGAAAGCCTATAAACCGTTAGGAAGGATAATTATTACATATGAAAAAGTATCTTGCTACAACGACTCCGAACAAGTTCATAAAGGTTGAACTTTACTACAACAAGGGAGGCGAAACCGACTATCACGGATATGCTTATCAAGTCGCGACGAAAAACGGATTGACGTTAGCAGAATAAACAAAAAAAAGAGCCTTGAAAAATAGGCTCTTTTTATTTATCGAACACCATTCAGATTTACAAAAAATTCATAAAATATCATTGAATTGTTAATCAGAAATATGGTATAATATATATGTAGTCAAGGAAACGCGACTACAATATTACATATAATTAGAGGTATGAATTATGTCAACTAACAATTCCACTTCCCGCTTCGCTAACAACATTGTTAGCATATCTAACAAAAACGAAAAGCTCGGAGACATTAAATCAGTCTCCCTTCCTGCTGTCAAGACGTGTAACCCGCTTGCGCCGTGTTTCAAGTACTGCTACGCAAAAAAGTTAGCAGCGTACCGTTCAAACGTCGGGAAAAGCTACGAGAACAACTTAAACGTTCTCGACAGCGACAGAGATGCATATTTCACACAGATTAAAGCTATTAGCTTCATGGAGCGCGTGTTCCGCTATCACATCTCCGGAGATGTTCCGGATGAAGACTACTTCCGGAGAATGATTAGGTTAGCGGAAGAAGTTCCGACGTGTACGTTCTTTACATACACGAAACAGTTTACTATAGTAAACAATGTTATTTCGGAACGCAAAGCAACAAAAAAACGCGCTCTTCCGAAAAATCTTATCATTCTTTTCTCTGGCTGGGGAAAAGATTTTCGCCCAGATAACCCGCACAAACTCCGCGTTGCTGAGGTTGTGTTCAAGGGAGAGACGAAACCGGACGCTTGGTTTCAGTGTCCAGAACAGATTGACTCCAAAAAACAGTGGAAGTGTACAGACTGTTTCATTCATCAAACCGGATGTTTCGACACGAGAATAAAAACTATAGCGTTCTTGCAACACTGAAAATTGCAACTTGCAAAATTCAGACTTGCAGAATTCAGAGGTTAGTTACAAAAACTAACCTCTTTTTTCGGCTTCAAAAATAGTTAGTTAGATAAATAATATACATTTTCTGCATAAAGTTTGCATAAAGTTTCATTCATAAATTGTTTACAAATCGTTCATACTTTGTTCACAGTTTGTTCACAATCCCCCCCCGCGCCGCCCGCGCGCGCCTGCGCACACGTGTAAAGGCTTTAGATTTTGCAGAATTTTCCCCCAAGTATACATAGTGATAACGCGCCGCGACATCATGTATTGACATACATAAGTATCAGTATATATAATAATGTGATTACATAAGTCGTGTATATGCGTCCATCCATCCATGTATACAGCATCCCTACCCTATACCTATATACCTACATACCCACCATTGCGTCTATGCCCCATGAATACGTCAACACGTCCATAAATAAAGGGAAAATCAAGGGCGAATTGACGCGCAAATGAATCGGGTGACTACTTGTTGGGGTCATGGTTTGCGCTTAAATTTGGGTGAAATTTTCTTTTATTTATAAGACTACCCGCGTTCCGTTGTTTGGTGGTTTTCGTCCTGCGGCTGACGCGCCTTCTGTGGCGCATTTACAAGGCTGTGGTTGGGCGTTCCATGCGTCTATGGGTGTATAGGCGCATCAATGTATTCGCACGTTCTGTGCCTGTCTATGCGTCTGTGAATGTGTGTGTATATACACCTGTCAATGCGTATGTGTATGGATGTGTTGATGCATATGTATCTGCTTGTCCATCCATCTATCCATCCATCCATCCATCTATGCGCCCGAGCAGAAAATTGAAATTGAAAATCGTACCCATCCCCAAAATCGAAATTCAAAATTCAAATTCAAAATCAAATCGTTAGCGTCCAAAATCAAATTCCGATTTTTGAAATTTCAAAACTGTTTTTCAAAAACCTATTGACAAATTTCAATTTCTGTGGTATAATATATATGTGCCTAAATGGTACAATTCAATTACAAAAGGAGTTTAGTATTTTTGAAAGTTAAAAACCTGATTCAAAAAATCAATCCCCGAAGTTTCATTTCAGATTACCTGATTGCTTTGGGCGTTCCGGAAAATGAAATTGAGGATTACATCCAGCCTGTCAATGTCAAGTACCAATCGCCGTGGGATTATCCGAATATGAAATTGGCTTGCGAAATGGTGCATGATGTAGCCGTAAATCCTGAGTCAAAGATTGGTGTATTGGTTGACAGTGACACTGATGGTATTATGTCAGCGACTGCTATTGTCGAACTTCTAAAATCAATTTCCGTAAACCCTATTGTATTTCATCATCCTAAAAAATCTCATGGTTTATCGGTTGACATCTTCAACCAAATCGAAGATTCGAATTTAGATTTACTAATCATCCCTGACGCGGGAAGCAATGATGGCGCAGCTTGTACAAGAATCGCGTCACGTGGTACAAAGATTCTTGTCCTTGACCATCATGAAATCACGAAACCAAATCCTAATTCCGTCATCATCAATCCGCACATGGACAAGGCGCATCTAAATACAAAGCTGTCCGGCGCAGGCGTGGCTTCTAAATTCGTAGACGCATATTGTGAAATGTATGGGTTGAATCCTGTGTATACAAAAGATTTAGTTGCTTGTTCAATTATATCTGATGTGTGTGATGTGACCGTACTTGAAAATCGTAAGTATATATATGACGGACTGAACAATATTCAAAATCCATTTCTAAAATTCCTGTTTGAAAAAGCGAAAGAAGCTTCACCTCATGCCGTGGGCTGGACAATCGCGCCCAAGATTAACGCACTGTTCCGTGTTGAATCGAACATAGCAACGGTCTTCGAGGGCTTCATCAACCCATCGGCAATTGAATCAGCTTACAAGGAATGCAATCGTGCTTATAACGCATCACGGAAATTCACAAACGAAATAACCAAAGACCCGGTGATTGATGAGCAGAAGAACTGCGCGATTTCGTTTGTTGAAAATGAAAACGCGTCATTCACAGGGCTGTTAGCAAACCGGATTCTTGACACAACAAAGAAACCAACGTTCGTCCTGCGTGACAAGGATGACAGGGTCTACACAGGCTCAATGCGCTCGCCTATAGAGTTTGCTTCAATCCTTAATTCATCGCGTCTGTGCCGTGCTGAAGGGCACGAGAAGGCTTCTGGTATCGTCATCGAAAAAGAAAATTACGATGCATTTTTGAAATGGCTTGACGCGCAGAACTTCGACCTTGAACCGACTGAGGATATAGCTGGGCAGTTATCACCAAGGAACATCAATTTATTCTTATGTGAGCAAATAGAATCCAATAAACAATTATGGGCAAATCAAATTCCTGAGCCGAGATTCAGTACTACATTGCGGATTAAGAATACAGATGTTGCTTTATTTAAGAAGACAAGCACGACATTCAAAGTTGAAAAGAATGGTGTAGCCTTTATCAAATTCCAATTAAAGGAAGACGAAGTTCAAAAAATTGAATCGACAAAACGACTTAAAATTGACGTGATATTCACATTGGGAATCAACCGATATAACGGAACAGAAACGCCGCAGGGTATGATTCAGGAATGGACGATTGATGAAGATGATGGGGAGGATATGTTTTAATGAAATACAAGATAGGAAGAAATAATTTAGCAGCTACAATTTATGTACCATATGATTGCGATAATAACTGCCCATTCTGTACAAGCAAAATTGAATACAGAAAACATTTTCCTGATGTGGGTCATATCGTCGCGGCTCTTAAATCATTGGTTGATAATCCCTTGATTCAAAATATAGTGTTCACTGGCGGTGAACCGCTGGCTGACATGACGATTTTGAAGATGCTAATCGACATAACAAAAAACAAGGGCAAGAATGTATTTATTAACACGACTTTTCCAAGAAACAACCTTGATGCTTTCTTTAGCTTATTAGAGGAAGGCAATATAAATGGTGTAAATATTTCACGACACGGTGCTTCTTATGAGGAGGACTCAAAATTCTTCTACAACATTGTGCCTGATTGGTTAATGAATAGAATTTCCGTTCCAATTAAAATCAATGCTGTAGTAACTGACGTTGATTCGTTTATGGCTAAACTTCCTGCTATAATCAATAGATGGAACAAACCTAATATTAGATTATGTATTCGTCATGATTTTAGGACAACAACTTTCGCAAATCTACACACTTTGGTTGATGACCCCATTCTTGATTATTTGACTCGAAATTATTTGTTTGAATCGCATACATTTTGTGATGTGTGCGATACTGTAAACTTTGAAAATGGCATTTCCTACCATCGCGGAATGGAACATAGCAGTATCAAAATAGGCGATACCGTTATTGTTAATGATATAATTGTTTTCCCTGATGGATTCGTGGCTTATGATTGGGACAGAAAACCAATATCAGACCTTGAAGGATTTATGGATTTGGGCGATTTCAAAACAAAAACTTTTGAGAAAATTTATAAAGAAACGATTCAGTCAAGCAATCTTCAGTCAAAAAATCAAAACACAGAAAAAATTACGAAAGGGTATGTAGGCGAATACTTAGGCTGTGGGCAATATCGTAGAAGTGTATCTTTGGGATGTGGCGTATATGATTATTATCCACGTTGCGGAAGGGGCAGCTGTTAATAATGAAATACGTAGGCTCGAAGCGGCGTTTAGTCAAGGACATCGCACCAATTTTACAAAACGCCATCGACAACTGGGGGGGGGTGTAAAGGTTACATCGAACCTTTTGTTGGTGGTGCAAATATGATATGCAATATCCGATGTGATAATCGTATTGGATGTGACGTGCATAAGTATTTAATTGCATTGCTAAAGCATATTCAAGAATCAACAGAGGACTTACCATCAACATATAATGAGGATTATTATAATCTCGTTTATCATAATCAATCATCATATCCCGATTGGCTTGTGGGATTGGTTGGATTCAGCACCTTTGGGGCGAAGTGGTTTGGCGGTTATCCAAGGGGATGTAAGAATGATGGCGTGACACCGAGGGATATAGTTAATGAATCAATTCGAAATCTCAAGACGCAAGCCCCGTTGCTTAAGGGAATTGAATTTGATTGTATGGATTTTAGAGAAATTTATGAGTTTGAGGGATATGTTATCTATAACGATATTCCATATAGAAATTCTTTGAAGTATTCTACATCATCATTCCCTTATGATGAATTTTATGATTGGTGTCGCAGGATGAGCAGGGCGAACAAGGTGTTCGTCAGCGAATATTCCATGCCAGATGATTTCAAATGTATATGGATGAAGGAAGTCAAATGTACTGTTGACAAAGCGTCACGCACTAATAGAGTAGAAAAACTTTTTACCCTCTAAACGTTAATTAAAAATTCATAAAATTATTTTTCCAAAACCTCTTGACAAAAGAGGTTTTTTGGTGTATAATAGATACATCAAAGGGCAACAGCCTAAATTAAGGAGAATCAAATATGAAATTCAAGGGAGCTAACGACACGTTAATGAAGACCTCTTATGCAGTATCGAGACTGAGCAAGAAGCATAACGTCAATCCTGTTTGGGTATGGGATTTATTCGCCGAAAATTACAATCAGCTCAAGGGTCTGAATTGTATGTGTACGGTTGAAGAAGCAAACGAAATCGAACGTATCATCATCGAGGATATGTAAGGAGGTATTCAAATGGCATTCGCAATTGTTGTTTCGCTTTGGATATGCGCTATCATGGGCGCGATGTTCCTGTTCAGATTGGCTGAGTGGGGACTGTACAAGGTGCTGTGTAAGGGCAAAGATTCGTTCTTTGTATGGGAGGACAAAATGGAAAGGATGGGTAAGTAATATGTACCATAAGATGACGTTTGAAATAGACAACAAGATGCTTCAGTCGTATAACGACAGACGGTTCAAGAAAGGTGATATCGTGTTCTTTATCAGAAGCAACCAAGGTGTAATTGATTGGGGCGAAGTTGAAGCCATATTTAGCGACAGGAACGTTTTGAATCTGTATGAGCTTCGCGATAGAAGAACCGTTGAGGGTGTGCCGATTGGAAAGTATGAATTCAATCCTGAAAAAAGCGATTGGCGTAAGTTACCAAACAACTTCTTTAAGGAATATGATAAGCTCAAGAGCGGTGAAGATGAAAATGGTGTATGGCAGAGTTCCGAATATCGAAAGGATTTGAAATCTAAAGAGCTTTTTGAAGAGGGCGAAAGCTTCCTTGACGGCGAAGAGGAATGGCTTAAAAAACCAGTATGGAACGTTGATGTGATTCGCGAAGGAATAGACAAAGGGTTTTATGTTTTGCCGAGTAGTCAAGACAAAGAATTGCACGCTGTGACCGAAATAACCAAAAACGGATGGCGAATTGTTCCTGTGCATGAACAACCTCAGGTTTGGACAATGAATTATCCACAATCTCTTAAACGTCGTTCCGATTATGTTTCAGTTCCATTCTATCAGACCTACGCGACTTATGCAGAAGCTGAGTATTTTATTAAGCAGTACAGGGCAGAGCTTGAACGACAGAGCAACTTATCAGATTATGAATTTGACATGGAACATCTTGAACACGTGCTTGAGCTTTGCAATTTCAATACGGACGATGAAAAAGACATCATCCGTAAGGTTATAGGCAAGATGTTTAAGGATGGCAAGGATATTGACATGAAAAATTCAACGGGTAGATTCTTATGGAGAAAATCTGGTATGGTAAAATGGACGGAGGTTGTTGGTGATGAATCGTGAAGACATCAAGCGTGGCGGGGTATATCAAATCATAGATAATATATCCGATCATGGTTTTGCAATCGGCGATATTGTAATCGTTGATACGGAAATCGAAGATGGATATAATTACGTATTCGCTTCTCTGTGCAAGCGTACAGCGACCGCAGAAGACCGCTGGGCGGTTCAGCCGGAGGAACTTAGACCATATGTTCCCAAGCCTAACACTGACCCTGAGCCTAAGTGGCAGTTGATTGTGGATGATTTGCTTGACGCGATCGAAGACCATCATGAAGGTATGGGCGAGATTATGTTAAGCGAAATCAAACAGCTGTACGGTTATCCTTATGATTGGACGTGCAAACGATGAGCCAGAATGTAAAATGTAAATGCACCAAAGAAATCTACAACAAGGGCGGCTTCAAAGTTTATGGGTTCATTCCTACAGGGGGTGACCCCATAGATGTTACCAAGTACGGCAACTTCAGCATATCCGGTGAGCAGGCGTTTGATGTGGGGCAGGAGTATTACCTGTCCCTATCGCCTGTTGAAAATGCTAAGTATCCATGTTCGTATAATTTTGATGGTTTTGTTGGCATTGGTTTCGTGGGCGAGGAAATCAAGGTTGACCCTAAAGAGCAGGTTAGAATCCTATCCATGTACATGGAAGAAAGTCAAGCTAAATCATGTACTGCGGGCTATCCCAATTTCCTTGAGCTAATCTTGACCAATCGGGAAAACGAAATCGACCTTAAGAAAATTCATGGTGTGGGCGATAAGTTGCTTGCTAAATACTGTGAAAAAATCAGGGGTGATTGTAAATCCGTATTGTTCGCAGGAATTTTGGGCGAGTATGGCGCGACTGATTCACACGCTTGCGTCAAAGCATCAATCAACTATACATCGCCCACCAAACTCCGTGAAGCCCTTAATGATGACCCTTATGGTGTACTGTGTAAGCTATGTGAAAAAAAGACAAAATCAATTGATAGAATGTTGGAAAAACAACATCCTGAGTTGCTATCTACTAAATCAAGGTGCAAATGTGCAGTCAACGATTTGCTCGATGAAATGGAAAGCGAAGGCTCGACGCGGTGCAACGCTAATGTTCTTGCTAAGCTGATAAAAGAAGATTATCCTGAGTGTATCAAATGGATAGGTGGATGTATCACTGAAAACGATAAGGTATTCTTTGAGCCTGAGTCTAAATACGTAAGCAAAAAATCTACGTTTGAAGCCGAGTGTAAAATCGCAAGGGAGCTGCTGACAAGGGCGCAGAATCCTGTTGTGTATGATGGAGATATTGAGCAGTTCCGGCAGATAGGCAGTAGCACCATGACGGATGAACAGATGGGCGCACTGGATATGGTTAAGAATTGTTCGGTGGGTGTATTGACTGCGCCCGGCGGATGCGGCAAGAGCTTTTCGGTAAACGCGATAATCAAATATCTTGAATCAATCAATAAAACCTATACTCTTCTTGCACCTACAGGGTGTGCGGCACGTAGGCTTAAAGAAGCAACAGGACGCTCTGCGTCTACAATTCATATGTGGATGACATTATTGGGAACGGCTACGTGTTGCTCTGATGTTGTCATAGTTGATGAAGCCTCTATTATGGCTGTTGATTTGCTTGCTGAATTGTTGCGCCATATTGACCGCGAAACGAAAATATTCTTTGTCTGTGACCCTTCGCAGCTTGCTTCTATATCCTGCGGCAACCTTGCCCAAGACATCATCGATAGCGGCATCGTTCCCATTACGCGCTTGACTAAAGTCTTTCGCTACAATTCATCCGGTATCGCTACTGTTGTAACCGATACACGAAATGGTGAATCGTCGTCAATTGAATCTGAGCAATTTGATGATTATATATTTGAAGAGCAGGCTTTCGATTCATCCGAGGTGCTTGACCAAATCAAGGAAGCGTATGCCTATTACCTTGATAAGGGCTATAAGATGAAAGATATTCTTTGTCTATGCCCCTACAACAAAGGCGCACTCGGAACACGTGTTATCAATGCTATGCTTCAGCAGGAATTTAATTACCATGAATTTACGGGCATAGGCTACGAAACACAATACGAAAGCGTCAATTTCAAGATTGGTGACAAGGTAATCAATAAAGTAAACAATTATGGGGCTGAAATCTATGACCCTGACGGTACTTTGGTAACATATACAGAGGACGGAAGGCGTGTAGTGGCTACCACATTTATAGCCAATGGTGATATAGGCACAGTTGTCGATGTAGATGATAATGACTTGGTTGTTGCTTTTGATGAATCGACTATCGTATTTAGTGGTGAAGAAATCAAGAAACTGCATCTTGCTTATGCTATTTCTGTGCATTCATCTCAAGGCTCTGAAAGCCCTGTGGTGATTGCTTTGATGCTCAGGCAACATCTATACATGATTAACCGGAACATCGAATACGTGGCGTTCTCACGCGCCAAGACGGAGCTGTGCATTATAGGCGATTCAAGGGCGATAGCCAATGGAATGAAAGAAGTGCAGAATCTTGAAAGAGATACGTGGTTGAAAGAACTATTAACAGAAAATTCATAAAGAAATTTTAGAAAACCCCTTGACTTTTGATGACAAATGGTGTATAATAGTATCATCAAGTCAAGGGAGATTGAGGTATGATAATGAATAACTTAGCAACGGTACTAATTACCATTACTTTACTAACAGGAGGCACGGAAACGGTAAATTTTGATGTTCCGATTCATGAGCAGGCGGTTTCTTCGGAGGTGCAAGCCCAGTACGAAATCGTCCAATCGGACATCAATTATCTTGCTCGGACGCTATATGGCGAAGCACGTGGCGTTGAATCCAAGATGGAAAAGGCGGCTGTGTGTTGGTGTATTCTTAATCGTGTTGATAGTGATGAATACGATTTTAAGGACATCAAGACAATTGAGGATGCTGTGACTGCACCTAATCAATTTATGGGCTATGACAAGGATAATCCGCTGGTTGATGAACTTGTTGATATTGCTGAGGATGTATTGATTAGATGGCACATGGAAAAAGATGGGGTGATGGATGTGGGCAGAGTATTGCCTATTGAATATACGCATTTTTATGGGGATGGTGATAGAAATTATTTCCGTACTGATTGGCGTAGTAAAGATTTTTGGGATTGGTCATGGGATAGCCCATATGAGGAGGATATAAATGGCTAAAACGAATAAACCATTACCTAACGCAAACAAAAGATTTGCGTATGGTTTAGAAGCCCTTGCGTGGAGATATGTATGGGAAACAGGAAGCGATCGTGAGGTAGAAGAATTAGTAAGATGTAAAGATTGCATCCATCACGAACCATACCCTGATATGGCGTGCCAAGATGAATGGGTGTATTGCATTACGTACGATACATTCAAGCGGTGTGATGGATTTTGTGAATTAGGACGTTTAGAGGAGGAGAATTAAAATGTACAACCTTGACGAAACAGTTGAATTGATGACTTCGGCAGATTACAAGGATAGATTCAAGGCTGAATACTGGCAGACCAAGATAAGGTACGATAAGCTGTGCATGATGCTTGAAAAGTATAGAGCGGGTAAGTTGGAATTTGAGCCTACGTGTCCGATATGCACTTTAGAAACACAATCTGTGTGGATGCTTAAATATTTGGACGTTCTTGAATTGAGAGCCAATTTGGAAGGAATTGATTTGGGATGAAGGGATTTATTGAAGTTAGTTTGTTAAGCGGCAATACTGCTTTAATCAATGTTCGTGCAATTGAAAGCGTTGTATTTGATGCGTTGGATGATGATAAACTTGCTATTATTTATATGATAAATAGTATCGAAGAGTGTCAAACTCCTTTTATAACAAAGCAGTTTTATGAAGAAATCAAGGCGATGATTGAGGAGGCTATGAAGTGACAATCAAGCCGTCTGAAATATGAACATCAATTTACAATAAATTCATATTTCGTCTATTGATTTCTACCCTTGCTTGTGGTATAATATATATATATATATATAACAAGGGGCGCGGAAAACCCACGACCGCAAAGGAGAAATACACATGAGAAAGTTTAGAATTAGAGGATTTACCTACGAGATCAAGGCAACTTGTCTGAGACAGGCTATCTTAAAGCTTGTGAGCAGTGACGGAGATTTTACTTACACTCCCCATTGGTACACAAGAAGCAATCGGAAATCGTGGGCAGAATTCGAAACGAGCTATGGATATAAAGGAATCGTAGAAGAGGTCTAAGTCAATAAGTCAAGGGGGTACAAAAAATTTTTTCAAAAACTTTTGCAAAACCCCTTGACAAATCAATCAAGATGTGGTATAATATAGGTACAGTAAAGAAAGGTAAGGTACATAACATGGAAACAATACGTATGCGCTACAGAGATTACAAAGACCACTACGCAGACTGCAAGACGGTTGCAGGAAGCTATAGCGCAACAAGCAGGACGATTAAAGTTATCATCCCCGAGGGACGCATGAAGCCGTCCGGAGTCCGCGGCAAGTGCTTTGCGGAGTATCTGCTTTGGTGCAAGGACGAAGTAACAGGCAAGTATTACGGTAATTGCTACCGAGCTACTTCAAAAGAAAATGCAATAAAACAGCATATTGCAAACTGCAAGAGAATCAATTGCGTCCCGTGTCCTCCCCCTGATGGAAGAGAAGAAAAAATCTATAGATAAGAAAGGTAAGGTACATACAATGGAATCAATCAATCGTGGAGACATCTACTATGTAGATTTCGGTTATGGCGTAGGGTCTGAGCAGGGCGGTATCCGTCCTGCAATCATCCTGCAAAACAACAAGGGTAATTATTATGCCCCTACGGTCATGGTTGCGCCAATCACAACCGCAAAGAAGCATAAGCTACCCACTCACGTTCCGGTTTATCCAAAGGACGGCATGAAGGTTACATCAATTGCACTATACGAGCAGATAACGACTGTTGACAAGTTGCGCCTGCTGGACAAGATAGGACATAAACACATGACCGAATGGGATGACAGAGCCATTGCAATCAGCTTTGGTTGTGGGTCAATGCTTGATGAAGGCGATAAAGGAAAGATTGAGGTTTGATTATGGAAACTTGTTACGAATACTACACAGACGAAAAATGGGCTTGCATAAGCTCAGACGAAAAGAAAGTCATCAACCGGATTATGGAACTGCATGAAGCGCATCCAGATGAAGTTGTAATTAGTAGCTATCCCGGCAGTAATCAAGGCGTGATTGTTGCTAAAATTCCAAGGGTATGGGTCAAGCTTCCTTCACCGCCCAAGAAACGCGTCATGACGGACGAACAAAGACGCATAGCAGGGGAACGGTTGAGAAGCTCCTTAAATAAAAGCAAAAAATCTGCTACAATCGACGAAGATGAATCGGATGAGTAAGTAGTAGGGGAAAGGCTTCCGTTGAAATTTGGGCTGAATTTCACGATAAATAAAAGAGAAAAAATTTTTGAGAAATTTTCAAAAAGTACTTGACAAATCAGAAAATATGTGGTATAATATATATACACCAATCAAAAGGAGATAAACGATATGAAGTTCAAGGTTTACGATTACGACAACAAAGCTACGATGGTTGAGACCCTTGACAAGCCTATTCAGTCCATTTTGGTGACTATCTTAAGCGGTGATGAAACCGGAACTATCTACTTCGAGGATGGTTCGAATCAATCGTTTGACGCATCGGAATGCAGGAACACGGACTACTTCGATGGAGCTTATGTTGTAGCGGGGGACGAGGTTGATAAATGGAATTCCATCACCCCTCACGTAACCAAGAACGAAGCCAAGAGCTACAAGCGATACGATGCTTGGCGAAAAATCAAGGGGGCACAACAGTAAAAAATTTTTAAAAAAACTTTTCGAAAACCTCTTGACAAATTGAAGAAAATATGGTATAATATATATACCATCTAATCAAGCCCTCGGTGTTGGGCTAAAATAGACACCACTATGGCACGGATGGACGAGTTAGACAAGTCAACCACCATATGCTCGGGTGCAATTCCCGGACGTGCCCCTTTATATAAGACGCCTTGAGCAATGGCGCTAAACTTGCTCTTGACAGAATCGCGCGGATGACGCTTAGAATATCATCCATCTGTTAGGGCGCATCCCACACCACCAACCACCAAAACCTCCGTGGGATGCGCTGTATATGGCGATGTAGCTCAACGGTTAGAGCGTCCTCCTTATAAGGGGAAGACATGAGATCGACACTCAACATCGCTACCAGCGGCAAGACCGCATCAAAGTTTATTAAATGAGGTGAAATTATGATACACGAAAAGATGACGGTGCATAAGGCACTTGCAGAACTTAAGACCCTTGATGATAGAATCAATTCTGAAATCACTGGTTCAATCTTTGTCAAGGCGAACCGCCACAACAACATGAAGATTTTTGGCAAGTCTGTAGAGGATTTCCGGGCAGATACTATCTCGAATCTTCAGTCTGTGACGGCATTGATTAACAGACGCAATGCGCTTAAGAAGGCGGTTGTCCTGTCCAATGCTGTGACCAAGGTCGAGATTGGTGACGTTCAATATTCGGTTGCCGAGGCAATTGAGATGAATAATCACGGCATGGAGAACTTGATTGATTTCCGTGATTTCCTTAGAGACCAGTATACGTCCGCAAAGCGCATGGCGGAGTCTGAGAATGGCGAAAAGCTTGTAAGGGCTTGCGAAACTTATATTCAGGCAACGTTCGGTTCTAAGGACAAGATAAATAATCCCGATATTGAAACCGCACAGAGGGTGTATATGACCAATAACGCCTATGACATCGTGACCGGATTTGATGTTGAGAAGGTTATCAAAGAATTAACCGACAAGATTGATTCGTTCAAGTCTGAGGTTGATTCAGCCCTTAGCGTATCAAATGCGCTGACAGTGATAGAATTTGACTATTGATTAACTTCTAAGTAAATAACTCGAATTGCATCGAAACTTCTAAACTGTAACAGCTTGCGGTTTTGGGCGTGTTTCGCAAGGATAAAATAAAGAAATGCCCTTCACAATTCATTGGACTCATTATCCAATATTTTGTTCCTGCCTTATTCGGTTAAGCTTGGGAATAGAAGAAAGCTACCTATACACTGCTAATGTATGAGGGTAAATATTTAACTGTAAAGGTTAAAGGATAAAGGTCAACGATTAAAGGTCAAAATTCAAAGGTTATTTTAATCTAAAGGTCAATGAATAAAGGTGAAAGGTGAAAGGTTTACAAAATCCATGAGTACAGTAAGGTTTGTTGCAAATGACCGTGAAGTTCCTGCATGGCTGGTGTAATTCGAGTTTGTATATAGGCGAGTAGCCAAGTGGTTAAGGCACAGGACTTTGACTCCTGCACACGTTGATTCAAATTCAACCTCGTCTGCCAAGGGGCTTGTCCCCATTTCCATAATAACCTCTTTTGTATGCGTCAGCAATGGCGCATATGGCGCAGTAGCCCAATAGGCAGGAGGCATGGTACTCAAAATACCAACAGTTTCGGTTCGAGCCCGAATTGCGCTACCACGAGTTCAGCAGCATCTCGACAAAAGCTGTAATATTTTGGATTAAAAAGGAACTAAACACATGAACAAGTCAGATTTTATCGCACGCGTAGCAGAGCATCAGAGCATCTCCAAGACTGCCGCTAAGGAGATTGTTGATAATGTTATCAACGAAATTGCGGATGTCATCAAGGAGCGCGATTCCGTATACTTCACCGAGCTTGGTACTTTTGGAGTAAAGTTTAAGGAAGCGCACGAGTCCCGCAATCCTGCAACAGGTGAGACCATTAACGTTGACGCTAAGTATGTTCCCGATTTTAAGTTCGGAAAGCAGATTAAGAACGCGTTAAAGGGTGTCGGCATAGACGCTGACTAAGCCCTCATTCTAACATAGCGGGGCTGATGGGCTTTAGATTGGTTTTTGAAGAATCCCAGTTTAGATACTCCTCCCATCAGCCCGCCTCCTTTAGCCGCCCCATGCCGAAGTACAATCCGTTATCAGGACAACTGGAAAAGACATGGGGCATTCTTATGCCCAAAATTGTTCACAAAAAATTCATAAAGAAAATTTTAAAAAGGTATTGACTTTTGATTGAATATGTGGTATAATATATACATCAAAAGAAAGGCGGTACTGAATATGAAGTACATGAATGAATTCGTTACATATATGAAGGGTAGACAGATGAGCGAGGGAACTATCACGGGTTACACACGTAACCTTGGTTATGTCTTTGACGTCATCAACAAGCCCGAAGAGGAGGTAACAATTGAAGACCTTGAAAATTACAAATTCGCGTCCAAGGAATTGTCTTCGTCCACCTTAAGAACGAGACTTTCCGCCGTGAAAACCTACTACGCATTTCTTATGCGTAGAAAGTATATCACGGAAAATCCGGTTGAATACCTTGATTCTGTTAAGGTCAGCAACAAGGTAAAAATTCCGCTGACCCCTGACGATATTCGCAAGATGATTAACAGCGCGACTTCCGTCCGCATGAGGGCAATGATATATGCGCTTGCAACCACAGGTATGCGTATCGCTGAGCTTTCCACTATCACGCTTGACCAGTATAACAGCATGATGGATAATACCATCGTTATCACTGGTAAAGGCAACAAACAGCGCACAATCACGTTCCCTGCTGAAGCAAAGACGTTCATCGACCAGTACATCAACACTGAGCGCAAGCACAACACGCGTAACGGTGACTGTGGATTGCTCTTCGTGGGCAATCAGGGTAATATGCTGAATAGTGAATACACGTCAGCCGCCCTCAAACGTGTCGCAAAGTTGGCAGGGGTTGAAAATTGGGAGCGTGTGACCAATCATCTCATGCGCACCACGATGGCTACTATAGCTATTAACGATGGCGTTGAACTTCCTGTTATCCAGAAAATGCTGGGTCACTCGAACTACAACACCACGTTAAGATATGCCAAAATGGCAGATGAAGCTGCTTCAAATGCTATGGCAAAAATAAGATTCTAAAGGAGGAATATCATGACAAGAAAACCAAAGATGATTCTTGAAACTCTTGAAGCGATTCAGGAGTTCTTCAAGGACGATCCCGAAATCGCAGTTGACTGCTACCTATATCTTGCGTCTAATCTAATGGACGCAAGAGAGCAGGACGTGGCAAGAACGGCGATTGAGCAGATGGGTAGATGCCCTAAGTGCGGACTGGAGCTTGTTCCTTACGAATGGGACGAGCGTCATTCTGAACTTGATGACAGCCCCAAGGAGCATTTCTGCAATTATCTGTGTCCGGAGTGCGATTTTAATGGCTGAGACAAAACGTTTGACCAAGAAAGAGCGCGTGGAGCTTCTTAAGCTTAAGGAAATTGTCGACAACAGCCCAAACGCAAAGAAAGTTCTTGAGGCACTGGTTGACAACCAAAATCCTGAGCTATACGATGTGGTTCGTAAGACTATTCAGCCCCATCTTGAGAAAGCAAGAATGATGGGTGTACAAATTGGATGGAATGGGGCATTGATTACGCTTGAAGCGCAGTGTCGACAGTGCGAAACAAAGGAGGAAATCCTTGAATTGCTCAGGAACAAAAAGAAAGAAACTTTAGACAAACTAAACTTAAAAGATTTTAATGATGAAATTGATGAAGAAAATGAGGTAAATGAATAATGGATAATTCAATTCTTAACAAGACTCCAGTATGGTATAGAGCGGTAGCAAATGTATCAGAACTTGCGCTCACACGTGAGGAAGCAAAGATAAAGGTCAAGGACGCAGATGGAGCATCACATGAAGTTCCCGGTGAGCGTATTCGTGGTAGAATCGCCCTTGACATTGACGGTGGAATAAAAACCTTTGACGTGTTTGCTCAGTCGCTGACCTCTAAGGGCGAAGCCAACAAGCAGTGGGCAATGTACGAAGCAATGATGAACTGGAATCCTAAGATAAATGGTGACCCTACCAAAGAGCCGACTAAGGTCGCTGTAGAGGGAACGATTTCTATCAATGATTATGTGGGCGGTGATGGAAATGTTAAGTCTTCCCTTAGATGGAATATCTCAAGAGGTAATACCAAGGTATCAGAAGATGAGCCACTCGGTTGCTCGCTCAAGCTGACTGGATTTATCCGCAAGATTCTGCCTGAAATGCGTAACGAGGAAGAGACCGGAAGACTTAAGGTCGAGCTTCTTGGTGTAGATGGACAGGGCGCAGTTTATCCTGTTGACCTTCTTGTTGACGCTGATTCAGCAGACGATTTCGAGAGCGTCTATGAGGTCGGACAGACTGCGGCGTTTGAGGTTGATGTAAAGATGGTTCATGTGGGCGAGAAGAAGCCGGGCAAGAAGGCGTTTGGTAAGGCGGCATCGACCAATATCAACACCGGATTTGATGTAGAGGAGCGCATTCTTTGTGGCGGCGATGAGCCTATCGAAGAGCCAGAGGATGAAGATGAGAACGGCAATCTTATCGATAATGGTTGGCTCAATCCTGAAGCAATCAAGCTTGCTATTAAGGAACGTGACAAGAAGCTTGTTGAGCTCAAGGCAAATCCGCCTAAGAAGGCTACGGAAACTGCGTCCGCCCCTGCTAAGAAGACGAGCAAGTTCAGCAAGAAGCCTGACATGAATAGCACTGACGATGACGATGACTTTGGGTTTTGATGGCGCGATAAATTTTCCGTGGTGATTAAGGGAGGGCAACCTCCCTTTGAATATAATGAATAAAAAGAATAAAAGGAGAATTTAATGGCTAAGATTGATTTAAGAAGTCTCAAAAAGTCGACTATTTGCGATTCACTTAAGGGCGCGAAGGTGATCTGCTATGGAGGCAACGATTTAGGAAAAACCTACCAGATGAGTAGGTTTACTGACAAGGTTCTGCTTCTTGCAACTGAGGCAGGATATGGAGCGGCAGACTGCGCCATTCAGGAAATTACAAGCTGGATTCAGTTCAAGGATGTTGTAAAACAGTTGACCTCAGAAAAGGTTGATAAGGAAGACAAGGACGGCAGACTTGAATGGGAAACTATGCAAGATTTATACGATACCATCCTTATTGATACCACCGAGAATCTTGTTGAGCTTGCAGAAAAGCAGACCTGCACAGAATTCGGTGTTCGTGACCTCAGCGAAATCGAAGACAGCAGAAAGAACGGCTATCTGATTTATCGTAAGGACTTTAAGGCTACGGTTGATAGACTTTGCCACTTTGGTTATACGGTTATCTTTATCAGCCATGAGGAGTTTATCGAAAAGACGGATGCTAAGGGCAACAAGTACCGTTATATGCAGCCCAAGGGCAGTGAGAACATCAAGGGTTCAACGCGTTTTGTCCGTGACCTTTGCGACTTCTGTATTGCGCTTGTCTCAAATGGTGTTGACGAGGATGGCAATCCTATTCCGTCATCAGCTTATTGCAAGGAAACCAAGACAGTTTTTGCACGTAGTAGATATGCTATGACTCCGTTCATTAAGGAATTTACTGCCGAAAATCTAAAGGAAGCTATGCTCGCAGCAATGCGCAAGACAGCAGAGGACAGAAAAGCAGGAATAGCACCTTGGAAGATTAAGAAGGAAGGTTATTCCGCGAACGAGCTTATCAACATGATTAAGCCCTATTTCACAGCGGCACGTGCTAAGTTCCCAGATGATGTAGATAATATTGTTGAAGTGTCGCTTGGCAAGCGTGTTAGCGAAGCAACAGATGATGATGTTGTACAGCTTGAGAATGTTTACAATCAGCTTACAACGCTTTGTGATAATCAGGGAATTAAGGTAGAATAATGAACTGTCGTGTCTGTGGGCAAGAGATAAGAAAAGGTGATAGATTCAAGGGTGTTGACTTTGTATCCATCCCTTTCTGTTCGGAAGCTTGCTATAATGAATACCATATAGACCATAAACCTGCTTCAAAGGAGCGCAAAACCAAGAAGGCAGAGGAGCGTCTCAAGCTCACAGATTTTCTTTGTGAACTATATCTTGACAACGGCGTAGAAACGCCTTTTGGATGGTTTGGCAAGCAAATCGAAAGGTTTGAAAAAGACCATGACTGTGAAGACCGCGACATTAAATTGATGATACGTTATGCGATTGAATACGAGGGATATGAACTTTGCACAGATTACGGAATCCGTCAATTTGAGCGGTTCTATCCCTTGTATAAGCAATTCAATGACGCAGTAAAGCATTCAAAAGAAGTCGCGGAGACGATGCAGGATGACCCGATTGTTCCGGTAGTGCCTAATTCGGGCGAACGATATATAGGATTTAAGGTGGATTTAGATAACATATGATTTACAACATTAACATTGGCTCGCAGTTGCTTGGCTGTATATTTAAGAATCCAAGTCTCATCATGAATCCGCAGTTCCCTTTACAGCCGGATGATTTTGCGCCCGAACAGTTCCATAAGATTTTGTTCCTCTGCGCGTCTAAAGCGTATCAGGCAGGAATTAACAACATTACGGAAATAGAAATAGACAATATTGCTAAATCCCATAATGCCGCTTATGAAATTCTTGTGGATAATCGCTTTGAGGATTTTGTTGCCACCGTCCGTGAGTTAGCAAGCCTTGACAACTATGAATCGTACTGGAACAGCATCCGCAAGTATTCCATGCTCCGGCAGATGAAGGAAGCGGGAATGAACGTGGATAAATGGTTTGACGAAACCGTTGATAACGGGGACAAAACCGCCGAATTCACGATTCAAGAGATGTTGGCTGAATATGAAGTTCTTACGAATAAGCTAAGGACAACATACGATACCAAATACGTCCGTCATGAAATGTACGCAGGTGAAGACACCGAGGGACTGCTTGAGCAGTTTGAGCAGAAGCCGATGATGGGGGCTTGCCTGACTTCGCCTTATCAGACCACGATATATAATGGTTGGAACAGAAGCCATTTGATATTACGTGGCGGCAGATCGGGAATTTCGAAGACGCGTCTTGCGGTTGCTGACCTTTGTTTCTTAGGCGCAAAGCAAATGTGGGATTATGAAGCGAATGATTTCATTGACAATCCTAACTATCAAGGTTCAACGTTCTTCATCCATACAGAGATGGAAACACGTATCAATGTCAACCCTATATTTCTTGCTTGTATCTCAGGTGTCGATAACAGTACGATAACTAAAGCATCGTACACAAAAGATGAGCGAAACAGAATTCTCAAAGCCGGAGAAATTCTTGAAGGCTCACGTATCCGATTGGTTGATATGCCCAACTTCACGTCACGTGGGCTTGAGACAAAGATTAAGGAATGTGTACAGGCGGATGGCGCGGCGTATGGTGTGTTTGACTATATATGGTTGAATCGTGATGTGTCGCTTGAATATCAACAGTCTATGGGCACCAACGTGCGTCCCGATATGGCTATCGCATCAATAGCGGCAGACCTTAAGCAATACGCAGAAGCTTATAATGTGGGGCTGATGACCATGTGCCAGCTGTCACGTAACTATGAACAACAGGAATTCTGTGACGCGTCTTGCCTTGCAGGGGCTGTAGCTATGCAGGATAAACTCGACTGTGGCTCGGTTATGATTGGTGCAAAGGATAAGCCCAAGTCATGGAAAAAAGTTGAGGCATATGTCAAAAAACGTGGCTTTGGTGATGGTGCTGAGGACGATGTTCCTAATATTGTTGAGCATATATTCAAGGCACGTTATCAAGATACATCTTATTCAAAATTCAAGATATGGTCAAAGATTGACAGAGGTACAATGAGACGCAAAGACTATTTTGTCACTGACGAAAACGATGAACTAATCAGCATTAACAGAACAACGCCATATGGCGAGAAAGATTTTGATGAACAATAATAAAATATCAATAGCATCACTTGTAATTGGACTTGGAACAGTTGTGGTCGTTAATTATTTATTTCCAGTAATTGACACTGCGCTAACCGCAGTATGCACAAAGCTAAATGTGGGCATAGTTAAGAATCAAGCCGAAATCCAAGCAGTCGCTCAGGAGTCGGGACTCGATGATGAAGAAAAGCTGTACTCACCCGGCGCAAATGCCTGCGGTTTTGTGGACACAAACAACATGGGCGATGATGACTACGAAGAAATAGACGATGAGTAAAGGCGTAAAGAAACCTTATGTAGAATGCTTGGGTATGTCCGCGACAGAGGTAACTGGCAGTTTATATAAGGTGCGATTTCAAGACCATCACATTCTTGTTGAATGCGGTATGTATCAGGGGGCAGGAAATCCCCTTGATAACTATACCGTGAACAAGGATATGATGAAAAAGATTCGTCCTAAAGACGTGGAATGTGTGGTTATAAGTCATGCTCACGCAGACCACGCAGGAAACGTCCCTTATATCTTTGCTCGTGGAGGCGACCCCCGTGTTGTCGTTCCTACAGGTTGCAAGCGATTTCTTGAGATAATGTGGATGGATAGCTTAAACATTATGCGTAATGATGAGATAAAATTATTGCATAAACATAACATGAAAGCTCCTCCGTTATATGATGAGCAAGCAATTCAAAGGGCGTTATCTAAGGTTGTTGAGATAGACCTTCATCAAACTATTAACCTGTTTCCTAACGTACAACTAACCTATTACGATGCTGGACACATTAAATCTTCGGCTCAAATTTACCTTGAATTTACTGCCGGATATGCCAAGAAACGTATAGGCTTTACAGGTGATATAGGCAACGTTGAAGAAAAGGTGTATACAACAAAGCGTGAGTCATTGCCGTTTGTTGATGTATTGTTTGGCGAATGCACATATTCATCCCCTGCGCGTCCTAACCTGCCCACCGATAGAGCAAAAGATTTAGAAAAGGTTGCTTGGGCGATTGAGAATTGCAAGAATGTCTTGTTCCCTGTTTTTTCTTTGTCACGTTGCCAGCAGATAATGAAGATGCTTGCGGATAATTTTAGAGGGAATTTTTGGGTAGACTCACCTCTTTGTCAAAAGATAAGCGCAGTCTGGGACGATTCGGACGAATGGCAAAAGGTTATGAGTAAATTCAAATTTACTGCTGATTACGAAGAATCCAAACGTTTACAAGATAGCATCGACAAGAAAATCATCCTCAGCTCATCTGGTTTCTTGTCAGGTGGGCGTGTGCTTAAATGGTTAGGTAAGATATTGCCTGATGAACATAACTCTATAATCTTTGTAGGGTTTGCAGGTGATAATGGGCTTGCATCACAGATAAAATCTGCACAACCAACCGTTGAAATTGAAGGGAATCAAGTAGCAAATAAAGCTAAATTGTTTGAGCTTCGTAGCTTTAGTAGCCATGCTAACTACTACGAATTGATGGATTATTACACGCAGTGCGAATATAATAAGATAGTTCTTGTTCATGGTGACTATAACGAGAAGGTTGAATTTGCTAAAAAATTACAAGATAAATTAGTTGCTCAAGCTCGCTCCGCAAAGGCAATTGCTTGCGGCAATGATTACAAAATATATTTCTAAGGAGATAACAAACAAATGAAGTACTATTCAGAAAAACTTGATAAGATATTTGATACCGCCACTGACCTCACTGCCGAAGAGCTTGAATATGATAAGCGTATAGCGGAAGCTAAAGCAAAGGCAGAAAAGGAAAAGCAGGAACGTGAAGCAAGGAACGCCGAGCGTGAGACGGCACTTGATGAAGTTGAAAAGGCATATAAGCACTATCTTGAACTTAAGGACGCTTATGTTAAGAAGTATTACGCTAATTCTACACTTGATTCAACCAATGATTTTCTGTCCGGACTGCTCAATCTACTTCTTAAAGATTAACAAAAAGTTCATAATTATTTTTGCCAAACCCCTTGACAAACAGGGGGTTTGGTGGTATAATATATACGTAAAGAAAACAAGGGGTCAATCCCACGGAGGTACATAAAATGGAAAAGAGATACTTAGCACAGGTTAAGATGGACGGTAAGGTCGAGGACATCATGGTGGTAGCTGAATCAATCGAGGAGCGCGACAGATACATAAGAAACCGCGTACTCAATGACTATCGCCCCAAGAAATGGGAGGTTGTTGATGTGCAGGAAATCAAGCGCACTACATGGAGGAGCAATCCCAGATGGCACTAAGAAAGAAAATCACAGAGGACAATATCGACAGTACGTTGATTTGTCCTGTCTGTGGTAAGCGGTTTTTACCGGGTGATGATACTAAATATTTAATAGGGAAGGAATACACGTGTTCGTGGGATTGCTTTCTTAAAAAAAGTAAAGGAGAAAAATAATAATGAAAATGACAGGATCGCAGGTGCAAATGTTAAAGGGGTTAATAACAAATCCCAACCATCCGGAATTACAAGGAACATTTAAGCAGGGGAAGTTTTGGATTGTGACTGATGGAATTAGTTGTTTCTATTTTACAAAGAAACCAAACCTTCCTGAGTCCCAAGGCGTAGACAAAGATTTGCTTCAATACCTCGACGCTCCAGTGTCTGCTAAGATGCAGAGAGTTCCAGATATTGATTTCATGGTAAAGGTAAGGAATATATCAGGCAAAAACACGCGCAGACCTTTTCCTTACGAGCTTGACAAAAGCATCTATCTTTTCGTTAATCCTTACTATATGCTGAGGATAATGAAGCTCTTGCCGGGCGCAATGAGGATGTTCTACACAACACGACTAAAGCCCATTATTTTTATGGATGAAGATGGCAACTATGCGGTATTAAACCCTATACGACATGATGGTAACGCACCCTACATCAATCATGAGGGCGAGTTAATAAACCCCAATTTAGGGGAAGAAATAATCAAGGAGGAAGATGAATGCAATTCTATCGAGACGGTAGCGTCTGTGTGACGATTGTTCCTAAGTGGGAAATCAAGCGCATTGATTTTGATGCTTGTCAACAGCCAGCAGAGACGTTATCAGCCTACTATGCACGACAATCGGAGAAGCCAACCATCTTGACCAATGGCGGGTTCTTCAATATGTCAACGCGTGAGCCAGTGTTTAATTATATGGACGAGGGCAAAGCAAAAGCGACCAATGCTAAGTATAAATGGGGCATGGGCATTATTGGTGAAAATCAGCTTATTTACGGTGAATTAAATAGTCGTAGGTGGCGTGATTTTGTGTCTGGTTATCCAAACCTGCTTGATGATTCACAAAGCATCACAATCACGTTTGCCAAGGAAATCAACTACAAGGCAAGGCGCACATTGCTTGGTTATGACGATGATTTTGTGATGCTTGTGTGCGTTGATAATCCGGGCATGAATCTTATCGAAGCACAGGCGTATATGAAGAAGCTCGGTTGCAAGTACGCAATTAACCTTGATGGAGGAGGTTCAACAGGAATGTTTGTCAATGGCGAAAAGAAGACTTCATCCGCATATAATCGTGCTGTTGATAATGTTGTTGCTATCTATACCAAGGGTACAGCCCCTACAAAGCCTACAACGACCGCATCTACAGACAGAACAAGCCAAGGATTTCTTATCCCCGACAAGACCTTGAATCTTTATACGCCGAGTGGTAGAGGATTTACAGTTTATCAAAAAATCGTCCCTAACACCTTTCGTGCGCCCAAGGATGTTGCGTCTTATGTCAAAAAGGGTCAGCCCATCAAGCCATGCGCTTTGGTCAATAACGGCACAGGCTACCCAAGGGGCATAACGGTTCATAACACATCGACCTTAGATGCTCCAAGCGGCACTACGCCTGCTGAGGTCTATTGTAGGGCAACTTATAACGGAAACATGGGTGGTGCAATGGTTCACTACTATGTTGATGAGTATTCAATCTGGCAATTGCTTTGTACATCTGAGGGTCATGTGGAACGTGGTTGGCACGCCGGAGACGGCTCTACAAGGCGCACAGCGCACGATAAAGCTACTAAGGGTATGATTATAGGGGGTAACCTTGATACCATCGCTATAGAGGTTGCAGGCAACTACAAGGAAGCTGAAGACAATGCGGCAAAGTTGATTGCTTTCCTATGTGATATTCATGATTTGACCATCAACGATATTTATACGCATAACTGGTTCATGGGGCAACCAGACGATAAGATAATCTATGGTGCAAGAAAAAATTGTCCTGTTTATATCATCCCCCATTGGACAGAATTTCTAAACAAGGTAGTGTCTTATTCAGAATGGAAGATGGGCAATAATTCACCATCAACAACCATGTCTAAATATTCCGTAGGTGACAAGTACACCATTAAATCAAATGATGTATACACCAACGGTAAAACAGTTCCGGCATCAATGGTAGGTCGTGCGTACACGGTATCTAAAGTCAACAATACTGGTACAGCGATTCTATTAAAAGAAATAAATTCATGGGTAAAGATTTAAGGAGGATTTTATGAAGGTAATTAGCAGAAGCGAAGTTAAGGAAACAGCTTATCCAAAGCGCACCATATGCGACCATTGTGGCGCAGAGCTTGAGTATAACGAAGTGGATGAACACATGGGATTATGGGGTATGATGTGCTTGACCTGTCCTGTCTGCGGCGAGGAAATATTCATTAGCGATTATCGTGTGATGACTCCCACGTGGGGGACAACATTTGACCATACGGACAGCGAGTCGGCAGTAGAGATTAAGGACGAAGAAATTCAGGGAATGGTTGACAAGTGCTATGACCATCTAATGTCTCCCGAATGGAAGGCGGGAGAATTTTACATTACCATGTCTGGCGATACGCTTGTCTTTGGCGTTAAGTTTGAGGACGAGGTTAATGTATACGTTACCAAGGATTATTGGGAAGATACTACGTGTCTGTGAGGTAAAATATGCCAACCAAAGAGGAATTAAAAGAGCTACAATCCAAGTCTCTTGAAGAGAAAATTCAAATATCAACCGCCAGAATTATTGAATGGTACGAGAACTGGGGGGGGGGCAAGTATATGTTTCCTTCTCAGGTGGCAAAGACAGTACAGTATTGCTTGATTTAGTAAGAAAAATATATCCAGATGTGCCCGCAGTATTTGCTGATACAGGTTTGGAATTTCCAGAAATCAGGGAGTTTGTTAGAGGGTTTGATAACGTTGTCTGGGTTAAGCCTAAAATGACGTTTAGTGAGGTGCTGACTAAGTATGGGTATCCTATCATCAGCAAAAATATTGCTTGTCGTGTGGGTGAGGTTCGTAAATCTAAACGTAACGACACAGCTGCGCATAAGATGTTTGAAGGAACATATCCGGGTAAAGACGGTAAAGAATCTCAATATAATTGCACCAAGTGGAAATTCCTGTTGGAAGCAGATTTCAAAATAGACGATTTGTGTTGCGATGTAATGAAAAAATCTCCTCTTCATCATTACGAAAAAGAAAGCGGACGCAAAGCGTTTATAGGAACTTTAACGGAAGAAAGTCGTAGGCGTAGAGACGCATGGTTAAAAAATGGATGCAATGCTTTTGACACACTTGCAATTCCCCAATCAACTCCGATGGCATTCTGGACAGAGCAAGACGTGTTAAAATATATCTACGATAACAAAATTACCATTGCGCCTCCCTATGGTGAAATAATTTATGCAAAAGGCAAGTACAGCCTTTCAAGAATGAATAGGACGGGGTGCGTATTTTGTGCTTTTGGTTGTCTTCAAGAGAAGCTCCCTAACCGTTTTCAACAAATGGCTTTAACCCATTCTCAACTTTATGACTATTGTATGCGTGGTGGTAAATATGATGAATCTGGAATGTGGATACCCGATAAGGGGCTTGGTATGGCTAAAGTCCTCGATTACATCAACGTAAAATGGTGGAATGATGGCGATGAAGCAAAACGTGATGAATATAGACGAATTTACCACGAAAAAGAAGAAGCTGAAAAACAGCGTAAATTAACAGAAAGTGAATCAAATGAATAAACCAGTATATCTTGATTATGCAGCATCCGCCCCCACAACATATTGGGGGTGGGACTTCAATACAGGAACAAATTATAACCCCAATCAGCCCTATGCCCTAAGCGACCAGAAACAACTAAAAGAAGCTGAATCAATAGCCCTTGAAGCCCTTGGGTCAAAGACGGGTCATATCATCTTTGGGGCAAACGCTACGATTATGGGCAAGTATCTTGCGGATTTGTACAGCGATTTTAGCGAACCATGTGCCATCAGCGCGTTTGAGCATGATTGCCTTGCATATATCGCTAAACGTGAATGTATCAGCCCAGATATGTTTGTTGGCAAAACTCTTGAAGGGCTAAAACTATGGCTTGGAATAAACAAGGATAAGATAAAGGAATCGAATGAAACTTGTTCGCCTTGTCCATGTGTATGGATGTTCATCAACAATCTCACGGGACAAATTATGCCTGTCAAGGAAATAGGTAACCTTGTCCATCAATACGGTATGCACATGGTCTGCGACCTTACAGCAGGTCTACACAACGAGCCTATCCCCGAGAATATAGACGATTGGTGTGATGTAGCTATATGGTCAGGGCAGAAGGTAGGGGCTGAGAAAGGCACGGGCGGCATCTGGTTCAGCGATAGAGCGTGGAAGGCACATTGTATAGGGAATGAGCCTCCGCTTCATTTCGGTACGCCTAACGTGGCTCAGGCAATGGCACAGGCAACAGCAATGGAACATTGTCAGAACGAGGTAAAAAGATGCATTGGTGGAAAAGATGGCTGGGAAGGATTATACATTGAAAGCAAGTGGAACGCCCTTTGGGAACGTCTTATTCGTGGCATTGCCGACATTCGCGAAGATTACAACGATATAGTTAAATCGTTCCATTGGGGTACGCAGGACTTTAGTCTTGGTATCATAGGGCTGTACCTGCCCGACATCAACGCAGATGCGTTCCAGCAATTTGCTTCAACACGGCAAGTTTATTTTTCCGCATTCCATTCGGCTTGCGCAGGACAGGGCGATTATCGTGTCGCTGAAGCGTACGGATTAACCAAGGAAGAAGCGGCACATTGTATCCGGTTGAGCTTTGGCTACGATACGGATGAGCAGGATATTGATAGGTTCATTGAGGTGCTAAAGGAATTTAGGGAGATGTTCTGTTCGGATGATGTCTGCGAAGCAAAGAAGGAACTTGCTGGACGTGGTATCCCTGTTGGGCTGAGCAAGTAACGTTTACAAAAAGTTCATAATAAAATTTGAAAAGGGGGTTGACAAACCTCCTTTTTTGTGCTATAATATATATGTCCTCAAGAGAAGGATAAATCAAATACATAAACTTAAAGGAGATAATAACATGAGTACGATTAGAGGAGACTATGTGGCAAAGTTGGTTCGCGAGATAGTAAAGGAAAATTCGCAGGAGACTACGATTGATGGATGCAAAGTAAGGACTTTTACTGCGGGAGCAAGAATCTTCGCTGATGAACTTCTTAAAAAAGAGCTTAAGGGCGAAATATCCTACGATGAGTATATGTTTGGATTCGGTGTTATATGCGATTGGGCACTCACTGACGCAGGAAAGGATTTTTACAGATGACTTGGATAACAACACCTACCAGAGCAGACTTGCTCCATTACGGCAAAATCCTTAGCGATGACGAAATCGAAAAGGATGGACATTTCATGAGGTATCGTGAAATCGAATACGGCGGCAAGATATGGGCAATGAAAAAACGCGATGGCGAAGTCAGCTATATCGCAGAAATAGGGAAGGTAAAGAAATGAAGCAGGAATTTGATATGGTCAAGGCGTTGCACACGCTGACCTACGACCTTGAATCGCAGAGCGGTCAATACAACATGGGCAAAATGTTTGGCAAGTGCCTTGACAAGGCGGCGAATGCATGCGTTGAATATTTTGCCCAGATGACCTGTGTATACAAGGAACTGCGGATAAGGAAAGCATCTGCCAACAATGTCGCTGATGAATGGAAGTATGCCGATGGTAATCAGCGTCTATTCAAGCGATTACGTAAGCTGTGTAAGGAATATTATGCTAACCTGTTCGATCATGTTCTTGGGGATGGAATCTTTGAAAGCAAGACAGAATTTGGCTTCCCCCTTAGCCCTGAGAATATAGGCACAGACGTGGCTGACGCTTTCAAAGAAAGTTTGTTGAAGGATATGCTTAGACGATGGAAAAAATCAACACCCGAACACTGAAACAGCAGTTGACGCTTGGGGATTGTGAAAAAATCTTAACCGACTTGACAATCCCCATCTACACCAAAGGAGACAAGACATGGAGACTTTACACAGGTTGCCACCATAAGGACGCTTACAAGGGCGGTCACAATCTAATCTTCTACACGGATACCAAGTCGTTTCAATGCGTCACTCAATGCGCTTGCTCATTCGACATCATCGGGCTGACACAGCGCAGACTGAAGACCCTTGGTAAACCTTGCTCATTCATGGACGCCGTAGGATTCATAGCGCAATCAACAGGCAAAGAGATAGGCAATTACAAGCGCGTAAGCAAGCAACCCAACATATGCGATTGGTCAGGGCTTGAACGATTTGTCCGTATGCGTAAAGGCGATACCTTGCTTAAGACCTTTGACCCTTGCATCCTGAACGAGCTTGAATCAAGTTATTACGAAGGATGGATTGATGAGGGTATAAGCATCGAGACGCAAAAGAAATTTGGCATAAAATATTATCGCCGAGCTAATCAAATCTGCATCCCCTGCCGGAATCGCGAGGGTGAGCTTATAGGCATTCGCTGTAGGAATCTTGACCCCGAACGGCTTGAGACGGCTAAGTATATTCCATTGATAACGCTTGATGGGCAGTCATATGCTTTCCCAACCAATCAAGTGTTCTATGGAATAAACTATACATGGGAAGCGATTGAGAGAACTCAGCAGATATTGTTATGTGAGGGGGAGAAGAGCTGCCTCAAAGCCAATGAATTTCTTGGACGAGACAACAACTGTGTGGCTCTGTATGGCTCTCAGCTGGGCTTGAAACGCAGGAATGAAATAATCAAGATGGGCGTTAAGGATGTTGTCCTGTGCTTTGATAGCGATTTTGTGGGGCTTGATACGCCTGAGTATGACAAATTTGAAAAGAAGATGTTTGATATAGCAAAGCAGTTCAAGGGCTACTGTAACGTTAGCGTAGTGTATAATAATATAGGGCTTGAGAACTGGAATAAATGTAGCCCATTTGATGGGACAAAGGAGCAATGGAATGAACTGTATGCAAATAGGGAGGTTATTGAGGGATGACTAAAAAATGCGAAATGTGCGCTAAGGAATTTACAGACGGTATTGATGGTTATTCTTATAATTTTTTAGGTGTCGAAAGAAATTTTTGTTGCGAGTGCGGAAAGACAATTTTCGGCTTTTTACAAGAAGCAATTTCAGAAGGAGCTTTATATGTGCAGTATGGAAACGAAAAATTTAGAATAGGGAAAGAGGAATCTAATGACTAAACATTTCTGCGATTTTTGTGGCAAAGAGAAGCCTCAAAACAATCTTAAGCTATTGATAATATGCGACAATTTAAGGGGTGACAGTGGCAAGGAATATTACGATATATGCAAGGATTGCGTTGAAAAGATTCATGAGATGATTGAGGATAAGGGATTGGGGGAAGATAACAAATGAATCAATCAGCACCAATGAGACGCATTGATTACAAAACAGCAGTTGATTTTCTTTTACCCAGACACTATTCAGGTCGTGCTCCTTGTGTATCGTATGCTTATGGATGGTATCGTAACGACGAATTAAAAGCCGTGTGTACATTCGGTAAGCCTGCGTCCCCAAAACCGTGCGAAGGAGTTTGTGGCAAAGAATGGGCGAATCACGTCATAGAATTAAATCGCTTATGTCGCACAGATGATTTAGAAGAGCCATTGAGCCGATTTGTCTCGTGGTGTTTGCGTCAGTTGTCGGAATATGATATAATTGTAATATCATATTCCGACACAGCAATGAATCATCACGGATACATTTATCAAGCGTGCAATTTTATTTATACAGGGGCAACAAAAGAGCGCACAGACAAATATGTCCCTGATGGCAAGCATCCAAGGCATTATAGTAACGATGAGCAGGGTGAGTATAGACGTGTAAGAACGTCTAAGCATAGATACGTTTATTTTTGTACACATAAAAAGTATCTAAAGAAACAATGGCAACAAGTCTTAAAATGGAAAACAGAACCCTATCCCAAAGGTGATAACAACAATAATTACAAATTGGGTTATGTTTTGAAAGACAAATTGATAAAAGTAGAAAAATCTTGAAAAATTTTTTCTAAACCCCTTGACAAATCGTGTTTGATGTGCTATAATATATATACCATCTTAGATGGAGAAAGGAAATAAATCATGACCGCACTAAGCATACTTGCGATAGCTTTATCATTCGGCGCAATCGCGTTTTGTGTCTACACAGATTTTCAGCGCGACAAAGAGGATATAGCTACGCTTAAGGTAATAAAGCAACACAACGAAATCATGCGTCACATGACCAATTGCATGGGAATGTTGGAGCAGAGAATAAAGAATTTAGAAACGAAAGTTAAGGAGGACAAAAATGGACGCAGTTGAATTTTTGAAAGAAAAGGACAGGATGCACGAGATGATGAAGGGTAACTGCGAAAAATGCGGGTTGTCATATGCGAATAACGGAATGCGGGCTAACTGCATTGGTCTCTTCAACGAATGCCCTGAAAAAGCCGTCGAAATCGTCGAGCAGTGGGCACGGGAACATCCTCGCAAGACCCGGCAGAGCGAGTTTCTGAAGATGTTCCCGGACGCGTTACTTTTTGATGGCGTACTGGATATTGACCCTTGTAAAATAATTCATTCGAAAATTAACTCAAAAGAGTGCCATGCGTTTGATGAACTTGGAGATGTAGGTTGCTTTGAATGCCGTAAGCAGTTCTGGAATGAGGAGATTGAATGAAGCTAAAATGTACTTGTATAATTGGATTTGCTCTAATGATTTTGGGTATCGTTGCAATGTTATTGGACTCATATAATCATAAAAAATGTCGCTCAGAATCTTGTGCGTTTGGCGTATATCCATTCGCAGGAGGTGTTGGACTATTTCTTGCGGGAGTTGTTGTTGTAATTGCGAGCCATATGTGAGGAGATAGAAAATGAACTTACGTGATTTAACCATTTTTGCGTTATCCCTATTCTGTATTGGGTTGAATTGGGAATGCTATAAACGATTTGGCGGACGGCATAGATTAGTACTGATGTCACTGATGGTTGCTTGTTGCATATGGGACATATTGGAGGTAATTATATAATGCGATACATGGGAGGCAAATGCCTTATATCAAGCGAAATAGCGTCTATAATCAATCCCTTCACTTGGGGGGGGCAGGATAAGGAGAGCGTGCATCGACCGTTCGTGAGCCTATTCTGTGGCGGTTGCGCCATTGAAGCTAAGGTCAAAGCGGATATTAAGATATGCAACGATTTGCATCCTTACCTTATCGCCATGTGGCAAGGGCTACAGGATGGATGGATACCGCCGGATGCTGTAAGCAAGGAAGGATATCAATATATCAAAGCGCACAAAGACGAGAATCCGGCACTTACGGGATTTGTAGGGTTTGGTTGTTCGTTTGGTGGGAAGTGGTTTGGCGGATATGCTCATGACAAACGTGGCGATGATTATTGCGGTCAGGCGAAACGCGGTGTGATGAGGGACATGACAGGATTGAAGAATGCTATATTCGTGTGTGGTGATTATAGAGACGTGGTGATTCCTGAGCATAGCGTCATATATGCTGACCCCCCATATGCTGAAATAACGGGTTATTCAACAGGCGCATTCAACCATGATGAATTTTGGGATTATATGCGACAGCTTGCTAAACAGGGGCATAAGGTGTTTATAAGCGAGGAACACGCGCCTGATGATTTCATGTGCATATGGCAGAAGGAAAAGATTAGAACATTGAAAAAGGATGATAATACAAGTATGGTTAGAATAGAAAGGTTGTGGACAATTTAAATGAACAGAGTACAGCACTACATCGTCTATTACAGCAATGCGGCATTTCCACCCATACCTAAATTAGGCTTTCTTAGTCGCGATAAAGCGGAAAGATACGTGCATGAACAAAACGCTAAAATTTTTGGCGGAAATGAATGGGAGGACGGACATTACTTCTACAAATCTTGTCCCGAAAAGGAATTTTGGTGGTATTTTAAGGAAGGGTGCTGGAAAATAAGATTATGAGCAATTTTGACGAAGCAAAACAAGCATTCACCGAACTAATCTACGATAACATCATAGTTCAGCTATTCAAAGATTGGCTAATCGAAGAATCCCGCAAAGCAGATGATAAAGCCTATCACGTTGGTGGGCAATTCAATCTTGGCTATGCGGCGGGACTGGATGTTTGAGGAAAGTAAAGAATAAAAAATTTTTCAAGAAATTTCTTAAAACCCCTTGACAAACAATCAAAAAAGTGGTATAATATTGGTAGTCCAAAACAAGGGCTACCAATTTTGTTTATGAGGTGAGATTATGAAAAATTATTTTTTTGTGAGCGAAGTCAAGGAAAACTGGCGCAGTACGACCATGAGACATACGTTGACTAACAATATGCTTCTTAATCACGTAGGTTGGGAAGTTGTTACCTCAAGGTCGATAGAATCCAAGTGCCACAATCGGATGGACGAGTTCGCAATAGAAAGTGAAAATTATCAGATGTGTGGATGTGTAGACGCTTTAAGAGAGTTTGTCAAGGAACATCCTGAAGAGACATTTGAATGGTTTAAGCCGGGCTATGGAAGGGTAGGGGTTGAATTAGATGAGGAGGACGAAGGATGAGTGAAGAAAAAGTTGCTAAGATTTACAAGATTACTAACACAACGAATGGTTGGGTCTATATCGGCTCAACATTAGCAGATAAGATTGAAACACGATTAAAAGGGCATTTTAAGCGCGCACGCCTTGGTGTTGAATCAAATCTTATGTACACGGATATGCGCAAACAGAAAAATGAAGATTTTACAATAGAACTTATAGACACTTGTGAACCACGGCATCGTTTTATGATAGAGGAGTGGTACACGCGTGACGCTTTTAAGAAATATGACAAAGTCTACAACAAAAAGAGCGGAAACGCAATAGATGAAAATACCGCACAACGTATGGCAGAAATACGCAAGAAATACGTTACAGAGCATCCTGAGGCTTTTGACGAAGAGTTTTGCGAAAGCTGTGCGCGTCCGGGCGAAAAGAACGGTATGTGGGGCAAGTCGGGTGAGAATGCTATAAATGGTAGAAGTGTCTATATGCTTGATGATGACAAAAATGTAATAAAGATTTTTCCATCGGTAACAGAAGCCAAGAAGTTCCTTCATACCAAAGCCCATTCAGCATTGTGTAAAGCTTGTAGAAACGGCACGAAATATAAGGGTTATTATTGGGCTAAAGAGTGGGTAAAAACTTTCGAGGAAGAAGTAAATGATTAACACATACGCTTCTTTACACGGGCATTCCGAATACTCTTCAGCGGTTCTACGTTTCCCCGATGCAATAGGTCACGTATCCGATTATGTTAAATGGTGTTATGAAAATGGCTTATATGGCTATGCCGTTTCAGACCATCAATCAGTAGCTGGATATGTTGACCTTGAGCAAGCTATAGATGAAATCAAGCCTGAGCATAAATTTGTTCATATTTTTGCCAATGAATTTTACCTTATAAGCAAAGAAGAAAATGACCTTATCAATTCTGAAACAGAACGTCCTACGTATTGGCATTTCATGGTCTATGTTAAGGATAGAATCGGACTCAAACAAATGTATGAGCTTTCATCACGCGCTTGGTTAAGAAGTTACACCTATCGTGGATTGCTCAGAAGACCATCATTTTATGACGATTTTGAAGAGGTTGTAGGCAACGACAAGGGGCATTTACTTTGTAGCTCTGCTTGCTTGGGTGGCAGACTTCCTAAGTATATCCTTAACGATGATGGCGAGGGCGCATTAAAGTTCATTGATTGGTGTCAATCAACTTTTGGTAAAGAGAATTTTTACCTTGAATGTCAACCTTGCCATGACGATAACACAGAACAAGTCAAAGTAAATAAAGCCCTTTGGCAATTGCATACACGGTTCAATATACCGATTATAGTTACCACAGACAGTCACTATATGCGCCCCGAGGACAAATTGACACACACGACATTCCTGCTATCTAAGGATGGCGGGGACGGGCGTGAGCCGGATAAGTTCTATGCAACAACCTATCTATTTACGCCCAATGAGCTCCGTGATATGCTTCATGTATGCTTTGACGATGACCAGATTGATGTACTGTTTCAAACCACAATAGACATAGCAGACAGAATAGAGTCTATACGATTACAACATAAAACAAAAGTTCCCGCGTTGCCCGAAATTCCTAAGCACCAAGTTAAACATTATTACAAGGAATATTACGACAAATATCCGCACATCAAATATTATGCTAACAGCTCCAACAACCATGAAACTTACTACTATTCAGAAGTAGAAAAAGGGTTGTATAATTACGCTTCTACTCATGACATCAATCTTGATGAATACCTTAAAGAGATTGATTGGGAGATGGAGCAAGTCAAAGGGCTGGGCGAAATATTTGATGGTGAATGTATGTGTGATTACTTTACCGTTGTGCAAAAGAATATTGACCTTATTTGGTCAGAGGGTGATAGTCTTGTAGGCATAGGGCGCGGTTCAGACGGCGCATATGTCACTAATATGTTGCTTGGCATCACAGGCATAGACCCCATGCTACCTGAGAATCGTGATTATTTTCCGCCTTGGCGTTTTTGCTCAACAGCACGTAGTAGTTCGCTATTTGACGCGGATATAGACATTCAATCATTCAAGAAAGAGCAAATAATCAAGGCAATCAAGGATTATTATGGTGAACGCAGAGTGTGCCAAGTTGTCACATGGGGGACATTATCAGCTAAGACGGCTCTTGAACGCGCAGGAAAGGGATTGGGCATTCCCGATGATGAAATAGGTTATCTTAAGTCTCTTGTACCATCTAAGCGTGGTATTATATATAGTCTCGATGACTGTCTTTATGGCAACCCCAAAAAGAACCGGGATAAAGTGCCTGAATTTATCGCTCAGATTGACAAATACCCCAATCTTTTGAAGATAGCACGCGCATTTGAGGGCATGAAAATTAGCGCAGGGGTTCATGCAGGAGCTCTAAATGTGCTGAAAGATGATTTCACCGAAACGGGTGCATTCATGGTAGCCCCTTCTGGCGCAGTCACAAGTCAATATAATCTTCATGCCGCTGAGTATTGCGGCGATCTTAAGCTCGATCTTTTGTCAATAGATGCACTTGAATGTATCCGGTCGTGTCTTGACCTCTTACTTGATGATGGGCTGATTGAATGGCAAGGCAGTCTTAGGGCAACGTATGATAAATATATAGGTTGGGATAATCTTGATTTTACAACTAAGGAAATGTGGGATTTGTTGCCCACAATGCTTAATTGCTTTCAGTTTGATTCGCCAGTTGGTAAAAAGGCATTAAAGCAAATAGGCGTTAACAATCTTGACGAATTAACGCTCGCTAACGGTCTTATGCGTCTATCCATGCCTAACGGTGAACAGCCTATGGATAAATATATTCGCTATCGTGACGATATAAACGAATGGTATAAAGATATGACCGATTATGGATTGACAGATGAAGAGCAAGCTATATTCAAGCGTTTGTTGGGACGCTATTGTGGAATGTGTATATCGCAGGAAACAATGATGGTGTGTCTTATGGACGAGGAGGTTTGTGGTTTTTCATTAAAAACAGCAGATAAAGCAAGAAAAGCTATAAGTAAGAAATCTGCCGACGCGCTTGCGGAAACCGAGAAGAACTTATACGAGGGTGGGGCGAAATGTGGACGTAGCAAAAAGTTCCTTGACTATTTGTGGAATGTACAGATAGAAATGTCGAAGTCGTACGCGTTCAATTTTTCGCATTCAAGGGAATATGGGACAGAGTGTCTGCAAGAGCTTAACCTATACTACTATTACCCTAAAGCCTACTGGAACACAGCAGTTATCACCACTCAATCACAGTCCGATGATGAACGCGAAAATGCGTCAGCGGCAATCAATTATGGTAAAATAGCGCAAAGTATCTACAAGGCGTGGAACAATGGCATTAAGGTATCATCCCCTGACATCAATGAAGCAAAGCAGTCATTTGCGGTTGCTCATGATAAGAAGACGATTCTATATGGGCTTGTAGCAATCTCCGGTATCAACTCCGACATCTCCGCTCAAATCATCGCTAATCGTCCTTACACATCATTCGCCGACTTTTACATCCGTAACACCTATCCCGGCAGTCTTGTCACAGCATCTAAAATCAAGCAACTAATCAAGGCAGGATGTTTCGATTGCTTTAATCCCAATCGCATATCCGTGATGAAGGAATATATTTGCTTGTCAACGCCTTTAATAACAGGCGTAAATGGGCAGAATTTGCCCGCAATCCTATCAAGCAAGGTATCTATACCCCGCAACCTTTCCGCGCCTTATAGGTGGTTAAAATACGTTTGTAGCAAGCAATTTTTGTACGGCAATCATCCACAGTACAAGTCAAAGAAACTTTATTGGCTTGATGACCGCGCGCTTAAATATTTCACCGCTAACCTTGCTTCATCTCTTGCAGAATCTGTGGATTATTGGCAGGAAGATGACCGGACGATAGTCGTTGACAAGTCGCTTGAAAAACTGCTCAAGCCTTCAATGGACGCGCTTATGCAGTATATCAATACCCCTGAATTTCTTGAACAATACAACAATACACGGCGTAGACAGGCGTATGATGACTTTATAGACGGCGTTGAGAATGTCAACCTTTGGTCGTTCGATTCATGCTCATTCTTCAGCCGTGAACACGTGTTAGCCCATGTAGACTACAAAGCATATAATCTAAGTAACTACAAAGACCTGCCTGAAGAACCTCAATTTGTCGAGCGTAGTTTCCGGGGCAGAACATGGCGGCAATACGAATTGTCTGCTATTTGCGGCATAGTTTTGTCACGTACAGACGCGCATCATATCGTCACTATCCTCACGCCCGAGAACGAAGTGGTCAACGTCAAGTTTAATCAAGGCACATTCGCATGGTATAAACAGCAGTTCTCAGAAGTCGATGACAAGGGCAAAAAGACGGTGCTTGACAAGTCGTGGTTTAATCGCGGCACGATGATTATTGTAGCAGGTTATAGGCGCGGCGATGAATTTGTTGCAAAGAAATACAAGAACAGCATCTATCAACATCAAGTGGCTCTAATCGAGTCAATTGATGGAGATAATAATTTAACTATAAGGAGTGAACGTTATGGAAGAGACGAAGAATCAACAGCTGAGTGTTGATGATGACAATATGACCGACTTTGACAAGATGCTATTTTATTTCAAAGAATGCCTTGAGGAAACTTTTCAGGTATCGTTTGAATATGAAACTCAATGGGTCTACACATCAAGCACAGGCGGCTGGCGCAATTGTTTAGAAAAGGCAAGTAGAATCTACTGCCCCAAGACTTTCAAGCTATACGAAGAGCTTGATTGGGTTCAAAGTGACTTGTTCGACAACTGGCTTATTGATTGCGCTTTAGCCCTTGAGCTTTGTAAGCCTATGGACGAAGACCCCGACAGATAAAATTTTTTCAAAATTTTTTTCAAAACCTATTGACAAATCGTAGGGGATGTGGTATAATATATACATCCCCTAAAACGAAAGGAGGGAGAGCATGACGTGAAGTTAATTCTAAAAGAAACAGTAGAAAGATACCATGTGATTGATTTAGACGATAGTTATGATATAGACGCTTTTATAGATGATGTAGCTAACCTCAGTCCAATACAAGGTATCGAAGCAGTAGAAGAAATGTTGGAAGATATGCGTCAACAATACGGAACTGAGTATAACGTTGAGCATGACAAGGCAGGTATGGAAACAACCGCGCTTGAAATTATTGATGAATATGATGAATGAGGTGATTTTATTTGAGAGTTATTAAAAGAGACGGTTCAGAAGTTGACTTTCAAGGCGAAAAAATACGAAACGCTATATTGAAAGCATTTATTGACAAAGGATACGACATCAATTCAAATGTAGAGGAATTTGTTAAAAAGATTGAAGGCGAAATAGAAGCTCTTAACAAAACGCTTAACGTTGAAGAAATACAAGATGCTATTGTTAAAAAGTTAATGGCTTCTAAGTACAAGGACGTAGCAGAAGCATATGTTGAATATCGTGCATTACATGAAATGGCACGCAATCAATACAAAAAGCTCATGAATGCAGTGTCAGAGAAACTTATGGCTTCCGATGTGCAAAACCAAAACGCCAACATAGACGAAAAATCGTTTGGTGGTCGTATGGGTGAAATGGCTGATCTTGTCGCAAGACAATTTGCACTTGATTACGTTGTATCGCCAATGGCACGAGCAAACCATCTCAACAACGAAGTGTACATCCATGATTTAGGACATTATGTTATTGGAGACCATAATTGCTTAACAATTCCTTTTGACAAACTTCTTGCGCAAGGCTTCAATACGCGTCAAACTGATGTGCGTTCGGCACAGTCAATCAATACGGCATTTCAGTTGGTTGCTGTTATATTCCAGTTGCAGTCTTTACAGCAGTTTGGAGGCGTAAGTGCTTCTCATCTTGACTGGACAATGATTCCTTATGTAAGGAAAAGTTTTTATAAGCACTTCAAAGACGGAATGTATTATATTGAAAATATTGTATATTCCGAATCCTCAAACTTTGACGTGAAAGAATACTCTTTTGACTACTATAAACGACTTGACAAAGATGGTCGTGCGTATGAATATGCTCTTGATATGACCACTAAGGAATGTTACCAAGCCGTTGAAGGACTTTATCATAACTTGAATACATTGCAAAGCCGTTCAGGAAACCAATTGCCTTTTACCTCGATCAACTATGGCACTTGTGCTCTACCTGAGGGGCGTATGGTTACTAAAGCACTACTTGATGTTTCGATTAAGGGGATAGGCAAACTTCATCGTACAAGCATATTCCCGTGTGGAATATTCCAGTGTGCAAAGGGAATTAACTGTAAACCCGGAGACCCTAATTACGATTTGTTCAAACTCGCTCTTAAATCAACAAGTCTTAGATTATATCCCAATTACGCCAATGTAGATTGGTCGGGCAACGAAGGATATAATAAAGATGATCCTAAGACATTATTTGCAACGATGGGCTGTCGCACCGCTAACGGATGGGACATAAACGGCTTCGGTCAGCTTAAAGACGGTCGAGGCAACATTTGTCCCGTAACAATTATAATGCCAACGCTTGCAATGGAGGCAAGAGAGAGAGCTTCGCAAGACCCATCATATTCGGAAGATTTTGATGATGTTGTGATTCCAGAATTTTTTAAGATTCTTGACCAAAAAATTCACGAAGCTAAAGATATGCTCCTTGAGCGTTTTGAATGGATATGTTCTCAATCACCCGATTCAGCCAAATTTATGTACGAAAATGGCGTAATGGAAGGCTATATTCCCGAAGAAGGAATACGTTCTGCTCTTAAGCACGGAACATTAGCACTTGGTCAACTTGGACTTGCGGAAACGTTACAAATTCTCATCGGGTGCGACCACACTGAACCGGAGGGGATGGAACTCGCGAAGAAAATCGAACAGCTCTTCAAAGATCGGTGCGCAGAGTTCAAAGAGCATTATAAGCTCAATTTTGGTGTGTACTATAGTCCCGCAGAAAATTTATGCTATACGTCCATGCAGAAGTTCAAAAAGAAATACGGTGTTATCCCTAATATATCGGACAAAGATTTCTTTACTAATTCAATGCACGTACCAGTATGGAAGAAATTAACACCTTTTGAAAAGATTGATATAGAGTCACAGCTTACAGGCTATTCTTCAGCTGGTTGTATCACCTATGTCGAACTTGATTCCTCGTGTAAAAACAATATTAAAGGGCTTGAGTCTCTTGTTAATTATGCTATGGACAACGATATTCCTTATTTCGCAATTAACGTTCCTAACGACCAGTGTATGGACTGCGGATATTGTGATGAAATGAACGAAATTTGTCCCATGTGCAACAGCCACGACATCAAGAGACTTCGTAGAGTCACAGGCTATCTTACTAACGACTACAAAACAGCGTTTAACAAAGGTAAACAACAAGAGGTCGAAATGCGAGTAAGACATTCAGGGGTTGAAATATGAATTACACTAAAATTCTTCCTTTTGATCTTGCTAACGGCACAGGTATCCGTATTTCCCTTTTTCTCTCTGGTTGTCGTTTTCATTGTCCCGATTGCTTCAATGAAGAATCTCAAGACTTTGATTACGGCAAACCATTTACACAAGATACAATTGAGATAATCCTTAACCTTGTATCCAATCCTTATGTATCGGGTCTCTCTATTCTAGGGGGAGACCCCCTATGGCAGGACGAAACAGGATTGATAAACCTTATCAGGCTTACTTACGCCGTTCGCGCAAAAAACAAAACCATATGGATATGGTCAGGCTTCACATGGGAAGAGGTCATGAACATTTCCAAAACATCATCAATAGAAGCGCAACTCAGGTGGAAACTTATCAAATCATGCGATGTTTTTATTGATGGTAAGTTTGATAAAAACCTTAAAGACCTTACTTTGAAATGGCGTGGCTCATCGAATCAACGAGTCATTGACATTCAACAATCCCTTGTCGCTGATAGGATGGTCTTATATGAAGACGCTTGTTAATTCCGTATGGGCTGGAATTATGATTGCTATTGGCTCGGCAGTCTATATCAATTGCTCCAATAAAATGATGGGCGCAATATTATTTTCTGTCGGGCTAATAACAATCATGAAACTTAACTTTTATTTATTCACAGGCATTATAGGATTTGCTCGTAACTTGCGAGGGCTTCTATTTGCACTCGCCGCTTTGGTAGGAAACACTATAGGATGTCTAATTATTTTATTCCTTCCTGTTAATGCTACTGATATAATTATCAACAAACTTGCCACACCGCTACCTTACGTGTTTGGCAGAGCAATAATTTGCGGTTTTCTTATCAGTGCCTGTGTAATAATTAAAGGCGTATCAAAAAATCATTGGTATACTTTACTTGGAGTCCCTGCTTTTATCTTATGCGGAGCGGAGCACTCTATCGCTGATATATGTTTTTTAATATCAGCCCATGAATTAAACCTTAACACACTACCATTCATAATTACAGTAATTCTTGGTAATACAGTAGGCTCACTACTCATTACCTTGAATTTAGAATATCTTAAAAAGGAGAACAACTAATATGTCAAAGTCATACGCAACCGATCACAACTGCATTTCCACGCGCTCCCTTGCAGCACAGGATACCATCCGTTTCTTTGTCAAGACAGGTGAAGAATTTGGTGACGAGACCCTTGTTGCAGAAATCATCAACAACCCTACCAATCATACCCCCATCCCTAAGAAGGGCGAACAGGTTATCTTTGATATAGATATGCCCACCAATGATGACACCGATTATGACGATTATGTAAGCTCAGGTACTGTTTACAAGGTCAAGCGTGTTTGCCATTGCTACGGAGGCAGGGAAGTAAGCGACCACATTGATGTGATGATGGAGATTGATGATGCAGATTGAGGACATTATAAGCAACGTACAAGTCTATGGGCTTGAGGAGAGCATCAAACGCTCAAAGTATCCCATGTCCACAGACACTAACGCTTGCACAACAGAGCCTACCAAGACTACCTACAGCCTTGGTAGGGCTTCTGTAGGCTCGGGTCATGATAACTGGTTAAATGGCGTTATCGTCCAGTTTGATTTAACCTTTACCAATAAGGCATGGGTGGAAGCTGAACGTTACCATTTCCTTGATTTTGTGTCAAGTCAGTCAACTATGCACCGTATCACAAAGTTCGACCTTGACAAGGCGTACATTGAATATACAGACCCAAGAATTATCGAAATTGTGCAGACGCTTGTTGCACAATATAATGCCGACCCCACACCTGAAAATTATCTTAAGGTGCTTTATTCAAACCCTGCCGGATTCAAGATAACCGCAGGCATGACCACAAATTATCGTCAGCTTAAAACCATCTACTATCAGCGCAAGAATCATCGTCTGCCCGAATGGCGTGTGTTCTGTAGCTGGATCGAAACTTTACCCGCATTCAAGGAGCTTATATTAAATGAAAATTGAAATACTTTACCATGCTGATATAGAGCCTATTCAGCCACTTCTTAATGGGGACTGGATAGACCTTAGGGCATCCAAGGATTATACACTTCATGCGGGCGAATTTGCCCTAATCGACCTTGGCGTATCCATGAAGTTGCCGGATGGTTATGAAGCCCATCTTGCGCCACGTTCCTCTACATTCAAGAAGTGGGGCATAATACAGACCAATTCTGTAGGCGTTATAGACAATTCTTTTTCAGGAAACAACGACATATGGTGTATGCCTGTTTTTGCAACACGTGATACCGTCATCCACAAAAACGACCGCATTGCTCAGTTCCGCATCATGCCTAAGATGCCACCTGTTGATATCGTCAAGGTTGATAACCTTGATTCACCTGATAGAGGCGGTTTTGGTTCAACCGGAACAAACTAATAGCCCAAACAAAAAAGGGGGTAGCCCATCACGGACTACCCCTTAATTTATGAACATCAATTTACATACCGTTTACAATATACTGTTGATTTCCCTTTGAACCTATGCTATAATATATACACAACAAAGCCACACGGCAATTCAAAGGAGTCAATACCATGCTTGCTACATTCGTTCTTAACCGTATGCAAATTAAGCCGCTCAACGACTATTTCATCGACCGCATTATCCGCTTTGAGCGCACTGATGAATACCACTACACCGCTGTCCTTCGTTTCAACACCAAGGAATCCCTTGAACAGGCGGTACGCGTCATCTACGGCAACCATCCCAACTGCAAGCCCAAGGTCACAATTATGAACACGGATTTACAGTAAATTCATAAAATACTGTTGAATCAAGCCCCAATATATGGTATAATATAATCACAAAACAACAAAGGCGAAAGCCCAAAGGAGAAACAATTATGACCATTCTTGAAAGAATCAAAGTAGCCCGCGAAAGCAATGAAGCCTATGGGGACAAAGACACCCTTAACAAACTCATCGCCCTTGCTTATGAAATCGGGCGGGAATCAGCAACCAAGGAAGTCAGTGATGACTACACAGCCCTCATAGCTTCCATGCGCGAAAGAGCAAACGCTTGCCGTTATTCTCATATGGCTAACGCAATTATAGGTAAAGCACATCTTTACCACTACGCTTACGCCGGAGACGTTACTGAAGCTTTCGGCTCGGATGAAACCAATCTTTAATTCAAAGGAGAAACAAACAATGAAAAAATTAACCATCTTACTCACGGCACTTCTTGCTACTGCGACTATTACCAGTTGTGACCTTTGGTCGGAAGCTGATATAGTCAACAACAATCTTTCCAAACAGGCGCGTTACTTCGAGTGTCAGCGCAAAATAACCGTCTATAACGCTCGTACCGACAACGTCATCCTTGAAATGGAAGGGTGTATGGATATATCTAACAACTCTCATGGTGAGCTTGTTGTAACGGTAAAGACAGGTGAAGACACATACAAAAAGAATTATGTCTACCTTAACGATTACACGCTTTACGTAGTCGAAGACATCACAGGAACATTAACCAATCCTTATGACTACAAGATATACTTCCACACCAACCCCCTGCCTTACGAAATAGAAGTAAAGAAATAAAGGAGAAACAAAATGGTAACACTTAACCTCACCAACAATCAGGCAATCATGCTCCACGCATTGCTCACCAATCACACCGCCGAGGACATCGTTGACATGATTAACGACAACCTCAACGATTACATCAAGGAAGGTGGAGACACCTACTACTTCACCGCTTATCGCGCCATCAAGCATTTCATCAATACCAACCCTAAGGACTTTCCATTCAACGAGGAAGACATTGACCTGTTCGATGACCTCGAATGGGCGGTAGAAGGAATCGGACGCAAGCTGAACAAGAAGGTCTTGGAAGCCAACAGCGAAGAAAGGAGATAAACAAATGAACATCACCCTTAACCTTGACAACATTCAGGTAGCAATCCTCCATGCCCTGCTTGGACAGGCAACTACATCCGCCATCACAGAAGCCGTTCGTGACGAATACAACCAGCTTACTGAACAGTCCAATCCGGTTATCTGCGAAGCCTACAAGCATGTTATTGCCTACATGAACAACCATCCATCTTACGTTCCCTTTGGGGACGCTGACAGTAGACTTTTTGACGCACTTGATGACGCAATGGCAACAATAGGCAGGAGCTTCAACAAAAGCACGGAGGTAACGCCCAATGCCTAACACGACCTACACCCTCAATCTTTCGCACGATGAACTTGTTCTTATCCTCTTGGGGCTGGCAAACAGCCCTGAGCAGATGGGCGAAAATCTTACACGAGCAAGACGGCTATTCCCCGATATTAAGGATAAACTTCCCATGAAATATGAAGAAATCGTCCACGAATTAGACCACGGATGGTCTACCCATAACAATCTATACCGTAAGATTTTCGAAGCAATCAGGGAAGGAAAATGTGATTAACAATGGTAAATTCAACACGCCCCTTAATCGTCCTCTGTGACATAGACAACACTGTCCTCAACACTGAACAGCTGATAGTAGATGAATACAATCGCCGCTACAATAAGTCCATCACCCTTGATGATGTAACCTGTTGGAACTATTTCAGTGGTAAGGTTGACGATGATTTCTTTCAGTTCTTGACCAAGCCCAAGACATGGGACTATGTACAGCCCATTGAACCAATCTGCGAACTTGTACGGACGATGGTTGCTCATCCCGATTATTTCACCGTCTATCTTGTCACAGCAACCAATCCCTTGAAGACAGGGCTTAGGGAAAAGCTCACAGTCGCGTCCAAAGCGACAGGGGCAGATAAGCACCATATCATCACGTGCAATGACAAGCACCTGCTCATGGGGGACATAATGATTGATGATTATACCAAGAATATTGATGATACACTGTGCAACGATTGTTGGTTGATTGATAGACCGTGGAACAAAGAATATGCAACATCTGATGACTATTCAACCACTGCTGATAAACTGTCCAACAATCTTAAGGATTGTCGGTTTGCGAGTGTATACGTAAAAGAAACTCTTCATGAACACGAAGCAAAGTCGCCAAAAGAAATTTGGCGTTTAATCCCTTAACAAAAATACCCCAGACCGTAAAAGTCTGGGGTATGTGTTTAGGTGGTGGGGGTGAGGGCATAATTAGTAGATTTATATTCCCATTCGTCAGAAGGATTGACTGTTGCTGTTTGTAACGTAAGTTTATCATATCCAATAAAAGTTCGCTCAAATATATAAACCCATACAGAATCTATTCTATCATTTATTTGAGTGTCAAAGACAAGCCAAGACCCGCCCGTCCAAGCCATTGCTTTTATAGGAACGCCCGCCCTTAAATTCGTTCTGATTTCTTCGTAAGTTTTTATTGGGGAATCGTCTCTGACAGTTAATACCTCTGCTCTTATATTAAAAAGAACAAACGCCCCCCCCCAAGCTCTTCAACGTATCGCCATCCATCGTAAGACCATCGCCTATGCGGAAACCTCCGCAGGGGATTTTGGGATTTTCGTTATTCATATATTATCTTCCTTTCTTTATATTATTGTGTAATATTCATACTGCGTTGAGTGAAAAACTTTATTGTGCTATCTTTATTAAACGTTATCATAGTCCCACTTAAATATACCGTATTTTGTTGTACAAACCTAAGAACGAAACCTTCCAAAATAGCGGTATCGTCTTGAAATATAATGTCTGTAAACAAACTTCCCGGACTCTTATTACAACGAATAATATTTCCATTTTCTATACATTCAACAATCTCTTCATACGTTTTTAACTGTGAATCCTCAGCGATAGAATACTCCCAAGAACTTGAACCTACTTGTTCTGCGTTAATCTTTAGATAATATATACCCCCCCCAGCTACGCCTAACTTATTATCGGTAAGCTTGAGGGAAGAGTCTAATTCAAATCCTCCGCAGGGAACTTTTTGTAAATCCGCCATATTTAATTCCTCCTAATTTTTAGTCAAACGCTACCGCCGCCAACACTTGTTACATATACGGTCAATGGCGTATCAATTTTGTTATCAATATAAATCGCATTTGCTGTAGCGTCATTCTTGCTAACTGCCCATCCTGCCATACCGGACAGGTCAAACACGGTTGATGTAGTGCCACAGACGAACGCGCAAGTTAATCCTCTATGCCGCTCATCACATGCGCTAAACAAATATGCACCATCATCAAGCGATACAGTGATAGCTGAATTCGCCTGTAAATCAACGGATTTCTTTGTGGCAGTTGAATCCTTCTGCTCTTGAGCAAGATACCCTAACGTAACCGCATGGGTCAATGCAGTAGGATTGCCCACATGAACAGGCTTATAGGTGCTTTGTGAATCTGGCGCAACGACGGCAAGTTCATCATTTGTAGTTGCCGTGAGCCTAACACCATTTGTTCCTTGGGCATGAACCACTGAACCAATGTAAACAGGATTAGCAGGGTTGACTTGAAGCTCTTGGACATCGGTAATGTTAGCTCCGCCCATGCTCAAATTGCCGTCCATCGTTCCGCCACTTGTCTTAAGGTATTCAGCCGCTTGGTCAATATCCGTCCATTCATCGCTTACTGGGTCAGCCGTATGGTGATAGTTGACTGCCCTCATGGATACCAACTGCCCATCAAGGGTTAGCTTGGTATAGCCAAAGGTAAATCCTGCGTCTCCATTTTCGGCAATTTCTGCATTCATCAGCGGAAGCCTTGTATGCCCATTGCCTATCGACACGGCAATATTTTCCTTTTCTTCAAGGGCTGTCTTGATTTCTACATAGGTCTTATCAGCCGTATAAGTGCCATCTTGGTTGTCCGTAAGCGTGATGATAAAGTCCATTGAAGCAATGGTTTGCCAATGCGTAGCCGTACCATCGTTGGACAAAAATTGCCCACTGGTTTCGCTTGTAATCGTTGGCAACCCTGTATCAACCGCTGTGGTATCGCCAGGTTGTTCTACCCATTCGCCGCTTGTGCCGTTGAATTTGTAGATTTTGCCTGTATCAATTTCATAAAATTCATCGCCATTTTCAGCTTTAATCGTAGCCTTATCATCTGTTGATAATCCACAATATTCGCTATATCTTTGTGCAGAATAATGTGCAGGACGCTCAAGTGTGACCATTCAATTCACCTTCAATCCACAAATTATTTTCCTTGTCGTATCTGTAAACCCTTCCGGTGTCAATTTCCTTGAATACCGCCCCGTTTTCAACATGAACAGGTTTGGTGTCAATAGAGCGTCCTGTGTATGAGGACGCTCTTGGGGAATTGTAGCCCTTTGGTCTGTAAAGAGTTATCATGTTTACTCCTTTAATTGGTTTTTTTAAGTAGCATCTCCAGTAACTTTCAAAAGTTCCTTTGAGCCGTCTGAATTCGTTACAATCAAGCTCAACTTACCATCCGAGCCTGTCTGTAGTTTAAGTTTATATTGTGTGGACGCATCTGTAGCATCATTGAGTGTAAGAGTATTGGTTGATACTCTTGAATCGATAAAGTCTGATACTGCCTTATTTGATGGATAATTGGTTGTAGATGATTTGTTTGAATCAGTGATTGCAGAAGATTTTTCTTGAATAAGTTCTAATTTCATTGTCGACAAAGATTTCTTAGAAATACCACTATATGTCAATAACTTAATATTTCTATAGCCAATTTTCCATCCATAAGGAACTTCGCCCTTTTTCACAAGATAAAATCCCGGCTCAGAAATTTTCCCCACATACGAAGCAGGAGCTTTATCTTTTTTCCAAACACCCACAAAATCAAATACTTGCGAACCTGTAATAACAACAGGCGAAACAAAATTCATATCAGACGCGTTGAATTCTGTTGCGTCCTTTTGGGGGAGCGTGAGGTCTTCTGTTGTGTCGTACCATTCTCCCGTGCTTGTATTGTATCGCCATCCGCGCATTACGATATATGAATGAGCGGTTGTACGATGAACGTGTGTTTCGGGGAACAAACCATCATAATTGTTGGGCGCACCAAACAAATAAACATAAAGTCCACCCAAATTCGCATATCCCGGACGTTGAAGAATTGGAATAATATCGTTTACGGCGTAATCAGATATGTTGATATCTTCAGAACGCCAAACATAGCCATTTGATATGCCCCACCTATCAGAATCCGTATAATCCGTTAAACCTCCTCCAAATGACGTACCCAACGACTTTCCATCAACTTTGAGAGAATTGTTTAGTTCGAAACCACCGCATGGTATTTTAGTCATAAAATCATCCTTTCTTGAATATAATTTTGTTTATTGATTTTAATGATTACACGCTTTCGACTGACGTGTTTGCAAATGTTATTTTGTCTACGGTGACCGTTCCTAACACGCTACTTTCTGAATAAGCCCACGTTACACGATAATAATAAGATGTATCATTATCTACTGTAATTGGATTAGAGTAAAAATAGTAGGTTGGGTTACCCTTGTTGATCATGTTACTAATGTAAGGAGAATACAATTGGAGATTAAGGCACTTACCATCTATACGAAGTTGATAGATATTCGCATGATTCTGCATCTCAAACAACGAATAACCATTAAACGTCTCATAGCTTAATATCGGCATCCAACTTGAACCCGCTTTATTAAACAACTGAAAATAAGGAGTTGGCATACCAGTTATTATAAGTACCAATATTTTTTGAGAATTTTGAGTACTTAGTCTGAGACTACAACGACCTATTGAATGATTATCTTGACTATAAATCGTAAAAGCAGAAGCAGAAACAAATACAGACTCTGCAAGAAAAGCATAACTAGTACGATCATCTTCTTCGTATATAATATAGATGGCATTTTTGTCCATCTGTTTCAACTTTGTAATCAATTCTGTCGCTTCGTCATCTGTTAATTGCTTCTTATATAGCCATAGTTGATTTGCGGGGTTCTGTGTCATCTCACTTTTCTTTACAGTATAAAATACCCCCCCGCAGGGTTGTACCATCCATATAGAAGCCATCTCCAAGGGTAAAACCACCACATGGCACTTTATCGTTGCTCATTCGCTAATTTCCTCCCATCCATATTCTCCAGGTTTCCATACGTTGTTATCAACCGTACTTACCCATGTCTTACCATCATATTTTACCTTATCGCCCTTTGCATAAGGATTTGTTGAATCAGGTTGTTCCCAATCCGGTATCACGGTCGGGTCAGGTATCAGCACCTTGGCAAACAAACTTGGTGCATCTTTGGGCTTCCATGCTGCCTGTGAGGTGTGCGCTTGCAATACATTGTACAGCACGCCATCGTCTTGCACCTTTGTGTCCTTAGCGTATTCAACTCCATTGCCGTCCCATTTTTGATAAAGGCATACGCATTCAAGTGCTTCTTCATCCGGTAAGGATTGCACGGCTTTTTCGATTAGCTTGCGATATTTCTTTGCTGCTTCGATTAAAGCTTCGTTCATATTGATTCTCCTTTCATAAATTATAAAACCTCAAGGGGGGTTATTCCCCCAAGAGGATTGCTTTGATTGCTTCTGTGGTTTCCTCCACCTTCCCGACCCTTTCCTCAATCGTCTTCTCAGGCGTAGGGACTTCGGAAGCCTGCGATTCCATCGCCGCGATTTCCTCGGGGGTCATGTCCACAATTTGCCCATTAACGCATTTACGCATTGATATACCTCCCGTAAAACTCATATGATGTCTGCGCCGGTATGAGGACATTCGAGTTGTCCGATGCGATCTTCAATGACTCGACAGATTCATTATCCCCCAGCAACGTTTGACCAAAGGTCACTCCGAAGTTGTCCTGATTGTATGACGAGTTTTGCGTCTGGCTCACACCATACGTCACGTAATGCTTGTCTATAAGATTACAAGCAACACCAAGAATCACATTCTTCGGCGAGTTGGGGTGTAAAAAATAGTTGCCGAGACTGCCACTCACTAACCGATTATTGATGTAAAGACAATATTTGGCACTGCCAGATGCTTTGGGCATATTCGCAACCAAAACGAAATCGTTATATCCTGTGAGTCCAGTAAACTCGAACATCGTAACTGCTTCGCTGATTCCGGTCGATTCCGAGAGAAGTGTGTATCCCGCCGCCTCCCACTCCGTCGGCTTCCCGCTATCATCCACCGCCTTGACCTTCACAATATCCCCGACAGCCGCCCCGGTCACGCCAAGGGAAATATCCGTTCCACCACCCGCACTGGGCAGATTATTCGCCAGCGTCATAATCTCAGCAATCGCGTCCGAATTCTGTTCCAGTGGCGTTTTCTCAGTTTCCGCCATCCGTGTCACCTCCGCTTGAAAGATTTGTTTCATCGCCATTTTCCTCGCCGAGGATGATATTCAGAGCCTCGGCTTTGTCGGCGTTTTCGGCGATCTTGCTTTCCATCGCCTTGATCTCCGCCCGGTGCTTTTCGTTTCGCTGACGTATATACTCCTGTATCCTCATTCCGTCTCCTCCGTTTCCACGAGCAGTATCGGCTCTTGTACTATCGCCTTTCCGCCCGATTTTACGTACACGTGTACACCCAGCTCCCAGCTGTCCGTGGTCTTCGTGGTGCTCGTCAGTTCCGCTGTGCCATCAGCCGCGGCAGTCACCCAGACCGGAGATTCGTCCTTCGCGTTATTAGATACCTTCCACACCTGCTCAGTCGCGTTCTCGACATCGGTCAGCAGTCTGACCTTCTTCGGACGCTTCACCGATGAGCCGAGAAACAAAGTCGCTTCTGCTTCGCGGTAAAGCTTGTCCGGGTCAGGGAGGATATAGATTGTCTCCTCCCCTTGGTCGGAGACGATTGTGGCATTCGCCACGGATAAAACGGGGCGAAGCCAGTAGCCCGAGATCGAGGCATTGTAGCTGACCGCGTAGCCAATCGTGTTCACGTACCGGAACTGCGAACCGGAGGACGCCGACCGCATCCACCACCACTGAGCAGCCCCCGCCGTATTGTAGGCGACTTGCGCGGCATTGTCGCCAGTGTTGTTGCTCCACGTTTTCAGCGCGGGCAGATAGGACGCGCCCTCATCGTTCGCCGATGTCCAACCGAGTTCCGTATAGCTCGGAAGAAAGCACTTTCTCGCAAGCGTCTGAGTGGCGGCAGCAGCTATCGAGTAGCACTTGATCTGCGTCGGTGTCAGAGCCGCGATAAACTTTTCGTCAAAATAAGTCGTCAGAAACTCACCGTCAAGGAATACATCCGCCTCGCATTCGTTATACTCCGCGACATTCGTTGGGTTCATGCGCTTTGTCATAAAGCACAGCGCGGACATGATAAGAACCGAGTTTCCCTGCTCGGACGCGCCTAAAACGATGAACTCCCACGGCTTTGTCTCGCCATCGCGCGTCACATCGTAATAGACCTTCGTTCCGGGGGTCAGTTCAGAAATTGTTCGGGACATTTTTCTATGATCACCTGTTCCTTTCTTTTGTTTTCTTTCCTGTACGGCTGTATTTTCAGCGTGTAGCCGACCTTCCGGAGTTCGTCGTCGAAGTGTTTGTCCATCGACAGAATAAGACTCCGGCAGTCGCCCTGCATCGCGTGTTCACGCCAGCTCCGGTAGGACTGCGCCGCCTTCTCAGGCTCGCGCTTGCCCTCGCCGATCTGACGCGCCATAAGCCGCACATAATTTCGTTCCGTCTTCGCCTTTGATCTGGCGAGACGCTTCACGACCTTTCCGGTATCGGTCAGGATGTAGTGGAATCCGAGAAAATCGAATCCTCCCCTGAAGATACCTGTTTTCGGGTTCATTTCAAGCCCGATTTCGCCCGTGTACCTGATGATCTCATCCCACAGATTCCGGAGATACTCCTCGCTGTCCGAGATGATATAGAAATCATCCATGTACCGTCCGTAGAACTCCGCGTGCCATTTCTGCTTCACCATGTGATCAAGCTCCGAGAGAAACAGGTTCGCGAGGAGCTGATTCTGCTGAAGCCCGAGCGGCAGTCCCTCGTCCGAAAGTCCGAGGAACTTTGAAACGTTGGTTCTGACGATTTCGTCATCAACGTATCTGCGCACCAGACCGAGCAGTCTCTCGTGGTCAATTGAGGCAAAATAGCCGTGAATGTCGCATTTAAGTACCAGCGGACGCTTGTGATAAAGCCGCCAGAACCGCCTGAGCTGTTCTTTCAACTTCTCATCCGCGAGCTTCGTTCCGCGCCCGGTCATGCAGGCGTAGGTCGTGTTGATCAGCGGTCGCGTGACCGCGTCATAAAGATATTCGTCGCACAGCAGGTGCTGCACGATCTTGTCCACCGCGCCGGGGACTTGCGCCGTCCGGCGTTTCGGGATATAAATTTCTTTTGTCCTCAGAGGACTCGGCTCAAAAGTGCCGTCAATCAAAGCGTCCTTGAGCGCGAGAAGCTTGTTCTCGCGATAGTACTCAAAAATCGCCTGATTGCGCATCTCATGCTTGCCGCGAACCTCTTTCTTCCAAGCCCTTTCGAGCATAGGGTAAGTCAGTACCATACGTAGCCTTTCCAATCGTCCGCAGACTCTGCCTGAATCGGCATTGATACCTTATATTACGGGAAAGCCTCTTTTATCAGCGTTCAGACCTCCATCATTGCGCCCTTGTGGCATTTCGAAAGGTCACGCCGTAAAACGGGGCGAAGCCAGTTGCCCGAGTTCGAGGCATTGTTGCTGTTCGCGTTGCCATTCGTGTTCACGTTCCGGAACTGCGAATCGGAGGACGCCGACCGCATCCACCACCACTGAGCAGCCCCCGCCACGAGTTCAGACTTTCCCGGAAAGCTCAGCCGGACGCGTCCGACTTCTTCCAGTTCCAGATCCGTTTGGTCAGCTCGCCGATGTGCCTGAACACGAGCGAATGCTGCCTTTCCGAGATCCATTTGTTGTTGTAAGCCGTCCGGACAAGGAAGGTGAGATAAGCCAGCTCGCCTTGTGCAGCCGACTGTAAATCGCTCCGCGCCGTTCCTCTCCGGCAGTTCGCCGTGACGACATCCTTCAGAAACGCTCGTGCAGTCCGAATCAGCTCGTCGGTGTACTCTGCCCGGAGATAAGAAGGGAAGGTCGAACCGCCTTTCTTCGGCGAGCAAATCCGGAGAACCACGTCGAACATCTCAGCCGCCCGGTTGCCGATGACGAATTCCGTGCCGTCAGGAGATGAGCGTGCTCCAGTAGCCATCAATTGACCCCTTCGTGACGGAATAGTTCTCGGAATTCAGGAAGTCGCCGACATAAACCTCAAGAGCCGAGAGATCAACTCCCGAATCCGCCTTGAACTCCTCATACTGATCCACCGTCCCGGTTTTCAGCAGCTTCACCGATGTGATCCCGGTGTAGCTCTGCCCATTTATCGTAACATTAGCCATATTATCCTCCCAGAGTAATCACGCCATCCGCCTCGGAAACGGTTACCCCCGAGATCGGATATAGCGAAGTGCCGTCGCAGATCACGCCGAAGAGTGCCGCGCCGCCAGAGCCAGCCGCTTTCGTCTGGATGAGAGCCTTGAGCGAGGCGAGAGCCGCCGCCTGCGACGAGACAATCTCGCTTACGGCGGTAATAGCGTCAGCGACCGTTGTTTGCGTTCTTGCCATAAAACCACCTCATATCGCGTTGATAAGCGATGTAATGTCGCCGAGCTGCGCTGCCACATAGTCCGCGACAGCCTTCGCGGACGGAGCGACATCGTCAGCCGAGCCTGCCGTGATTGTCTGCGCCAGGGCTTCTTCAACGACGGCGTGGTATGCATTCGCCCAGACATCGCCGTTCGCCCAGATGATAAAGCGGTTGTACGGCAGATTGTCCGTGCCGTACGCCCACAGTGCCCCGAACATGTTGCAAGCGACGCCGTTCGTAGCGCCCTGGAACATGTACGGATACATCTGCGTGTTATATTTCACGTAGAGCGAGTGCGTATATTTCACCGCGTTCATTTCCTCGTAGGTCATGTCGCAGTGCCACTTTTCGTCCTCGCTGGAGTAAGTCACGTTCGCGACGATGATCTCGCCGGGATCACCTTTTTCGCCTTTATCACCCTTGTCACCCTTCGGTCCTTTCAGCTCATCGACCGCGATCAGCTTCTCCCACGTCTCGCCATTGCCGGAGTACTCGATATACCCCTCCGCGACGCGCATATAAATCGACGTGATTCCGCTTTTCGCCGCTTCGTTTATCGCCGCGACGAGGTTCTCCTTCGCAGCGGTCTCCAGCTCCGCGAGATCGCCGATCTTCTCGTCGAGCGTCTTGTAGCTCAGCACCTCGGTCTCGGTATAGATGTAGTCGTCCGGCTTTTCGCGTGCCATGACCGGGAGCGTCGCCGCGAAAATCGTCCGGTCGGCGGGGTAGACGTAGACGTTTATCGTCCCCGCCATCGTCAGCAGGATGTTCGGCACAGCCGCCTCGCCATCGGCAAGCTCCACGACATACGCGCCGTGATCGTCGCCCGGCGACGCGAAGTGTATCTCCGCGCCACCTTCGACTCCGGTGACGATGACCTTCCGGTCTTTGTCCCACTGCGTCAGTCTGCCTTCTTTATCAGGTGCGATTCTGATCATTGTCCCTCGCCTCCGTCGGCAGTTTCATCACTTCGTTGTACAGCCCGGTCGCGACGTCGTTTCCGTGCAGTTCATGATAGGCGTGGTACGCTCGCTTCAGGGCTTCCTTCGCGTATATCGGGCAGTAGCCCTTGTCCATGTACTTGTCGTGATTCCGGATGATTTCCGCCCGGAGGAGGCACTGTATACCCTCCTCCTCAGCGTCGTTCTTGCGCTTCAGCGTCTTGATGTAGGTGATAAGCCCGGTGATCACGCCGCCGCAGACAAAGGGTATCGCCCAGGATATGATTTTCTCAGCTATCACTTTCGACCGCCTTCCAGTTCGCCGGATACTGCTCCGGCGTATAAACGTTATTATCAGCGATAGACTCATAAAGTGCGCCGTTCCACCAGCCCTTCTCGCCGTTCGAGAACGCTCCTGTGACCGTGATGACCGCCGGAATAATCCGGTAGCCATCTTTATACGCAAGCTCTTCCCACAGCGCAGGCGCGTGGTCAGGGTCATTCAGCTCGGTGTCCCACAGATCGGATCCGGCTTTCTTCACGACGCCCTTCCAGTAGATTTTCGTCCCGGCCTGCACCAGCGAACCGTCCTGCTTTAATCTCGGGCAGGCGGTCGGGGCTTTCGATACCGTCTTGTCGTCGGCGGTCTTGGTCATCTCCTCGATTACGGCACGGTATTTTCTCGCGGCTTCGATAAGCTTTTCGTCCATTTTAATCAACTCCTAACAGTGTTTTGTTCACGGCTTCGATTTCGGCAAGCTGTGCTTTCAGACTCGTGATCTCAGCTTGCAGCGCGGCGAGATCTCCGGCCGGCTCGGGCGGAGCGGTAAGCTTCGCGACGTACGCCGCGCAGACCTCCGCGTCGGTCTTGCCGTCGCCATCGGCTCGCGCCCGGATTTCCGAGATCGGCAGTATGTCGTAGATGCTGCCGTCGTCGCGGAAGAAGAGGTAGCTGTCTTCCGTGCCGTACAGCGGATTGTTTATCATCGCCTGCTCGGCGGTGATGTCGTAGATGGGGGACGCTTTGTCCCAGAGTGAGTAGGTCATGTTTCACCTCATGATGGCAACGGCAGATAAAACAGCGTCTTTGAGCCACTGCCAGTCATCGTTACGCCAGACGCGGAAAAAGTGTACTTTGTGTAGCTCGTGACGACTTCGTTGCCTGCGGCATAGTACGTTCGGTAGTCATAGCTGCTGGAACCGGAGTACTGGTACGCGCCGTAAGCCAGCCCACTGTCAACAAGAAGAAAAATATCGTTAGACCACAGGAAGTACCTCGTGCACGGCAGCTGTAGCGAGTAAGTACCATTGCTCCAGCTTGCCGACGTCAGGCTGAAGCTCTTCACGCCCAACGGATGAAGCCCAGGCGCGAAGTCCGAAATCTCTCCGCAGTAAACCCATTCGTAGCCGTCCTGCGTTCCCGAGTGCGGATAAGCATCAGAAGTGTCCGACGAGATCGTTTCCCACGCGCCGGTGGTCGTGATTTTTGTGGTGTTTATCAGCATCGGCATAAGCGTGCTGCCCATGTCCGAGGTGACTTCATATCCTTCTTCGTTCCAGACGTCACCGCCGCTGTTTTCCCAGTTGTGCCCGGTCATATAGGCACTTGTGGGGATGTAGAAAACCTTGCTGGTTATGCCGAGAAATCCCTGGACGTATTTGCCCTGGAATCGCCCATAGACCGACGACTCGCGTACATTGTCACTGCTTGTAAAGGTGTATGTCGACGGATTGTTCAGCGAGATCGCGCCGGTCGACTGATTGATCGTAATGCTCGATGCATATTTTAATGTCGCGAAGTAATCTGTACCGCTTTCATCGTCGGTATAGCGCACATAACGTATCGCATCAAGATAGTAGTAGGTCTTGCTGTTCGATGAGTGGCTATACCCGACGCCCGCTGAGTAAGCCGTCTGCCTGGTCTCAACGTAGCTGTTCGCGGTCGGTCTGCGCCGCCAGTAGTACAGCGTATACGGCACGAGCGCCGCGTCCATTCTCTGTATCGCGTCTGCCATCGGCTGTAAAAGCGCCTTATTGATCGGCGTGCCCGCCTCGGTCACCTCAGTCGGGTCAGGGGTCAGCTTCTTCTTTCCGCCGGAGTCGGCAATCTGGTAAAGATCATCCCCGACCGCGATCCGGTCTTTTATGTCGGGGGCTTGATAAACCGCCATTAAATCATCCCTTTCGTGGTAATATTGTCTGCCCGGCACTGAACGTGCCGCAGTATTTCTGGCTGTATGTCATCCAGCTGAGAAGCTCGTCGAGGTCGGCGAGGATTTTCTCGATGTTGTTCGCGCCGACATAATCGAGCTTCGCGTCCGCCGCGGGCAGCTCCGGCGTCGAGGCGCGGACGGCGATGGCGTCGCGCAGGGTCTGGACGTTGGCGAGGTAAGTAGAATATTTCTCATCCGTGCTGTCCTCGCCGTCGACGAAGCTCTGCGCCGAGATTTCGTTTTTGTACCCAGCTTCATTCAACAAGCCGGACAGCGTCGAAACCGCCGCCGCGACACGGTTCATGTCCGCCGCGTTATACGCGCCTTTCAGTCCGGCGAGCCACACGTTCTTCTCCTCATCGGTCAGCGTCCCGGCGAACGCCTTTCGTGCGAGCCTCAGAGCCTCCGCGGCGTCGTCCGTCGTGCGATCGTAAATAAGTTCAAGCATCGGTCTTCACCTCGATAAACTGCGATTGGCAGGATTTCAGAACCCCGCCGTTAAAAGCGAAGCTTTGCCCGCTTCGTCTCGCCGAAACAGTCTGCGACTTCGCGACCTCTATCGCGTCGACGTCTCCGATTTCGGCGGCGGGGTCTCCCCGTCCGACCGTTTCAAAAGCGTTTCCGCCGTAGAATTTGAGAATTCGTGCCGCAACCGCGTCCGCCGCCGCCTGAGTTTTGATAAAAGGATTATCAATCGACAGCGTCGCCGATGAAGCCGCCGCGTTTCCGGCGACCGAGTACTGCGTCGAGTTCCCATCGTGCAGTGTAAAAATCACCGCCGCGAGGTCTTCGTTCGCTTTGACCGTCGGATACTGCTCAAGGTCGTCGAGCGAGACACTCCCGCCCGCCGAGCCGATAGCCTTCAGCGCGAGCTTTCCGGTCGAAGCGTCCGCGACGATATACCCACCGACCGCCATCGCGACCCATGACAGTATGTCCGCGCACCGCTTTCCGGTGACATTCGCCGCCGAGTCCGGCGAGAGGGTGACCGCCGCCAGAGTCTGATCAACGACATAATTCGCCGCGAGGTTCTTCCCGAGCTGTGCGACGACCGACGCGACCCAGCCCGACGCGGTCGTCGGCAGAGTCGCCGGGGGGATGTACTCGCGGTCTGCAAGCAGCCCGACGATGTCGACAAGCGACCATTGTATGGTCATAGCGTTCTGCCCGGTCTTCCAACCGCCCGAGTACTGATAAAACCGCCCGGTTTTTTTGTACTCCGCCGCGCCGGACGGCAATTCGACTCCGATCGAGATGTCGATTCCCTGCCGTTCCTCGATCGAGCGGAAAATTCCGGTCGGGGAGGTCGGCTCAAACCGCCTCGTCGTGTTGTCGACAGTCAGCGTCGCCGTTCCATAAGGCAGCGCGACCGCCGCGAAGTTCGCCTGCTGATTGACGCTCAGCGCGTAGATGTCGTCCCCGCTCCACTCCTCGTGTAAGCCGGGGAAGATTTCGATGACCCGCATCCGGCGGCGCGGCACAGACCATTTCGTCACCGACAGCACAATCGACGCAGGATTCGTCGCGGTAAAATCGCTGATGATCACCTGTGACGCACGGTTTCCGGTCCTTGTAAAGGTCTGCCCGCCGCAGGCGACCGTGAAATCCTCTGCGACTCCGTCGTAAAAGGATTCCGGAAAAGAAAGTGTTATCGCCTGTAAGGTCTCGACGCCCGAAAAGTTGATCGTGATCGTCTGCGCCTCGGCGAAGCTCCCGTCGTCCCCCGCCAGAGCCGAGCCGATATAGCCGACCTGCTTCGCCGTCCCCCTGGCGGGAACGCTCTCAAAGCTCCCGTCGAGTATCCATCGGTTAAGCTCCAGCGTCGCGAAATCATCCCGCGAGACAAACTCGCCGTCGATAACCTGCGCCGGCTTGGAGTATCCCGCCTGCGCGCTCCCGGCGACCGAGCCATAGACAATGTCCGGGTCGATGATGTCGATCACCGCCCGGATCAGAGTCCGGCGGAAGTCTCCGACGACCGCGTTTTTGTAAGCGTCCGACGACTCAATCATGCGGTCTCACCTCCCGGAGTGTGAAGGAAATATCGTGCCAATAAGGCACTCCAGACCGTGAAAAGGCGAAGACAGGCGGTGTCAGCTCCTCGCAGACAAACGTCGACGTTTTCATGTCATCCCCGCTGTCCGGCAGATATTTCACAGTTAAAGCCGTCCCAGCTCTGAGAGCCAAAAGGAGCTTCCGCACAAGCTCGTTGCCCATGTAATCATAGGAGTACTCGATATATTGCACGTGCCCGCGGACCTCAGTGACCACTCGTCCCGAGATCATCTCGATCTGGTCGGAAAGCGTGCCTTCGTAGCACTTGTATTTCCCGCCGGAGGTCTCCGGCAGGACAATGCCGTTGATTATAAGCTGCGTCATGCCATCACCTCCGGATTAGCGCGCGACACCGCGCGAAGATCGGGGAGCAGCCAGCGAGCCAGAGCCTGCCCGTCCGCCGTCTGTAAGATTATCGTCACAGGCTGCGCCGATCCGATCCCGGCGACCGCCGTCGAAACACCGTTGACCATCCCGGCGGCAGCGGAATTAAACGCGACCTCCGGTGTGGGAATCGACCGCTGCATCTGCCCAGCGATGGTTTTCATCCCGTCGGTAAAGCCGACACCGACTCCGGCGGCGAGCTGTTTTCCAATTTCATCGCGGAAAACCCGTGAGGGCGAGTGAATGTCGAAAGCGTTTTTAAAGCCATCGACGATCCCGGACGCGAATCCGGTGATCTTGTCCCAGAGCCAATCGGCGCTTGCTTTGATTCCTTCCCACAGCCCTTTGATAAGGTTCGTTCCGGCTTCCTTCATGGTTTCCCATGCCTCGGCAAACCTATCAACGATAAGCTTAAGTATTTTCGCGATCGCCCCGCCGATGTTTCCGAGTATCTCCGGCATGTTGTCGACCAGCATCTTAAAAAGCTCGACTCCGGCGGAAATGATCTTCGGATAAGACTCGACGAAAAACTCAAGGATTCCGACGATGATTTCGGGCAGCCGCTTGATAATCTCAGGTAAAGATTTAATCAATCCTTCAGCCAGCGCGAGTATCAGCGCGAGCGCCGCGTCGAGGATAGCCGGCAGATTATCCACCAGTCCGTCGGCGATCTCCATCACCGCGGCGACAGCCGCCGGAAGCAGCTCCGGCAATGCGTCGGTAAGCCCCGAGACAAGCGAAAGAATTATTTGTAGCCCGGCGTCAATCAAAGCCGGGAGATTCTCGATCACTGTGTCGACGATCGTCATCACCGCGTCAAGCGCGACCGGGATGAGATCCGGCAAAAGCGTTATGAGCATCTGGAGCACCGAGTCAAAAAGCGTCGTCGCCGTGTCAAGCAGCGTCGGAAGCATCTCCATCAGAGCGTCCGCGATCGCGCTGACGACCGTCGGCAGAGCCTCGACGAGATTCTCGATGACCGGGACGACATTCTCGATGACCGCCGAAGCGGCGTCCGCCGCGTTCTGCACAAGCTGCTGTAAATCTGAGTTCGCCGTACCGAGTCCGGCGACCAGCGATCCGATAGCGCCTTGCAAAAGTCCGATCGAGCCCGAGATCGTCTCAGTAGATTCGCGCTCAAAGTTCCCGGCATACTGTTCCGTGCGTTCAAGGAACATCCGCATCGCAAGTTCCGCCTTTTCGGCGGAGCTGATGATTGTCGTGTCAAACTGCCATGCGCCGGTCTTCGAGTTCTGTTTCATGCCGTTGAAAAGCTCTTCGATCCGCTCAAGCGACGTGCCCGACTTCTCGAGCATGTCCCATGCGTCGTTGAGGTCATCAGCCGAGTCGACCATATAGTCGATTCCCTTGTCGGCGAACTCCTTGTTGATACCCTCGAGCACCTTTTCAAGTCCATAAGCCTTGATATTCGTTTCGTTCATCGCGACGCCGAGGTTGTCCATCATCGTGTAGTTGCCTTTAGCCGCGCCGGTCACCGAGTCAAGTGCGAACTTCGTGTCGATGCCCATGACCGATGCCATGTCGGCAGCTCTCTGCATTGCTGCCTCGACCATCTCCATCGACTGTTCCTGGGTGACCGCCGAGCCCTGAAAAAGTGCGCCCATGACATTCGCCTTCGCGAGATAGTCAGACTGCGAAAGTCCGAGCTTTTTGTAAGCCTCCATTCCGGTCTGCTGGATATGCTCGGCATACTCGCCGAACACCGCCTCAGAACCGCCGAGGTTCTGTTCGAGCTCAGCCGCCTGAGTCACGACCTCTTTCCCGAGCTTCACAGCGGCAGCCGCCGCGGCAGCCGCGACAGCCGCGACAGCCGTGCCGACACCCTTCAGCACATCGGCGAACCCCGAAAACTTGTTCCCGGCTTTCTCCGCCGAATCCCCGGCGTCCTCGACCGGTTCTTTGATTCTTTCCGCCGAATCCGCCGCCGCGTCGGTCGACTCTTTTGTCGCCCAGAAAGCATCCTGTGAGCTCTGGAGCTTCGCGTTCATGCCGTTGAGCGCCGTGGTGGCGTCAGCGACCGCCTGACGCCACTTCAGCGTCGCGGAATCGCTCTCACCATACTTCTGTGCCGCCGCCGCGAGACCGTCCTTCAGGAGCTTTATTTTCTCCTCCTGAGCGACGATCTCTTTGTGCAGTATCCCTGCGGTCTTAGCCGCTTTCTCCTGCGCCGACGTCTCCTCGGTAAAAGCCGATGTCACCGCGCTCATTTCTGAGCCGAGGGTCTTCAGCTGTTGAGTTATATCCTTAAGTGATTTCCGAAATTCGGCTTCGCCGTCTATTCCGATTTTTGGTCCGATGTCTACAGCCATTCAGCTCACCTCCTCACGGCACATCAGGTATGATCTCTTCATCGTCGCTCTCCCCGGCGAGCTTCGCGCCCTCGTGCTTGATCTGCTCAATCGCGACAAGGGTCAGAATCTCTCCGAAAGGCAGGTCGAGAGCCCGGTCATACCCGAGCCCCATCGACAAAGCGTACCACATAAACCACTCAGGCGTCAGACTCCCGCCCGAGCGGCTTCGGCGTTTTTTGAGTCAGTCTCCACCGCCACAGCGGGAGCACTCCCCGCCGTCATGGTCTCCATGATCCTGTCCTTCAGCCCGGCGAAATCGCCGATGTCGCAGATGTCAAGCATCCCGTCAAGCTCCGGCGCGTCCGGCGCGTTCTCACCCGACGCTCTCGCGTGTCTGACGCCGCCGTCGATCAGCGCGTGTAAAAGCCAGATCGCCTCGTCCATTGTCTTTCCCGCGCCACCATCGCGAAGCGCGCTCTCGATGTTCTCGATGCCGCCATACCGCTCGTTGCACGCGCGGACGACGCGGAGCGAAAAGCACATCGGATATTTAACGCCGTTTAAGGTGATTTCAGCCGTCCGCATTATGCCGCCTCCGTGATGTTAAGACGCGCCTTTATGTACGCCTCAGCCTGTGCTTCGGTCGTAAAGGTCGCTTCCTTCTTCCACGCGTGCTTCGCCGAGTCATCGCGCATGATCGTTCCGGATATCTCGGGGGTCTGCCACTCGATCGTCTCGCCCTGAGTTGTCGCCGAGTCGGACGGAACGGCGAACTGCACCTTCGTAAAGACAATCGCCCGCCACTTCGTGACGCCGCCTTTGATTTTTTTGATGATAATACCAACCCCGAGATAAGGTGTCTGCTGATCGTCGTCGTAAATAAGCTCTTTTACCGACGTGTCGGTAACGCCATCAATTCCGGTGATCGTCTCTTCCTTAAGCCCGAGAATGTCCTTCGATGCCGCCTGTTCGAGATCATCGGTCGTAAGCCCGAGCGTTCCGCTCGAAAAGGTCTTTTCCGACTCCGCGATAGCGTTGTCGGCGTAAAGATTGTTGTTGTCCGACGCCTCGATCTCCGCCGAAAGCTCGACCGCCTTTCCCATGACTCCGCCGCCGGAATAGGTCACCGTGCTTCCGGAGTTCGAATACTTCGCGTAGTAGGGTTTGCACACTCCCACAACTGCCATGATTAAAATCCTCCTGTTTTCTTGATTTTTTCGTCCAGAACCTCAGCCATTTTCGCCTCGGCTTTTCGTCTTGTTTTCTGTACCGCCTGCCGGAAGAACGGCTGTTTGATCATCGCCGACGACCCCGACTCGCACGCCCGTGCGATAAGCTGATTAGGCTGTCCCTTGGGCCATTTTTTGGTCTTTACATCATTGTAGCCGTCAAAGCCGAGCTTTACATTGTAAATGCCGTCCCGGTCTTTCTGCATCGGCGTGACGCCGAAGGACTTTATAAGTCCCTCCTTTGCCCGCTGCGTGATGTAGGTCGGCTCACCCGCTTTCGCCTTCTGCATCGCAAGCGTGTCGGTCGTGACGTTAAGCGAGTCGAGATTGTTTTTGACCTCGTCCGCGACGATCTTCGCGCCTTCGTATATCGCCTCGCCGCATATGTCTTTCGACGCGCTGCCGAGCTTTCCGAGCATCAGCTCATACTCCCGGAGCTTTCTGAACCTGATTACCGCCATCGTCGACCACCTCCCAGACCCACTCGGTGTGGATGTATCCGGTTTCCTCTTCATATTGCACCGAGTTCCGGTAAAAAGGAATACCCGCGGCTTCGAAAGCCGCTTCAAGCTCTTCTCGCCACGGGTCATCCTCGATTTTTGTGTAAAGATCGGTTGTGCCGACAATCGCCCGCTCAGCGTGCGAGCCGTCCGAAAAGAGATCGTTCGTCCCGTCCTCAGCCCAGACGAAGTAGCGGTCGGACTTCAGCCGCCGATACCGCGAGACTTTATCGGTCACCGCGAGATGTGCGTCGATAATTTTCTTTACCCAGCTCATCATTTTATCCTCGTCAGGGTGATATCGAGCGACGGTGGGAAGGAATTCTCAACGGTCTGCACCATCGCGATGTTATACCGCTGTCCGTCCTCGGTCACGGCGATATCGCGGTTCGCGATCACTCCGGCGCGCTGAACGCGCACAAGCCGTTCGACGTCATCGTGGTACTGCTGTGCGGTGTAAAACCGCGAAATTCCTACCCGCTGCTCGGCGTACAAAAGCTGCGCTTTCAGCGTCAGCTTCTCCTCGGGCATATGCCCCGGGTCTGCTCCGTCCTCGACGCTGTATATCCTCACAATCCCGTCGTTGTAGGTCTGTGAAATTTCATTCCTGTCACGATTCGGGATTCTGTGCGTTCTCAAACTTCGCCACCTGCCTTTCGTGCCGCATCGCGAGAATCATCGACGTGTAGTTGTTTTCAAAAACATCAAGTGCCGAATCCCTCGCGTAGCGCACATACTCCATCAGCAGCGTCCGGGGCAGTCCGTCCGATTCGTAGTCGGCTTCGCCGCCGTACTTGCTGTCGATGTAAGCCATCCCCGAGCCGATAAGTCCGATGATCTTCCGTTCGGTCACATCATCGTACCACGTGATCCCGAGGAATGCCTTTACATCTTCGACCAGCTCGGCAGGAAGAGAATCCCGCCGCCGGATCACGACTTGGTCACCGTGACGGTGTAAGTCTTCTTGGTCGTGCCGTCCTCAGCGACGACGTTGACCTTAAGGGTGTTCGAGCCGGTAGCCCACTCGATCGCCGAGCCGTTGTCGACCTGCTTCGTTCCGAGGAGTACTTCAACCTCAGCGTGGATGTTGTTCGGAATCGCCGTGATGACGTCCGACGCGTTGGAGGTCGTAGCGGTGTAAGTAGTGGTCGCAGCCGCAAAGGTCGGCGTGAGCGTCAGACCGTTGAGAGCCGAGAGAGTAGCGTCATTCGACGCGGTCGGCGCGGTCTCCTGCTGGACGGTGAGCACCTGCGGACGCAGTCCGTCGATGTCGAGCAGTAAAAACGAGTTGTCATCAAGAGGCAAGCCGTTAGCGTATGTCTTGATGAGGTAGACGCGCTGATCCTCTAAGAACTTGTAATCGTCCGAGTAAAGGATGTTTCCGTCCTTCGAAGTACCCGCGAAAGCCTGATAACGGCTTGCGATGCCGAAGATCGCCTCGCCGCGCTCAAGTGCCGAGGACTCGACGACATCGGTCGGCAACGGGAGTACATCGCGGCGGAAATCTCCACCAGGAGTCAGCAGTGTGGTCGCGGGCATTACCTTCTCATAGTAGTCCTGCGGATTGACGATCAGGATGAAATTGCTGACCTTGCGGCTCTTGCCGTTCCTGTCCTTCGCCAGCAATGCCGCGAGCTTGCCCATAGTCTCGGTGCTGAGATCGTTCACGGTGATCTTTGCCTTGCGAGGATATACGCCGCCAGAAGTCTTGCTTTCATCGGCGACACGGGACATTCCGATCGGCTCGGTCTTTCCATCGCCATCGACCAGACCCGCTTCGAGCCCATTCGCCAGTGCCTCATAAAGCACCTCGCGGACATAGCGGTCAAGCCATGTAGGACCGAGATCGAGCATCGACTTCGCGACCGGCAGAAACGCGGACAGCTTGAGGAGCGTGGTGTCGACCTCCTTGAAGCCGGATGCCAGCTCCTTCGTGATTGCGTCAGTAAGATTTCCCCAGACCGCCTTCTGCTCGCCGTTAGTGTTTACGAGCATCTTAACGACGCCGTTGGTCGCCATGAAACGGATTTTCGACAGCAGCGGGTGATTTGTGCGCAGCTCGTCGAAGACCGAGTCAATGATGGTGTACGGCATGACGACGTCGAGGTTCGTGAGAGCCATCTTCGGGTCAGCGGAGCGCATCGCCTCGATGACCTTGGCGTAGTAGGTCTTCTCCTCGGAGGTGAGCTGTCTGACGCCGCGATTCGCGAGGATTTCGGTGTCCTGCTCCGCGCGGTACTGATCCACCTCAGCACGGATGTCGTTCGAGATCATGTCGCAGATTTCGTCAAAAGCCGCGACATAAGCTTCGGTGTCTCCCGCCTTGAGAGCCTCCATCATGGATGCCCTGATTTCATCGCGGGATCTGATTTTCTTCATGTCCATTTTTGTTTTCCTTTCTGGTTTTTACTTGAGTCCGGCAAGCGTCTTTATAAGCGCGTTCGGCTCATTTTGGGGTTCGGGAGCGGGAGTCTCCAGTTTTGTCCCGGGAGTTTTATCCGCCGCCTTTTCAGCCGGCAGAGCCGAGAGTGTCCGGAGCTGCGCCGCGAGCGATTTACAAAAGCTTATCCGGCTCTGCAAACTCTCCGCGGCTTTCTGCATCTTCGCGACAGCGCCGCTCATGTCGGCGTTCTCCTCACCGACGCGGTCGGCAAGTCCGTATCTGATGCAGTCGTCGGCGTTGAGCCACGATTCCGCGTCCATAAGCTCGATAAGCTTATCCTCGGACAGCTTGTCCCCGGCTTTCCGGAGGAACGCCGTCCGCTGCGCCGCGTTGATCTTTTCGAGATCGTCGGCAGCCTTGCGAAGCTCGCGCGAATTTCCAACGGCTCGCGACCATGCGTTGTGAACCATCATCAGCGCGTTCGGCGCGATGATAACTTCATCTCCGGCAGCCGCGATCAGAGCCGCGATCGAGCAGGCAAAGCCGTCGATATGTACGATCTTTTTCGCCTTGTTCCGGCGGAGCTGGCTGTAGATAGCCGTCCCCTCCATCACCGAGCCGCCTTCGGAATTGATATAGACGTGTATCTCGTCGAGGTCGCCCGCCTCCGCGAGCTTGTCGCGAAAAGTGTTCGCCGAGGTTTCCGACTCGACTTTCTCACCAGTCCAGAAGCTCCAATAATCGCCCTCGACCTCACCATAGATGTAAAGGTCAAGCGTTTTCTCCGCCTGATTCTTGATTTCCCACATTCGTTTCATTTTGTTCACCTCCCTCATCTATGACAGTAGGACCGAGATTCTTGGTCATATAGGATCGGTCGGCCCAATCCTCATTTATCGTCGGCTGTCCCGCGGCTCTCCGGACGTCGTTGATAGTGAACGCGCCCGAACCGACGGCTTTTTCGACCGCCGACGCAGTGCCGAAGATATCAAAGTGCATGATCGTCGACGAGTCGCACGTAACGCGCGTCCCCTCGGCGAACTCCGCGAAGCTGTAACACTTGCGGTTGATTTCGTTTTCGATCTGCCTGCATATCGGGTCGATGCAGTAGGTCAAAAACTGTGAATTCACTTCGCCGACTCCGGCGACGTTCCCGGCGAGCAGGACCGGAGGGATCAGAAACGCCCGCGCAGTGTTCGCGTAGATGTCGTCGATGATGTTTTTGATCTCCCGCGCGTCCTTTGCCTCGGTCGTTACCCGCTCATACAGATAGCCGTCAAACTCCGGCAGAACCGAGTTATCGGTGTCAAAGAACGGCTTAACCTGATCGGCGATAAGCTTCGCGACAGCCGCCTCGAAATCGTCCGCGCCCGACGCCATCTGATCCACATGGACTTTCCAGTGCTGTCCATGCCCCCAGCTGTAATCCTTCATCGCGATCTGTAAAAGCTTGCTGTACGACGCGTTCACAGCGTCAAGCAGTGGCTTCGTGTCAATGTGACTCAGAACGAGATGCAAAACCTCATTTTCACGGAAGACCTTGTCATAGGTCACCGCGCCGACGGTCACGCCTTCGTACTGACACATCTTCGCCGGGTATATCTCCGGCTCGGTAAAGCCGTCAGCCACGCACCACGCGGCGACGCCGCGATTCACGCCGTCGGTTCTCTGCGTCGGCACGACGAGAGCCTCGCCCTCGGCAAGCAGCTTCGTCACAAGCTTGTGCCAAAAAACCGTCGCGTTCTGATTCACGTTCGGCTCGATGTTCCAAAGCACCCAGTCGCGCCCGCGCTCTTCCTCGCCCTTGACAAAAGTCCGGATCGAGCATCGCGAAATAGTGTTCGCGATCATATTAACGCAGGATGCGAAAGCCGCGTTCGCCGCTGAGCATTGCAGCGCGGTATTCGCAAGCTCAGACACCGGGGTGTCGAGATATACCGTTTTCTTGCGTCCCGGAATAATCCAGTCCCAGAACCCCATAAAGTCACCCCTCTCCGAAATGCCGCTTCGTCACGGCGATTCCAAACTCATTTATTTCGCTCGCCCATCGCGCTGTCCCATCGCCATGAATCTCCTGCCATAAAAGCGGGAATCCACCGATGCCGTCGAACAGGCTGCCAAGCTTCGCGCCGGGCGGAAGGCGTCCAGCCATCCGGCGGAACATCCACCGCCAGAAAGGCAGCGCGATTGAGTTGCCGAGCGCCTCATACCTTCGCGCATCACTCGCGCCCTCGATATTGGTCCAATCGTCCGGAAAGCCTTGCATCCGTTCGCATTCAAGCGGGGTCAGCCATCGAAGTACGTCGTCATATGCGACGCAGTTCCGATCCACCAGCGTCATCGTATATCCGGTATTCAGCCTGTAGCCCGCCGAGTTCATTCTGTGGTCGGATCGGTTGATGTGGTTTCCCTGCACCGCATAAGTATCGCGCCAAACTCCGGATCGACCGGAAGTCCTCTCTGGAGCAGCCAGATCAAAAGATGTCTCTTCGCCCTCTCGCTCAAAAAGAATTTCGGGCGCGGATTCTCCTCCAAAATCTGCGACAAGCGCGATTCTGCGGCGACTCTGGGGGACTCCCCAAAACTGAGCATTATGGAGCCGCCAAGCGACCGAGTACCCGTCTCCCATGACGCATCCGGCGTTTGTCCAGCCCCCCCTCGGAGGTCGAGGAACAACAACCGCTGACTCATTCGCGATTCTGATCGTTTCTTCGAGGACCGCCCGGAAGTCCTCTCCGCTGTTGGAGCTGAACGCTCCAGGGACGTTCTCCCAGACCATGTATCTTGGTTTTCCATGCTTCTTTCTCATCTCCTTGACGATTCTGATTTGCTCCATGAAAAGTCCGGAACGTGCGCCGGACAGCCCGGCGCGTTTTCCTGCCACGCTCAGATCCTGGCATGGCGAACCGCCTACGATGCAGTCGACGGGCTCGATCTCATCTCCGCAGATTTTCGTAATATCACCCAGATGCTTCATTCTCTCACCTCAAAACGGTAGCTCTTCCTCATCTTCGATAAGCTCAAACTGCGGCGCATCCATCCCCGGCATTCCCGCCGCCGGCTGCGACTGCGATTTCGAACCGCAGAAATTCGCTTCCGTGATTTTGCAAAGCAGCTTCGATTTTTTCTGCCCGTCCTTGTCCTGCCACGACTGCGTGACCATCTTGCCGACGACGGCAATTTGGTCGCCCTTCCGGAAATACTTCGAGACAAACTCAGCCGACTGTCTCCATGCCCGGCAGGGCATGAAGCAGACTTCCTCGTTCTCCTTGTATTTCTTGCTCCAGGCGACTGTGAAATCGCACCAGAACACGCCGCTCTGCGTCGATTTAAGTTCCGGATCGGCGACAAGCCGCCCTTGCAGTATCATTTCATTGATCATTGTCTTCTCCCTCGCGCCTCAGATTTTTATAACTCCGATCTTCGGCATCTCAACACGTCCGCTGCCGAGGACTTCCTCGCAAGTCATCGACGCGACGAGAGCCATAAAAGGGTCTGTCTTCCGGCTTTTTCCCTCGATCTTCGCATAGATAAAGTTTCCGGTATCGCACCCGACGCGCTGCGACGATCTGACGCGCTTCGTGTTGTTCGTCGCCCACCTCAGACACGGATTATCTCCCCATACAAACAGCCCTCGGGTAAAGCACAGCTGAATCGTCGGATCGGTTCGCATAATATCCGAAGGTCGGACAAGCTTCACACGCTTCTTGTCATTCGCGTCAAAGCCGATTTTCCGCAGAGCGTCGGACATCGCCGACCAGCGGAAGTTATCCATTGCCAGCATCCGGATCGTGTACTGCCGCCCCATCGTCGCGATATAGTCGGCGAGCAGCTCAGGCGAGATCGAGACATCCTCGACAAAGGTGCAAAGCCCTTGATCAACCCATTTCTGCCACGGGGCTTTCACGCGCCCGAGCGTCGGAGAATCCCGGCATATCCAGGCGTGATTCAGGTCGAGCCGCCTCTGACCGTCACGGAAGTGGAAATTGATCGCCGCCCAGTCGCTGAACTCTGCATAATCAAGTCCGACCGTGCAGGGCGAGCCGGGACGAATATCAAGCGGCTTGTTCGTCGCCGCGATGTTTTCATAGTCACTCACTGTAAGCTCCGGATTTGATCTCGGCAGATTGAATCGCTTCGTGAGAAGGTCGATTCGCGCCTCCTGACTAACCTTGCTTTCACGGTAGTTCTCCTCCATCTCCTGCCGGAGAATCGGGCGAAAAGGAAGTGAAGGATTCGCCTTGACCCAGCAAGCTGGGTCATCCATCTCCGATTCATCGTCGAGCTTCCAGATCAGCGGCAGCTCTCGCGAGTCCTCGATGACTCCGTTCAGGATGTCGTGCGCGATCCGCATTTCCTCGTCGATGACGCCCTCCCGGACATAGCCGTTCGTCGTGATGTAAAACTCGCGCGCGTGCTCGACTTTACCGAAACCAGATTTGAGCACCTTGATCCGCTCATAATTCTCGTACTCGTGAATCTCGTCGAAGACCAGACAGCCGGGACGTTTACCGTCCTTCGTCCGCGCATTCGACGTATTGTACTTGATATAGCTTCCGGTATCGGTGTTCGTGATCTTCTCCAGCGTCCAACGGAAAAACTTCTGCGATTTCCGCTTCGTCCTCTCGAGCATCCGGTAGACGTCCTCGAACGAGGTCTTCGCCTGATCCTCCGAATTCGCGACAATGTCGATGTTGTACCCCTCGATCCCATGCGCCTTGGAAGACAGATACCAGACAAGCCCGGAAATAAATCCGTTCTTTCCGTTTCCGCGCCCCATGACGATGAGGAATTTCGAAAAGACGACCGTATCGGTGTCGCGATGAAAGCAGTGGACGAGGGCGAGAACGAACCGCTCCCACAGAAACAGCGTCATCGAAAAATACCGCTCGATAAGCTCGATCGCCTTCTCCGTCTTCCCGACGTCGATGTAGACGTCCGGCGCGGCAAGCTTCCGCTCGACATAATCGCAAGCCAGCAGCATCTCGCGCGAAGCCGGCGTCCGTCCCGATCTCAGCTCGTCGATGTACTCATCGACAAACGCGCACCCCGTCACATCTCATCATCCTCGGTCGAGCTCGCCATGTCAGCTCCGTCATTGTAAGCCTGCACGATTTTTATAAGCGTCTGGATGGTCTGGTTCGCCGCAGAAGCAGTTTTGTTGTACTCCGTAACCGCCGGATTGACAACGATGTTTTTCCGGTTCTTCACATACTCCTTCTCGACGATCATTCCGTTCTCGGCAATCGAGGCTTTGAGCTGTTCAAGAATTTTGATCTGCGTGTTGTACCGGTCGAGCGTCGTCACATAATAAAGGCTCGTATCCGCCCCGGTCTTCGAAGCGGCTTCAAGAATCTGCTCCAGTTTTTGATTAAAGTCAACTTTTTTCTTAGCCACGGCATCAAACACCACCTTTCGCCGCGGAATCCAAAACCCGTCGCGTGGAAATCCTTCCTTTGTCCTGGACCCACCCGAT